GGGGCCTGGCGGCGGGCCGCCGTTGATATCTGGCGGATCGGGGCAGCCCTGGTACGCGGGCATCCGGAACGCGGCCGGAAAAGCACGGAGCATGTTCGGGGGCGGGCCAGCAGGAGGAGCGGGGCCTGGAGTAGCACCACCCGGTCCTGTGGGCGGGCCAGCAGCAACCGGAGCGCCGCTGATCAGTGGCCGGGGCTCGCCGATGTCGGCGAGACAGCTGGGCAGAACCGCCCTCGACTTCGCCAAGAAGCATCCCGTACCACTCGCGGCTGCGGCTTCGAGTGTGCCGCTTTACATGGGTGGCAAAGCGATCGCCGATGCCTCGGCTGCTGCTTCGGATCGAGCAGCCCAGGCCAATGCGGCTCCGATACCTACGGTACCCCAGCCGCCCCCGCCCAAGTCGGACATGATCGAACAGGGTGGCGCCGCGGTCAAGAACTGGATGGGAAACAACTGGCAGTGGGCCTTGCCCCTCGGCCTCGGGGTCGGCGGGGTTGGCCTGTACCTGAAGAACCAGGCTGATCGCCGCCGCGAAGAAGAGGAAGAAGAGCTACTCCAGGGCATGCGGCCCAAGATCGGCATGGTCAAGCTGGCCCAGGAGTTTCCCGTGCAGGTCGGCTTCCTGGCCCGCTGCGGCGAGCGGAAGCTCACTGGGCGTGAAGTTCGAGCGGCCGTCGAGAAGTGTGCAGCTCTTTCTGATGGCCTGGCCGAAGACTGGATACGTTTTTTCGACGTTGCGGCGAAGTATGAGGCCGAGACTTCGTCGGGGATGGAGAAGACCGCGTTTCCCCTCTTCCCGATGACAGCCGGTTTCAATGCGACAGCGAACCAGGCAGCCGGACAAGCGCCCAAGCCACCACTACCGACAGCGACCCCGCCGCCGCAGAAGTTCGAGCCAGCCACGGGCGGATCTCATGCCCAGATGAAAGCCAACGCGCAGCCACTGCCGAGCTACGCCGAATACAGGCAGCCAAGGCCACCTGCTGGGACACCACCGGTACAGCCCGCACCGCAGAAGTTCACACCGACCACCGGCGGCGCCCAGGCTCAGATGCAAGCCAACGCGCAGCCCATACCAGGTAATGAGCAGTACCGTCAGCCTAGAGTACCAGCACCGGCCGCACCGGGATCGAAAGCCGTTGCCGCAGGCGGGGCTCCGCAGCCGCAAACGCAACCGCCACCTCCGCCGCCGCCAGGACAACCAACACCACCGGCAGCGCCTCAGGCGCCCAAGCCCTACATGACGAACACGCAGCAGCTCATGGCCAATGCTGCCTCGGACAAGGTGATCGCAGCCCGCGCGCAGTGGATGAACGAACTCAACCAGGCAAGTCGTCGAGGGGACATGGCCGAGGTCAAGCGCCTGACTGCGCAAGGCGCTCCCAAAGGCGAAGCAATGGGTGCTGCCGGCGCCAACCGGGCCGTGCTCTCAGGGCCGGCGGCACTCCAGCGCCGGAACCTGGTCGAGTCTCGAGATGAAGAAGCTGCCGACCAGGCTCGTGGGGCCTTCTGGAACTCGATGGCCCGCAACAAGTGGATGCCCACTCGAGAAGATGTCGAACAGGGCATGGCCAAGCAGACCCGGCTGATCAACCGGGGTATGGATCCCACGACGGCGGCCAAGGGCGACTGGACTTCGAGTGCTACCGATCCGACGCTGGGATCATACTTTGGTGGCTTCTCTCAGGGTCTCGCTAGTGCACCGGCTTCGCTGATCAGTACGGCAGGTAATGCGCTGTGGGATACAGGGCGTGGCCTGGCTGGCCAGGGCTTCGACTACTCGAACACCGCAGGTGCCGCGCGCGACTTCTTCGCCCCGGTAGCTCGTGGGTTTGGTGCCCAGACCGAGAGCGGTGCACCTCTGGGGCCGCAGGTCAACAAGACCTTCTTCCAGGACACCACGCCGGGCTGGGCCGATCAGCTGCATGAGTACGCCGGCCAGGAAGGGGGCAACCCGATCTTGAAGGGCATGGCCGGGTTTGCCGAGACACCGACACGCTGGGCCGGGCCGATCATCAGTGCCGCGATGCTATCCCGTATGCCACTGAGCGCTCCGGGTCATTTGGGAGTGCCAGCTAGTGTTGCCAGTGGGCTAACGAACTGGCTTGGCCCAACAACCTTTCTTGGCAGGGCAGCGACCAATATGGGGATACCCCTGAGCGCTGGCGCAGGCGGTAGCCTGATCGGCATGCATTCGTTTGGTAACGCCTTGGGCCAGTTCGGTGGCGGAGCACAGCAGGCGTACCAGCAGGAGATGGCGGCCAAGGCCATGAAGGACCCGGCGTCATACGAGAAGGCGTTCCCGCAGCCCCAGAGCATCGATGACTACAAGACCTGGTCTGCCAACATGTGGGAGAGCCAGCGGAACAACATCAATGCCCAGCGCGAGGCCGAAGGCTACGGCCCGATGAACGCGGCCGAGGAGGCGCTGCACAAACAGGAGGTCATGGGCAAGTACGACGCCAAGAACGAACAGCTGCACAACGAGCGGATCGCCAAGACAGTTCCGGGCTTCACCAACCCCGATGGCAGCTTCAACCCCAATGGCAGGCTTGATCCCAGTAAAGACCCGACCTTCAACCCGGACAAGGTCGCTGACTGGATGAATGCCGTACCAGGACGGGCTCAGGCGATCAACCATATCGGCGAACAGGCATCGACTGCCTTCACCAAGGACATCAACAAGATGCCCCAGGAGATGCAGGCCCGGCTCAGTCAGCCTAACGCCAAGCCAACCGAGGCGGACCTGGCGTTCATGAAGCAGAACGGGATCGATCCCCAAGCGCTTGCCCAAAACGGCGAGCGCGCCGGCAGAGCCAATGCGTTACTGCAAGCCCAGGAGCTGGGCGGCAGCGTCAAGGATGTGATCAACAACAACCAGACGCCGCAGAAGATGGTCGAGACCGCTGAGAACAACCCGTCGGTGCGTGAAGGCGCCGAACAGCGTTCCCAGCAGACCGGCGAGGGCTTCATGGCCTCGCTCTCGAAGATGTGGACGGACATGGGGCCGATGGGACAGATCCTGGCCGTGGGCGGGTTGGCTCTCGGCGCCATCGGACTCATGGGTGCCTTCTCGGGCGAAGGCGGTCTAGGCTCGATGCTGATGGGCTTGATCGGTGGCGGCGGTTTGCTGCTGGGGCTCAACAAGGGGAACATTCTGCCGCAGGGCATGAGCGACGTCATCAACCCGATCTTGCAGTCGATCGGGCTGGGCGATCTGGCCGGCGGACAAGCATCTGCCGCAGCACCGCAAACAGGACCTGGCGGCGAGCCGCTCGTGACAGCACCTGGCGGCGGGCCGAACACTCCAGGGCCGGCTTCCGGTGCACTGGGTATCATCAACGATCCAGCAGCACGGGCCAAGCTCATGCAGTCACCGCAGGCAGAACAGGATAAAGCGCTCGCAGAAGCCTACAAGGCTGATCCTACCCTGCGTGCCCAGCTGGATCAGGCGGCCGGCATGTGGGGAGACACCGAAGGCATGGGCATCCAGCGCAACATCGTCAGAAACAAGATGCGGCAGCGGCTGGGGCCACAGACAAGCGAGCAGGAGATACAGGGCTTGATCAACGCCGCTCGACGAGCACCGAGGTAAGTCATGGATATCTGGGACAAGTTTCTTGGAGCAACGGCGCCCAGTATAGTGGGCGTGACCAGGCCGCTGATCACGGGCACCATCCTGGACGACCCCATCGAGCGAGCCCGGCTCATGAAGCTGCCGCCTGATGAGCAGACTCTGATGCTCAAGCAGGCTCTCGATGCGGCGCCCGAGTACCGCGAGCAGCTGGCTCAAGCATCGGCTGCCTGGGGCACCTGGAAGCAGATGTGGGTCGTGAAGAGCGTGCGGCAGGCGCTGGGACAACAGACAACCAAGGAAGAGATGCAGGCCCTGATCGAAGCCTTCAGACGCCTGCCATAAGGATAGACTCACATGGATCCGATCCCGTATGATCCCGTCACCTGCGTGACGGCCGCCGAGTTGCGCAGCAAGGGTGTTGCTGTCACTTCAGACATTCCGGACCACGCATGGATACCCAAGAAGGCGGTCGAGCCTGTCGAGAAGCGTATTCCCAGCGACGATGGCGAGCCGCTCTACAGCTTCGACGTCATCTTTCACGCCCCGTTCACATGGCAGGAGGATCCAACCCATGATCAAGTTTGCCGTCATGACCCCTAGCCTGTGCCAGCCCGGTGGCGCCGAGCGGGTGATCTTGATCCAGGCCCGCTACGGCGACCCGACCCGGATGCAGTGCACAGGCATCGCACTCTCGGGTTACGGCGGACTTGATGAAGCACTGGGCCGCGATCTGTGCCGCTACACCACGATCCACGGGGACATGCCGCGGGGACGATGGCAGCGGCCCAAGGCGCCCATGGTGCAGACGACGTACAAGAACCTCAACGAAGCTGTTCTGTATGTCTGCAAAGAAGCCGACGTGTTGCTCACCTGGGGCGGGCTGTCGATGTCCAAGTTCACCGCCGGGCTCAAGCTGCCAGTAGTCTGCTGCTCGCACACGGATCGTGAAGTCGACAGCAACGAGATCTCGGGGATCACTCACCTGGTGTCGGTGTCGGAGACAGGCCGGCGCTACTTCGACATGGCACTGAAGAAAGCCTACGGCGCCAACTTCCCGCCCGTGGCCGTGATCCCCAACGGCATCGAAGTCGATCGGGTCATGCCCCGGCGTGGCCGCGAGTGGCAGCGCCGGGAGTGGGGTGTCGGCCCGGATGACAAGGTCTTGCTCTACCTGGGCCGGCAGGCCATGTCCAAGAACCCCTGGGCGGCTGTCGAGGTTCTCTCGAAGCTCCCCGAGAACTACAAGCTCATGATGATCGGCAACCAGTCGTTTGCGCCCAGCGTGCCGATGCCCCGAGTGGTCGAGCTGGTGAATAAGCTGGGGCTCCAGGATCGCGTGAAGTTCTCGCCGCCCGTGGCGTTCGTCGGCGACGTGCTGGCTGGGGCTGACTGTCTGCTGCACCTGACTCTGAGCGAAGCCGACAGCCTGGCGATCAAGGAAGCGTTCATGGCCAGGCTTCCCGTGGTGTGCACTCCGATCGGGGCGATCCCCGAGCTGGAGAAAGAGTTCGGCCAGGTCACCTGGAACGTCGCTCTCCGTCCGGCCGACGGCGAAGTCAAGGAGCTTGGCCCAGGTACTTACGGAGCTGTGCCGGCTGACCCGCTGTCGCTGAAGATCGATCCTGATGAAGCTGTGGCACAGATCGGCCGGGCTTTATCCGATGAGGCCAAGCCGATCTGCGATCGGATCCACATGATAGCCATGGAGCGCTGGACGGGCACTGCGATGTGCGACCGCTGGGCTTCCTACCTGGAGGAGGTCGTCGCGTCATGGAAGTGACAACTTATGCTCCCGCTGACTGGCGGATCAGCGGCCACAAGGGCGGCGACTTTGAAACACCCCCGCAGCTCAAGCCACTCACATTGCCCCGCGAGATCGTCTTCCCGATGGGGCCGGAACTCAAGGAGTACTACGAGTGGTACAAGTTCGACCATCACATCAGCTCGATCATCAACCTGGCCAGAGGGCTCGCCGATGATGTCTGGCGGCTGAAGGATCAAAAGCCGGGGGGAAACTACAAGCGGTCTTGCCCCGAGATCGTGGTGGATGGCTCGACGCCGACTGTCATCAAGGAGTCCGAAGACCTGAAGCCTGTCGACTGGTCGAGCTTCTCCTGCCTGGTAGATGGCACCGAGGTGATCTTCGACACCAGCGACTGGCACGTCGTCAACGGCGACTCGGTGAACCACAAGCACTGGCTCCGCATGCGCTACATCTCGAGTCACCGGGTGACACCTTCCCTGGGGCCGTTCGTGATCGAGACATTCCAGGACTGGGCTCACTACGAGGTCGCCCAGCGCGAGATCCGCGAGAAGCGTGATCCCATGACGGTCACGAAGATCCTGAACAACCAGCCGCTGGGCTGCGACTTCGACAGCCGTTACCGGCGCCGGCTCATGGTTCGAGGGATGCTGCATAGCTCGTTCGGCGATCGGGCCGACTTCGACTGGACGCCGCCCGACCAGTTCTATGCCAAGGCCGAGAAAGCCCTGTGTTATGTCTCGGTGCCGGGCTCGTACCAGAACAGTCTGGATCGGGGCCAGCTCCAGATGATGGGCCTGGGCATCCCCACGATCTCGCCGATCGTCTACGAGCAGTGCTGCTACGGCATGCTCCAGCCCGGTATTCACTATCTGGCCTGCCGGCACGACTACAAAGATATCCCTGATCTGGTCGCGTGGTGCGAGAAGAACCGTGCCGAGGCTGCTGCCATGGGGCACAACGCCTGGCTGTTCTTCCAGGAGTTCTGCACCCCGCTGGCATGCTGGTCTTACGTCAAGGACAGGATCGATAACGGATCGTGGTACACCCGTGATACACTGGATAACGATCTGTCGCCGCCCGGACTGTACAAGCCATGAGGGCACCTGACATGTTGCATGGGAAAGCGGGGCTTATGAATGCTCAGCCTGGAAGTGAAGTTACAGCAAAAGTTGGACGAAGCTAACAAGGAGATCGTTCGGCTCAAGGCACTGGTTACTGACCTCCAGCACGAACTGGTCAACATCGAGAAAGATCGGGCTCGCGATATCGCGGCGTGGTATCGGTCTTACGTATTCGCGGATCGCCAGGCGCGCCTGGAACCGCTCACCGAGTTCAGCAAGGCTGACCTGCAAGGTGTCAGTGTCAGGCGGGCCACGGGGATCATTTTGGCAAATGATGACCCACGGCACATCCGCGCGCAAATTCTGGGACGGGGTAAATGGCGGATCAATGGCCGACCTAGACACATCAACAGTTAGGTGACGGCTGCCGCCTTCGACGCTACAATGCGGAGCGGTTGAGCCACTTACGGCTTTGCTACCAGATATGTCGTGGGGAACGAAGTTGGCCGCGACACCGGCCGGTTAGGGGGCCCTGGGTGGAACCACGGAATGGACTACCTGGGCTTTGGCAACCATGCTCTGACGTAGGTCGATGCGTGGGAGGAGAGCGACGGCTGTGTCCATAGATGCCGCGCCAGGCTTTCTCTTTTACAATGAGATAGCTCCGCTGAAAGGCGGACGGACCTGGGGGTAGGGGATCCCAGGGGCTTCGATCCCCTGACATATCGGTAATGACACGGAGGTCAGATGGACAGTCTTCCCAGTCTCGCGAACATCTACCAGCTCATCGGCTTCATCGTGGTGGCCGGGCTTCAGATCTACACGCGGGTGATGGTGGGCCGGCTGGCCAAGAACCAGGAGGTTCTTATCGCCCGGCACGATGCTAGCCGTGCTGAAGTGCTGCGGCTTTCCGAGCACGCCTATGATCTGATGGCGCATCAGGAGCATATCCGGATCGAAGATGCCAAGGCGACGATCATCGCTGCGCTCCGGGTCGCTTACTTCCAGGGTCAGGCCGATGCCGGGACCGATCACGTGTTTCCCGAGGAGCGAGCCAAGAACGCCGCCGAGACGCTGGTCAACATTGCTGCCCAGGCCGTCCGCAACGGGCACGGCAAAGCCAAGGTGAACCCGCCTGACGAAGGCAGCTCCCCGACGATCCGGTCTACGCCGCAATGACACGGAGGTCGCATGTCTCTTACACTCAACCCGGCGAACCTGGCCCGGCGCGAAGCGGCCGAGGCCGGTGACTACTATCAGGTAGGCCAGGCATACGGCTTCCTGGTCAAGTCGGCTGCCAGACCGGTTGCAGCGCCGGTGTTGCACGGAAGACTGATCGTGACCCCACACAAGTGGGGCATGATCCTGGTGCCGAACTCCTTGATACGCGGCGTATTCGATGCCATCGACGAGCCCGGCGTCGAGCTACCGCTGCGCGACGGTGTCCTGAAGGGGCACATCTCCGTCTTCAGGCCCGAAGAGATCGACAAGATCGGCGGCGAGAACAAGATCAGTGAGCGAGGCCATCCGTTCTCGTACCAGCTTGGCCCCTTGATGGAAGTCGATCCCAAGGGCTGGGAGGAGATGTCCAAAGCCTGGTTCATCAAGGTCATGTCCCCTGAGCTGAAGGCGCTGCGCAGGAGCTACGGCCTCTCCCCGCTCCCTAACAACGATCACGAGTTTCACATTACGGTGGCTGTCAGGCGCAAGAACGTGCTGGGGGCCGGGGCGACCTCGAAGGCAGCGGCAGCCGACGAAGATGACGATGAAGATGTACATAGTGGCCTTAGCGACGATGTACATCAAAGCGAGGAAGAAGAGGACAGCGGCGCGGACAATGACGACGGTAAAGTCAGGGTCAAGATCCCCCTGTCGATCCAGCGCATCTGCATAACCCGCATCTCTTTAGCGAAGCCAAACGGAAAGGAAAAAGGAGAGGACAGCGCGGACAGCGGACTTGACGACTTCATGGACATGCTCAGGAGCAAGTCCGGCTCCGTGAAGGAGGCCGCCGGCCTGGCTGATGCTTTTAAGGGAATGGGCAAAGGACTGGGTCAGGCAGTGCTCGGTGCCGGGCGAAGCGCCTTGCAGCGAGTCGGCTCGTCGCCGGTGGCGGGTAGCCTGGCATCGCTGGGCAAGCAGTTCGCAGCCGCCCCAGCAGCAATGACAAGACAGGCTCTCGGCAATACGGCCCGGTTCGTGGCCAGCGTACCTGCGGGTCAGAACTTCACCGGGCAGGCCGGCGCCGGGGCGCTCTCCCGTGCCGGTACCACACTCAAGAACCTGGGCCGGATCGCCGTCGCGCCCCGTTATCCCGGACTTGACCGGCCCGTCGGCGTGACTTCGATGAACCGGCCGTTTGATGCCACTCGGGCCATGCTCGGCAATATTGGCCGCAAGGGAAGCATCGGTGCCATGGGGCTCTCTGGCGTGGCGATCGGCAACGCCGCTCTCAGGACTTATCCGAACTGGGTCGGCCAGCATATTGCCGACGCAACCGGCCAGGGTGAGAACGCCGAGAACATCAAGGCAACGATGCGATCAGAAGCTCCTGGGTTCTACGGCCACATGATCAAGGACACCTTGACCAACTCCCAGGAGCCTGCCTCGAAGTTCGTGCGCGGGGTCATCGGCGACATCGCTGTGCCGACCATTCGCAACGACATCTATAACGCCCGCCAGACCAAGCCTTGGCTGATGGGCGCGATCGATACGCTGCGATCGACAACTCCTGCCGGCTGGCTGGCAACCCAGGGGCTCAAGGCGTTCGGCTCCGAGACGCCGCCGGATATCGCCGGCGCAGTCCAGCAACATGCTCCCGGACTGCTCGCAGGGACAGCTGAGAACCCTGAAGCGGTGGCGGCCAGCCCGTATGCGGGCCTGATCAAGAGCATGACTCCGGCTGTGGCCCCGCAGACGGCCGGACAACCTTCGGCTGCTGAAGGGGTAGCTCACTACATCCGGACGACGAACCCGGAGAACGCGCGCGAGCGCTACAACCAGATGCGGCGGCTGCTGCCACAGATGCCGCTGGCCTCGATCGCAGGGAACATCAAGGCCGGATCTGCCCTCGAAGGGCTCACGCCGGTCTTGGCGGGCGCTGGCCTTGGCGGCCTGGCCGGAAACCTGTATGGCCGGTTCCGCGGATCGGAAGACCTGTGGAGCGACACGCTGGGTGGAGCTGCCGTCGGCGGGGCCGGTGGTGCCGCCTACAGTCTCGTCAACAAGGCACAAGGCGCACCGACGATACCGAAGCCGGTACCAAGACCTTACACGCCACCACCGGGATCGCAGCCCAAGAACCTGGTCGAGGCCGTCAAGCCCTATTACGCGAATGTTCCGGGCGGTGTCGAAGGAGCGATCGCGCGAGCGCAGGCGAACCAGGCGCCGGTCGAAAAGTCGCTGGCCATGGCTCCCTGGAAGGCCGAGGATATCCGGGCCAACATCCCGGTCTCGGAGATCACCAAGGATCAGGCTGCGGTCGATCCCCGTAGGCCACCCGAGACCAGCGGTGCCACGCTCAAGGGTTGGTCCGAGTCCAACTTCGATGAGGCCGTGAGAAACCCCAACGCTCCCACGGCCAAGATCAAGATGATCACGCCGCCCGACAGCCCCGAGGACAGCAGGCAGCTTCTGGAGCACGAGCTGACCCATGCGGGGATCCAGCTCACGCCGATGGCCCGGACGATACGTGAGACAGGCAGGGCGCCCGAGGTCGATGAAAAGGCTCAGCACTCAGGCGCCGAGCTGGTACGACGGCTCGGTGGAACACCCAGCAGCAAAATGCTTGATCCGAAGTCGTTCGAGAACTACGCGACCTCGGCCCGCGAGCTTGATCCCCGGCTGGCTCAGATCAAGCGGTTCTACGCTGAGCACAGCGGCCAGGATGTGACGACGCCCGAAGAAGCCAAGAACGCCATGAACTGGTTCCGCGCCTGGATCAAGTCCCCGGAAGGTCAAGCCAGGGCCGGTGCGACAGGCCGGGACTGGGAGTCGCTCTTCCAGCTGCCCGAATGGCAACAGACTCTCGAGGGTGCGGCAGCCCGGCGCATGCCAGGACTGGTCGACATCAGCCGGCTCGATCCCAACCTGAAGGCGGCGGCCGATGCTGGTGTCCAGGATCTCCTCAAGGACTGGAAGCCTCCCGAGAAGAACCCGTTCGCCGGCTTTGAAGGCTTCGCCCAGACCTTCCACGCCAAGACCCCGCGGGAGCAGGCGATCGAGTCGCTGGGGCGGATCGCCTTGATGGCAGCGCCGCCCCTGGCGATGGCAGGCGGGCTAGCTCTGTGGCGCCCCTGGGAGCAGTCAGCACCTCCCAAGCCGGTGCGGCGCAGAATGCCGGTCGAGATGGCGAAGGTCGCAGGCGCGGCTGAAGAACACGGCATCGAGTTCGAGGGGAAGTATCCGTGGTCCTCGCCGGGAAAGCTGCATCGATGGTCGGTCGAACATCAGCTTTTCAACCAGGCATACGATCGGCACCATCAAGGCGGCAAAGTACCCAAAAAGGAAGCGCTACGCCGCGCGGTGGAAGAGTACGACCAGACCGCAGACAAGATCAATGCGATAGGGCTGGGCGCATTCACTGGTGGCCTGGGTGGCTGGGGGCTGAACCGCGCGCTGGGCGGAGAGCACAACCTCGCTGCCCAGCTTGGTGGCGCTGCCCTGGGTGGCCTGGGTGGCTGGGGGCTGCACCACCTGGCGACGAAGTACGGCGAGACCAAGACCGCCGCCGTCTCGGACGTGATGAACTCGATCTACGCGCAGCTACCCCGGATCAGAGTGCCCGATACGGCCGTTGGAGCTGGTGTGGGAGCCCTCGGCGGCCTGGGGTACGACCTGATCCGGGGTGGAGATCCCAAGGCTCGCTGGCGGCAGCGCATCGGCCGGATCTTGACCGGGGCCGGTGCCGGCGCGCTGGCAGGCAATGTGATCGGCGATCGAACCCGCCGCTACATCTCGAACAGCTTCGTGCCCTTCAGCTATGAGAACAACCCGGCCCAGGCCCTCAAGCCGCGCAGCCTGTCGCACATCTGGAACGCGGCGATCCTGGACAAGCCGCAGTACCAGCAGGCCAACGAAGAAGGACTGAAGCGGCTCCAGGCGCAGGGCAAGCCGGTGGTTTCCGCCCTGACGAGCAAGGACTATGACTATCGCAAGGACACGCTGGAGAACTACATGCTGCCGGCACGGCGGGAGATCTTCCGCCGCCAGCTGGGCGTACACACCGAGAACCCGCTCACCGACATCTGGAAGGAAGGCCCGAACGATCAGCTCTTCTTGAACCCCAAGAACCCCAAGTCGCTGGCCACGGCCCAGCGGTTCATGGGCTCGATGGCCGGCGGCATTCCCAAGGACATCTTCAGCGACGTGGGCGACGCGCGCCGTTACCTAAACGCCATGAGCAGCGATAACGAAGATGCTGCCCTGTTCTCGTCGGCCGTGACCGGCGGGCAGCAGGTGCCGTTCAAGATGCTGCCGGGCGGCAAGGGCATCGAAGGCTCGGTCCTCGATCGCTGGGACTATACCCTCGATCCCAAGGAGCAAGCGTTCTTCAAAGACAATATCAAGAACATGCTCACGAACCCGAAATGGCGTCAGGCGAAATTCGCTCCCAAGGAGCCGCTCTCCGGTTACATGGACCCCGCCAAGATCAACGGTCCCAACTCGGATGCGTGGAAGGCGCTGGCCGCGCGCTGGGGCCTGGACAACCTGGTGTCGTACAAGCATCCCTGGATCACCCAGCGGTTTCGCATCGAGCCCAACCCTGAGCCGGTAAAGCGAAACGCGCAGGGCTTTATGCCGTTTGGAACACCGCAACAGATCCAGCTGTTGTCGCCGACCGGCGAGAACTGGGGTGATCCGATCACTCAAGCGGGGCATGCCGAGTTCAAGAAGCACCCGTCGGTGATACCAGCACTATGAGCGACCCGTTCAGCCTACCGACCTGGCAGGAGATATTTCAGGAAGCAGCCATCGAGCTGATGCCTGAGCTGGTCAAGACCGCCAAGAAGAAAAAGAAGCCAAAGCCGCCAGCCCTGCTTGCCGAAGACGAGAAGATCCGGGCCAACAAGAAGAAGCCCGAGAACCAACAGCCGCACAAGTTCGAGGCTGCCGAGTGGACCCACGGTAATGGCCATCCCCGCTGTATCCGCTGTGGGGGTGAAGAGCCGGCGGGCGGCATGTGTGGTGACGGCCGGCCGATCCCGGAGGTCTTGAAGGTCGCAGCCGACTATGCGCCCGGGCTGCCCTCGAAGTCCGATATGGGTCACGCCAATAAGCTCCGCGTCGGCCAGATGCTCGACTACATAGTCCAGCAGCATGATGCCGAGCGCGCAGGCCGGCACTTCGATGTCCGGTTCGGTAACCCCGAGATGGGCTTGCTCTCCTGGGCCGCGCGCAAGGGGCTGCCCGAGCCCGGAGCCAAGCACCTTGCAGTCCAGCAACCCGTGCACAGACACGGCTACAAGGACTTCGAGGGTACGATCCCCGAGGGCTATGGCGCCGGGACGGTCAAGAAGCACGACGAAGGTCAGGTGCTGATAACCAAGGTAACGCCCGAGTCTATTCACTTCACGACGGCTCACCCGAGGCACCCCGAGCGGTTCGTGCTGGCGAGGCCCAAGGGCTGGGGCAACAAGAACTGGCTGATGATGAACACGACCCCCAGAGACGAAGTCCCTTACGAGAAGATCCGCTACAAGAAGATCGCCCCCGAAGACGTCGAACCTCATCTCCAGAAGATGCAGGCCGGTGATACCGCCGAGGCCAAAGTCGATGGCGCCAGCCAGCTCGTGCAGCTGGCCAAGAACCACGCCGAGATGTTGAGCTTCCGGACCTCGAAGACCACGGGCCGGCCGATCTTCCACACCGAGCGCTTCTTCGGCGGCAGGCCCGAGATCCCGGTGCCCAAGCACCTGGAGGGGTCGATCCTGAAAGGGGAGATGTACGCCGCCAAGGACAAGGGTGTTGGTACGCCCCAGGATGTTGGTATGTTACTGAACTCAGGCATCGCCCGGAGCCTTCAGCTCCAGAAGGAGAAGGGACTTGCCTTACGCAACATGCTCTATGATGTTCAACAATACGGTAAGAGGCCGATCGATCCGACCGTTACGCCGCGTATTGAACGGCGCAAGATGCTTGAGGAGATCGCCGGTCATCTGCCAAAGGACAAGTTTCATGTCTCAGAAGAAGCCCACGGCCCCGAAGAAGCAACCAAGCTCTGGAACAAGATCAGGTCGGGTAAACATCCCCTTACACAAGAGGGCGCTGTCCTCCACCCAGCAGTTGGTATCCCAAGCAAAGCAAAGTTGGTCGAGGACTATGACGTTCATTTGCGGGGTACTTTCCCGGGTGAAGGCAAGCGTCAGCAAACTGTGGGCGGGTTTGTGTACTCGCACAAGCCGACTGGGCCGATCGCTGGCAAGGTCGGTACGGGCTTTAGCGATGAGTTCTTGAAGGACGTAGCCGGGGATCCAGAGGCTTACATTGGCCGTGTGGCACGGTTACGATCGCAACAGAAGTTACCGTCAGGTGCGCTTCGAGCCCCTAGCTTTATAGCTTTACATGAAGACTACCCAGATAAGCCCAGGGGATCATTTCGGAAGACTGGAAGTTCTAGCGCGCGCACCGGACAGGGAAGGGAACCGAAACAGTTGGTGGACTTGCCGCTGTGCCTGCGGAACGGTGAAGGACATCAGAAGCTGTCGACTGACCGGCGGGCACCCAACGCGCTCATGTGGTTGCTTGAAAAGCGAGCAGAAGCGAGCACAGCTCCAGACCCACGGCATGTCCGACACACCGGTATACGCGGTCTGGCGCAACATGATCCAGCGATGTACCGACAAGGGGAGCAAGGACTATCCCCGATGGGGAGGCCGGGGCATAACGGTATGTCCCCAGTGGCGGGACTTCACAGTCTTCTTCAGGGACATGGGGCTGCCGCCGCCGGGCATGACCATCGAACGGAAAGAGAACAATGGCCCCTACTCCCCGGAGAATTGCCACTGGGCAACCAAGTCGGCGCAGGCACGGAACAGGCGGAACAACCGGCGCCTGACCGTGAACGGTCTGACGCTGCCAGTGTCAGCGTGGGCAGAACGGAACGGCGTACCCTTCCGCACGATCCTGAAAAGGCTGTTTCGGGGATATTCGGACTCGGAGGCGGTGGCAACGAAGTCGTTCAGGGGACGCAACGGGGCGTCTCCACCAAGGTTGGTGCAGCCAAACTAGCCAGCTTCTTCGGCTATGGTCAGCCGGCTCCGGGCGGTGCCTTGACCGTGCCGGACTACGAGCTTCCCGGCGAGCGTATCAAGCGAAAGCGGCCGGCGGCTGTGATAGCTGCCCCGCCGCCGACGTGGATGGAGACGCTACGCAACTCGCTCTGGGGCAACCCCAACGCCCTGGTGCCCGACGTCATCAAGCAGATCGAAGAGGAGGAAGAGGGCGGGGGCATGATCCCCAAGGTCGGTGCGGCCAAGTGTCCGCCCGGCGAATGCTGCCCGAAGTGCGGAGCCCGGCTTGAATGCGATCCTGACAGCGGCAAGTGCAACCGGTGTGGCCATCTCTGGGGCGAGAAAGCCGCTGCCTACACGACGGAGAACACGAGTACCCTCCCCGATGGCCGCACACTCAATATCGACGCGCTGAATGACCGGGCCAAGAACCGGTCTGTCGAACGGATCCCCCTGGCCGATCTGGCGAAGCCCAACCGTTCTTCCAGTACCGGCTTCTCGAAGAAGCGATATGCCAAGCTCGATATGAACAAGCCAATTCTCGTCGGCACCGACGGTACGCTCTATGACGGCCGCCACCGGCTAGCCCGGCATCTCGATGAAAGCAAGTCGCATATCCGTGCGCGCCGTGTCACCGACAAGGATATCGATGCCGTGACGGTAACTCATGCGCCGAAAGGTGACCGGATCGATGAAAGCCGGATCGAGATGCTCCCGGAGAAAGCTGCTGCGATCATTGATGACCTCAAACGAGCCAAGGCCCAAAGCGATCGAGGCAATTATTCCGAGAAGCATCGTATCCTCGCGAAGCTGCTCAGCGAACGCCCTAATGAGTTCATCCAGGACTCATCCGGGCGGGGCATGATCGGGCTGACACACACAACAGGCTTCCGTTTACATGCACCAGCTACGCTGGTGCGCAGTAAGCTCATCAAGGCGGCCGACTTGCTCCCGTGGGTAAACCTCCAGGAACAGCAGAAGCGGGTCGCTAAGCGTGTAGGCGAAGGTCAGAATTTGTTGGTCTATCACGGGCTCGGAAGCGGTAAGAGCCTCGCGAGCCTGGCGGCTGCTGAAGGTGTCGGCGGACCATATACCGCGATCGTTCCAGCATCGCTCAAACCAAACTACCTTAAAGAAATACATAAATTTACTACTGAGACATCACCATCAGAAGTAATGTCTTATACTGGGGTTGGGTTAGGCAAACAGCCCAAGATCACGCCCAATACGATCATCATGGACGAATGCCTTCCTACTGGGACACCGGTTGATGGAAGACCGATCGAAACCTACGGTATCGGCGATCTTGTCTGGAGCATCGATCATGTGACGAGTCGGATCGAACGGCGATCAGTGATACGCACAGCAGTACGGTATACCGATGAGATCGCAGTTATTGAATTCGCAAGCGGACGTCAGCTGGTTTGTACACCCAACCATTCGATCTACACGCAGCGAGGCTACATAGCCACCGAAGACTTGATCGAAGGTGATAACGGTTATACACTCTACGGAAACGCTGTCCCCTTCGATCAAGGAGAAGACGATGCCGCAGTGGATCGAGGCCGTATGCGGGATGTGCGGAAAGACATTCTTGGCATTCAAGTCGCCGTCCAAGATGGTGAAGCATTGCTCCAAAACATGCCGGGAAAAAGTTCGAGTTATCGCCATGAAGGCCATGAGCGACGCGACCCGCGATCAGCGTATACAGCGAATGACCAGCAACAACCCCATGGCGGATGCGGCGTGTCGTCAGCGTGTATCGACGACAATGCGAGAGCGGGGATACAAGCCTCGCGTGCGTGGCGGCAATGGCGCCGGACCAACGGAGCAGGAAGTGGCCGTGGCCACGGCACTCAGCTGGCCGACGAATGTCGTGGTCGTAACTGGGCTGAGTTATCGTCCTTGGCATTACAAGGTCGATGTCGGGAACCCGGATCTGAAGATAGCCATCGAGATCGATGGTCGGTGCCACAATTCGTCAAAGCGGCGAGAGGCAGACAGAAGGAAGGATACCTTCTTGCGATCGATCGGGTGGTCAGTGTTGCGGTTTACAAACAAGGATGTGGACCAGAATTTGACTGGCTGTGTCCAGATGGTCTTGTCCACGATCTCACTGTCGACGGCAACCACAATTTCTTCGCCGATGGCTACCTAGTTCATAACTCCCAGCGCATCCGTAACCCGGGCTCGGCCGGCACGCGCGCGGCGATGGATCTGGCCATGAAGGCCAAGCACCGGATCTTGCTCTCGGGTACGCCGATCGTGAACCAGCCCAGCGACCTGGCCGTGCCGCTGTCGATCCTGACCGGCAACGAGATGAGCCCGGCTGCCTTCAACCAGAAGTTCGTCGGCAGCAAGACGGTCAGTCCCGGCTGGATGGGATGGTTCCAGGGCGTCAAGCCGGTCAAGACCCCGACACTCCAGAACGAAGACGATCTCGAGCGACTGCTCGAAGGGCATGTCGACTACCAGGCGTCGCGTGCGCCTGAAGGTGTCAAAACTAAAGACGAACGAGTCGAGGTGGATCTTAGTCCCGAACAGCAGAATTTCTACAAACTCATGTGGGGTAAGCTACCGTGGATGCTTCGCTGGAAGCTGTCCAATGACTATCCACTGGACAAGAATGAGCTGGCTCACCTGTCAGCGTTCATGACCGGTCCGCGGCAGGCTGCCCTGTCGCTGTATCCCTATCACTCGTCCAAAGATCCGATGCATGCGTTTGGCACGTCGTCCAAGCTCCAAGCGGCCATGGGCAGTCTGAAGGAGACCCTGGCGAAAGATCCGCGAGCCAAGGCCATCGTCTACTCGAACTTCATCGATGCCGGCCTGACGCCCTACGCTGCCGCCCTCGAACATGAAGGCATCCCGTATGGGCAGTTCCACGGTCAGATGAACGACGAAGACCGCAAGCGAACCCTGGACGAATATAACGCCGGTAAGCGTCGCGTGCTCCTGATCGGTCCCGCTGGCGCCGAGGGGATCTCGGCCAAGGGTACACAGCTCATTCAGCTTCTTGATCCGCACTGGAACGAAGCCCGACTGGGTCAAGCGCGCGGCCGCGGGCTGCGGTTCGATAGTCATGAGGGTTTGCCCGAAGAGCTACGCGATGTGAGAATACAGCGGTTCGTGGCCAAGATGCCGCCGCCCGGCTGGCTGGGCAGCATGTTCGGCCAGAAGCCCCGGCCATCGGCGGATGAGGTGCTCGAACGGCAGTCGCAGCGCAAGGAAGAACTCAACGAGCAGTTCCGGGATGTCCTGCGCCGGGTGGGCTCGCCTGACTACCGCCGGCCGTGGCATCTCTTCGGCTGATCGGAGGACACATGGATCCGCTGTTCACACCTGTCACCAACAAGCCGTTCACGAGCGTGCTGGCCGAGGACGTGACCTACGATCCCAACCAGAGCGCGCTCATGAACGTGGGGCACAACCTGGCGCGGGCCGGTGACAAGGTCATCATGCGCAACCGCTGGCAGGATCGTGCCATCCAGATGGAACAGGCGATGGAGAAGCTCCGCCAGGAGCAGGCGATCGCCCGGCGGCGCGCAGCCATGCTGAAGATCGGCCGGCTCCAGGAGCAGCTGGGTGCGATCGTCGACGAGCATGACTACGATGCCTGGCGGAAGGTGCCGGAGATGGTCGTTGCCCTCTTCAAGAAGGCAGCCCCGATCGCGTGCCGGCTGGCTGCCTGGGCCGACCGGGCGGCAGGCCCGGAAGATCGGCTGTGGTGGCACGGTGACTCCAACACAGCCTGGGCCGAGATCGCCGACACGGAGAAGCGGGCTGACTGGGAGGCCCTGCCTGATGTTCCCGGTGTTCCTGGTCTGGCTCTGTTCATCGAGCCCTTCCCTCCACCACCAGTCGAAGGCTGGCTCATGGTCAAGGCTGCCGACGGCTACCTCGAACCACTCGCCAAACCGCACCATCAGATCCAGCAGATGATGGCGGCTCCGTTCGGCGCCAAGCCAAACGGCCTGACCTCGGCGATCCTCAACGGCGTGCTCGGCGGCGGCCTGGGTTACGGTGCCGGTTGGCTGGCCGACCAGTTCTTGCCGGAAGAGCACTTCCAGAAAGGCCGGCTGGCCAAGACCCTGGGGCTCGCCGGTGCCGGTCTAGGTGCCATTCCGGGCCTGTGGCGCTACTCGGCCGAGGTTCGAGGCCAGAACTACCCGCCTTACAACGGCGGGCCTGGCCCGCTGCCGAGGATACCCCACAAAGACATCCCCAACCCGTGGGGTTATCCGGGTTCGCTGCACCCGGATACCGATCTCAGCCCGCAGCTGCCGCCTCCGCCGCCCAAGAACCCGCTCCAGCCGTTCGGGACGACCTCGCCGTTCGATGCCAACGGAACCAAGCTGGCCTCGGTGCACCCGTGGCTCCACAAGGCGGCTGAAGACTACGGCACGGGCGCCATGTTCCTCCAGACCATCCCGGTGGATGCATTCAACCAGGCTATCTGGAACGACGTGGAACACCCGCCCAACCGGTTTGGCACCAAGAGCCCCTGGGGCAACAACGAGCAGCCCATGGGTACGCCGCCTTACGCGGCAGCAGCCATCTCGGGCTTGCTGGCGGGCACGGCGCAAGCGGTCGGCTCAGGAGCCGTCAGTCCGCTTCAGGTCGCAGCAGCGGCGGCTATGGGGGCTGGAAAGGGCTGGGTTACCGGCATGGCAGCCGGTAAGATCCTGGGTGCTATGGCCGGGTTGAAACCCGAGTCGCAGCAGAAGCTCCAGAGCCTGGGGCTCTGGGGCGGGCTGATCACCGGCGTGGCCAACTCGCTCTATCGCTGAGTTGCGTGCCGTCATGTAACGCAGTATCCTGCAACGGGAAGGAGTCCCCGCTATGGGTAGACCAAAGTCCGGTTCGGCAGCGAAGAAACCGGTCATGCCGAGGCGCCGTCAGGGCGGGCCACCGTCACGGGCGTCGGTCACCAAGATCATTCTCGATGACCTGACCAGTCCGATGACGCCGGCCGATGCTGCCGAGCTGTTTGCCGTCGCGGTCATGGATAACCTCAAGGCAATGGCGCCCGAGATCATTGCCAAGTTCGATCGCTCCTGGTTCGACGTGTTCGTCGATCTGGCGATCGCAGTCGTCAACCGCTGCGATGAAGACGATCTCAGGAAGACACTCGACCAGATGGCCGAGGAGGACAGTGAAGGCACCGACGGACTGACCACCCGGATCATCCGTCGCCGGTTCGCGCGCAGTCTGCCCAAGGAAGCTGTCGCCCAGCTCGACGATACCGGACGGTACTGGCTGTCCCTGGCCGCCATTGCAGCGTTCCGGGGAGTCGGTGCGGATGATGAGCTGTGGGAGGCACTGTGGGGTCGCAAGACCGGCTGGTTTCCCGTGCGTATGCTCGCCAGAGAAGCGCCGGGAACTAAACCGATCGGTCCGGATGGCGTGGTTGAACCAGACGAGGAAGAGTAGAGAGCCGGTCGCGGTACCGGCTGATCAACCGACAAGTCAACTTGTAGGGCGGATGCCCACCGAGGGCCGTATGAACAGGATGTTCCAAAAGGCCATCGGCGTACTCATTGTCACGCTGACCGGCCTCTTCGTTGGTCCCCAAGAGAAGCAGAAAACGGACCCATTGGGTCCGAATTCTGCCCAGGCCACTCCTGCGCAAACCAAGAAGGAGCGCGAACATGAGCCATTGGCTGAACCAGCAGAGGCGATCCCGCAAGCGAAAACGCCGCAGCCAGCACCAGCGAAAAAGGTGGTCGCATCCGAGCCCCAAGAACTCCGAGCGCTGGCCCGCGCTGTCATTACCACCTGGAACGGAGACGAAGTCCCCAAGCTCTGGCCAGCAGGCGTCCCCCTCGACCTGACATCGATCAGATCGGTAGCCGGCGATCACCCGCAGTCGATCCGGTGGGACATCTTTCCTGAGTGGGTCGACAAGTACAGCCGCCGGCTCCTGAACGGCAAGCAGGTCTCGATCGCGACCGGCACCAAGCCCAAGACGGTCAAGGTCACGCTCTACGTGGCCAAGGACGACACGTTCGACATGACGTCGATCGTGGTGTCGATCAAGCCCGATCCGCTGGAGCCTGGCAATGATGATCGCCCGACGCCGCCAACACCCCCGGAGCCGAAGCCGCCCGAGCCCGACGAGCCCAAGCCGCCCAAGCCGCCGCCACCGATGTCGGACCTGGCCAAGCAGGTTCACGCGGTCGCGCTTCGTGACATCCCCGAGATCAATGCCCATCGCAGCACTGTTCATGCCCTGGCTGAGTCTCATGAACGTATCGCTAATGACATCTCGCAGGCTGTGGCCGGCGTTCCCAACTATGCGAACCTGAAGACGCCACAGGGGATCATCGACGCCACCGTGAAGTCCAACCGGGAGGCCGTGGGCGATGAACGTGAAACATACGTCCCGTTCTTCACGGCGCTCAACAATGAAGTCCTGAAGCCCCTGGTGGATACCAAACTTTCCACAGCTGGCGGGCACATCGAGGTCTGGAAGGATATCGCTACCGGACTACGCGCGGCTGCGCCGTGACATGGAGGTCTGTGATGCCAAACTTCGAGAAGCATTTCGGCCGCGTCGAAGACCTGGCGATGGTCGCGCGCGAAGTCGACGTGGCCATGAAGGCGCTGGCACAGCCGCTCTTCTACGCGGCGGCATATCCGATCAAAGACAGTGGCAGTGGTAAGGTTGTGCTGCTCTACGCGTTCTTGAGACAGCACTTCGGCGGCAAGTTCCCCATTCACACTCAGACCATCGGCGACTGCGTGAGCCATGGCTGGAGTCTGGGTGTCGATATTCTCAAGGCGGCTCAGATCCAGGCCGGAGCCAAGGAAGAGTTCCCTGGCGAAACAGCCACTGAGATCACCTATGCTGGCAGCCGCGTCGAGATCGGCAAGGGCGCCTGCGGTCATCAGGACGGCTCGGTCGGTGCCTGGGCAGCCCAGTTCGTTGTCCAGTACGGTACGCTGATCCGCGGCAAGTACGGATCGCTCGATCTGACAACCTACAACGGACAGACAGCCAAGAAGCTGGGTGCTCCCAACGCCGGTGTCCCTGATCCGCTGGAGCCCCAGGTTAAAGAACACCCGGTCAAGACCACTTCGTTGGTCCGCAACTACCCGGAGGCTCGAGACGCGATCGCCAACGGCTATCCAGTGCCGGTCTGCTCGACAGTCGGTTTCGATGTCCCCAAGCGGGATGAGAAGGGCTTCGCCAAGCGCAAGGGGAGCTGGCCGCATTGCATGCTCTTCGCCGGCGTGGATGACGCCGATCCGCGTCCTGGTCTGCTGTGCATCAACAGCTGGGGGCCAAGCTGGATCGGCGGGCCCAAGCGGCATGAGCAGCCCGACGGCAGCTTCTGGGTCGATGCCGATACGGTCGACCAGATGCTCCGCGAAGGCGACAGCTTTGCCATCTCGGGCTATCTCGGTTATCCAGCCCAGGAGCTGGAGTACATGCTGATCTGAAGGAGTTCGTCATGCCTGAGCCCCGCGTAGTGATGAACCATCTCATCGGCCGCCCCAGGGCGCGCCAGGTGCACGGGCCTCGCCATGTACCACCGCAAATGCCGATGTGGCCGCAGCCAGAGCCAGTCGGCGCGCCTCCCAGTCCGGACGACGTCGGTTGCGGCAGTGTTGACGTCAGTGCGTCCGGCGCCGGGATAGTCTCCACCATCACGACCGGGTACAGTGTGCTTAACCCCGAATTCGCTGGCATCGTGCTGGCGACTCCAGGGGAGGACGGATCCCAACCGGAGGAGCCGCCATGCTGAACGCGCTTGTTCTTGCCATGGCCCTGACAGGTCAGACACAGCCGCCCAACTACGATCTGATCACAGAGACCGCGCCGACACTTCACACATCCAAGGGTTCATTCAGTGACCCGAAGATCAGCGAACTGGCCAACGCCCGCGCCAAGGTTCGGGAAGCGACCCGCGTCCTGAACTCAGCCCGCAAAGAAGTCAGCGAGCTATCACAAGAAGTCGCCGAGGAGTCCAGGCCAAGGGCACGAGTCGAGTACTCGGACGGCACCATGTCGCCCTGGGTCAGTTACGCGCCAGAGGTCAATACCACCACCGATCCACTGGCGATCCGGAGTTACCGGTTGCCATCGACTGCGATCACTTACCAGTCAGGAGCGCCGGTCACTTACCGGATGGCGTCGTCACCTGTTACCTATTCGACGACAGCTCCGATGGCCAGCACCAGCTGCTACTCATCGGCCTACTCGTCGTCTCAGAGCGTTTACTCATCGCCTCCGGTTACCACCGTCATGATGTCTCCGGTTACCACGTACATGTCAGCGGCCCCGGTCACTTACTCGGCAGCTCCGATGATGTACTCGTCGATGCCGGCAAGCTACGGGTCGGGCATGACCACGATGCGCGCCAAGAGCCGGATGGGCCTCTTCGGCAACATGCGAAGCTCGATGAAGGCGACGTCGTACGGGAGCGGCGGCGGAATGTTCTCAAGTTTCTTCGGGGCTGGTGGCCACATGTGTGTGGGCGGCACCTGATCATAGAAGTATGCCGGCGGTCGCCGGCCTTGTCAGGGCGTTACGCGGCGTATCGTCAGGGAGGATGAGATGAACAGGCATGGAAGGCGAGCGATGGCGGCGATGGGGAAGATCAGTTTGGCGCCCGCCGTGCGCACCTCGTCCAACAAGAAGGTCTTCGACTACAGACAGACTAAGTTCTGGGCTGAACGCGGTCTGATCCATACGGTTCTCGAGACCAATGGCGAGTACACCACCTGTTCGGTCAGGGAATGGCTGGAACGAGCCAGGGCACTGTCCAAGCAGGCGTGGCGAGAGAAGTACCACGACGAGCGCGAGAAGCTCGTCACGCTGGTCGAGACCATGGTCAAGGTGGCCAAGCAAGCCAAGGCCCAGGGCGATCCGCACACCCGCGAGGGTGTGAACGAAGCCGTACGCCGGCTGCCGACCCAGGTTCTGCTCCCCGAGGTCGTGTACAGCTACCAGGGCACGCACCGGCGAGCTGATACGGCAGCTCCCAAGACTTCGCTCGTGCTGCCCGGCGACGCCAACTTCAAGAAACCAGGAGAGTAACCGATGACGCCCAGGGAAGGGTTCAAGTATGGCTTCCTTCTTCGCTGTGCCGAGGAAGGGCTGACTGTCAAGCAAGCGGAAGCCCGCGCAGTCCGCGCGCTGGAGAAGCGCGGCGGCGAGGTCTGGGACACGATCAAGGGTGTCGGCGGCGCGGCCAAGGACCTCATCATGGGGCCGGGGCTCGGCTCGATGAAGACCATACTTGGCTACGGTATTCCTATTGGCCTTGGCGCCGCAGCGATCGGTGGCGGCGGTCTTGGGTACGGTCTAGCCAAGATGCAGGAAGGGGACATCGACCCGGCGGATGTCCAGCGTGAAGAGCTGATCAACGCTTACCGCACGCAGGCTGAGCTGGCTCGTCGCAAGTCGATCATGGATGCCGCGCAGCTGGCACGGCCTCGACCCAGATCACACGTCGGTATCTAGGGGGCATCATGGGTCTGGTAGAAAAGTTCAGCAACGAGCAGTCAAAGGCTCGCCACGGCGACATCCTGACGTGGCCTGGTACTGATGCTGGCTTTCCCATTCTGGGCCGCGTCCCCACCGGGATGATGAAGCAGCAAGAGTATGAAGAGCTAGACCACAAGTTCACGTTTCATGCTCGCTGGTTCACGATGTGGGAGCAGGACGACGCCAACGAGTATCACTACGTGCAGGAGCGGGCAGCCAACGGCTGGTTCAAGGTTCTCGACCGTGAGAAGATCTATGACCCCATCAAACGCAACTACCGGATCTATCTCGAATGGCTCCAGGTCTACGGGGTCGCTCCTTCGACGCCTACAGATGGTATCCACAACCTGACCGCACGAGGGCAGGGCATGCTCTTCGACATGCTGCAAGGAGGCTGAGATGCCCGATGATCTTTTTACCAACCCCCTGGTAGGTGTCCCCAACCAGAACCAGGTCGATACCGTCAACAAGATCCTGGGATGGGGTGGTCTGGCGCTGGCCGGCGGTGCCGCAGCGCGTGGTCTGACCGGGCTCGGTCAGTTCTTCGGCCGCGAGACGGGTGGTGAGCCCAAGACGCCGATGCGGCAGTCGTTTGTGCGGATCCCGGTGCCGGTCAAGGTGAAGACCCGCGCCGAGCGCGATGCCATGCTTGCGCAGGCCCAGGAAGAGATCGACAAGGAAGCGGCATTCGCCAAGCTGGCCGAGGACTCCTTCGGGGCGACTATCGCCCATTTGGGCGGTCTACTTCGCGAACCCCACGAGCAGGTAGGCTTGCTACGCAAGACACTCAGCGGCTGGGGTGAGCCTGGTATGGCGCAGAAGCCATGGACCTACATAGCTGCGCCGCTTGCTATCGGTGGTGGGCTTTACGGTGGCTGGAAGCTGACCGACTATCTGCTCAACAAGACCCGCTCGGCCGAACAGGAAAGCGAGCTGGAGTCTGCGCGCAAGGAATACGAGTCGGCTCTGGCCGGTCGGCGAAAGCTGGCGTCGGCCGAGCCAGATCCGCTCGATGATCTGGCTGCTGAGTACGAGAAGCGGGCGCTTGTCAACGAACTTGCGGGTATTGGCCTGGGCGCTGCCGGACTCACAGCCTTGCTTTCTGGGCTGGGCACCTACCGCTGGACGAGATCACTGGCCGAGGACAAGGCTGTCGAAGAAGCGGTACGTCGCCGGCAGGCCCAGCTTGCCGAGCAGTCACCCAGTCCGATCATGGCGGTCCCGACGCCGGTGCCGATCTACGAGCCTCGCAAGCCAGCCTGGCATCGCCTGCTTGGTCACGGTGACGACACGGACAAAGGTCTGGCCGGCGAGGGCGATCGTCCCATGCGGTTCGGCGAGCACAAAGCGGCCATGGCCAAGGAAGCTGCCGAGGTTGTCCACGGTGGTCCGATCTCGAGCTGGACTGGTGCCACGCTGGGGCGTGCTGGTGCCACGCTTGCCGGGCTCCCGGTATTAACTATGGACACGCTGCGCAGCCCCGAGTACCCCGAGCGGTTCAAGGAGCACGAGAAGCTCGTCAAGCAGTTCGAGAAGGTCCGGCCGCAGCAGCTTTCCGATGTCAAGGTTCGGCTGGGCGGCACCGACACGATCGATGACATCATCAGGACCTGGCAAAACCGGCGGACCGGTCCCATCGGTAAGGTTCTGGGTACGCTCGGGGCGCCGATGGGCAACCTGCGGTCAACACTGATGCGAAGTCCGCACTACAACCCATACTCGAACGCCGTGGTTCAGTTCGCGCATAGCAAGCCGATCACGCAGCACGAGCTGGGTCATGCTATCGACTTCAACCAGGTGGAGCCCTCCAAGAACTTCTGGCAGCGCCAGCTTCAGGGTACGGGCCGTGATCTTTATGGGCTGGCTTACAGCGCGATCCCGTTCGCCAACCTGTGGCATGAAGCCCAGGCCAACAACCAGAGCCGGCTGGCGCTGGAAGACATCTACAAGAAGAACCCGGCCAAGCTGCGAGCTGAAGAAGTCGAACGGTTGAAAGTCCTGCCGGCCGGTTACGGATCGTACGTCGGCGGCAACCTGCTGGGTGCCCCTGGTGCTACCATAGGCTCGCTCGCCGGCAAGGGCCTTGGTATGGGCTTGAGCGCCATTCATGCCGCTGGCAAGGACGAGCCGGTCAAGAAGCCGAAGAAGTCGGAGCCCGATCACAAGAAGGCTGCCAGCATCAACCAAGCTGCCGATGACTTCCTGGGCCGGATGCGATCCAACCAGATGGCCGTCTGGAACCGGCTGATGACGCCGACTGATGGCAAGCCGGCCAAGCCCGCGAAACCGGCCGAACCACTTCCACCCCGCCTTCCCACCCTGGCTGGACTGGGCGGCGGTACAGCGCAGCATTTACCGGTAACTGACGCGAGGTGATCATGCCATGCCGAGCGTCCTCGGGGAGTCAGCACTTGGGCCAATACATCACGTCCCGCGCGATGGCGATGGCGACGGCCATGTCCATGATGGAACGACGAAGGAGCACACAGTCTCGCGTTCGCCAGCGCTTCCGAAGCACGAAGCTAACGGGCTGCGGTCTTTCGGCGACTCTGACTCTATCCGAGCCCGGATCCATGACCGAGTCCGTGAAGCTGCCAGTAACATCCCACCCATCACCAACCAGCGACACACCCTGACTCTCGAGGACGTCGGCTACGAAGGTGCCACCCAGCACGGTATCAACGACTGGAAGAAAGCTATCCTGGGCGGGCGTAGCTTGGGCTCGCGGCTCCGCGGCACCTGGGTGCTGACCGATAACGACACTGGCAAGGTCATCGAGAAGAAGCGATCGACCGTGGCCACGGTCCCCTACATGACCAGCCACGGCACGTTCGTCCAGAACGGCACCGAGTACACCCTGTCGCACCAGCTCAGGCTCCGGCCCGGTGTGTTTACCCGCGTGCAGCAGAATGGCGAGCTGGAAGCCCATGTCAACGTGATGCCGGGCAAGGGTGTCGCTCACCGCATCTTTATGGAGCCGGACACAGGCGTCTTCCGGCTCAAGGTCGGCCAGTCCAAGATGCCCCTGACGTCGGTCCTGCGCGCGATGGGCGCCAGCGACCGGCAGTTGCACGACGCCTGGGGTGACAACTACCAGGCCAACATGCTCAAGGACGACCCGTCCGTCATCGGCAAGCTGCACTCCCGGCTGGTTCGCAAGCCTGACTCGACTAAGACCCCCGAGCAGGAAGTCCGTGAGTCGTTCGAGGGAATGGGGCTCGATCCCGAGGTCACCAAGCGCACTCTGGGCAAGCCCTACGATCGTGTCTCGCTCGACCAGATGCTGGATACCACCAAGAAGCTCATGGCCATCAACAAGGGTGAGGCCGAAACCGACGATCGCGACCACCTGGCCTACATGACTGCTCTGGGACCGGAAGACCTGATGGCCGAGCGGGTCGGCAAAGACCGCATGCTCTTGGGGAAGGTTCTTTGGAAAGCATCGATGACTGGCGGGCTCAAGCATGTCCAGCCGGACTTGCTCACTCGCGGCATCAACGCGGCCATCATGAGCAGCGGGCTCGGCCAGCCTACCGAGGGCATCAACCCGGCCATGATCTTCGACCAGCAGGCCCGGATCAGCCGGCTGGGCGTGGGCGGTATCCCATCGGTCGACTCGGTCCCGGCTGAAGCTCGTAACGTCCAGCCTTCGCACTTCGGTCTGATCGATCCGCTGGTCACTCCCGAGAGCTTGCACGTCGGCATCGATAGCCGGGTGGCCCAGGGAACCATGAAGGGTGACGACGGTCGGCTCTACACGCCGTTCCGGAACGTGAAGACTGGCCGTATGGAGCACCGGAGCGCCCAGGACCTGGCTGATGCTGTCATTGCTTTTCCAGGTGAACTGAACACCCTCAAGCCTCATGTCTCGGCGCTGGTGGGCGGCAAGATCCGGGACGTGCCCCGGAACCAGGTGCAGTACGAGCTGCCCAACATGGACGACGCCTTCAGCTCGATCTCGAACCTGGTGCCCCTCAAGTCCACTGTGAAAGGCCAGCGCGAGGTCATGGCCGGCCGCATGATCACCCAGGCGCTGCCGGTGTCGAACCCGCAGGCCCCGATGCTGCAAGCCGGCATCCAGGGCAGTAACGACAGCTACGAGTCCCGCTACGGCAAGCACATGGGTGCCTTGCACAGTGATGTCGGCGGCACCGTGGAGCATGTGGACAAGGACAAGGGCACGATCACGGTTCGCGGCGATGACGGGCAGCTGCGCAAGCACGAGCTTTATGTCAACTATCCCTATAACAGGAAGACTTATATCCATCAGACACCAACCGTCGGGGTTGGGGACCGGGTCAACAAGGGTAGTCTGCTGGCCCGGTCTAACTACACCGACGAGCATGGCGTGGCTGCCCTGGGCCAGAACGCCCGCGTGGCCTACATTCCGTTCCGCGGACAGAACTTCGAGGACGCGATCGTTATCAGTGAGTCGATGGCCAAGCGGATGTCCTCGGAGCACATGTACCAGCACTCGCTCGACGCGGAAGAGGGGCTCAAGCCCAGCAAGAAGGCCCATGTCTCGATCTTCCCCGGGCGCTACGACAAGAAGATGCTGGAGACCATCGACAACGAGGGCGTGGTCAAGCCCGGCACGATCGTCAACCACGGCGATCCGCTGATCCTGGCGGTCAAGGAACGTGAACGTACCCACGGAGCTATCAGCCGGGGCCGGTCGGCCTCCTGGGCCGATCACTCGAAGACCTGGGACCATCATGCTCCCGGTGAAGTGACTGACGTCGAGAAGACGCCCAACGGCATCGTGGTCTCGGTCAAGAGTACCAACCCGATGGAAGTCGGCGACAAGATGTCCGGCAGGTACGGGGACAAGGGAGTGGTTTCGTCGATCGTGCCCGACCACGAGATGCCCCACGACAGCCAGGGACGACCGTTCGAGGTGTTGTTGAACCCGCTGGGTATCATCTCCCGGACGAACCCGGCACAGAACATCGAGACGGCGTTGGGCAAGATCTCCGAGAAGACGGGCCGGCCTTACCGGGTCGTCGACTTCGACAACAACCGTGACTATACCGAGTGGGCCATCGAAGAGCTGGCCAAGCATGGCATGAAGTCGACCGACACGATCCACGATCCGAGTTCGGGCCGGGATATCCCCAAGGTGCTTACTGGCAGCCGCTGGTTCATGAAGCTGCACCATACCAGCGAGTCCAAGGCCCAGGGCCGTGGCACCGGTGGCTACACGGCCGAGGGTACACCAGCGCGCGGCGGCGAAGCCGGCTCCAAGCGGATCTCTCTGATGGACATCAACGCGCTCTTGTCGCACGGAGCGACCGAAGTCCTGCGTGATGCTGGCGCAGTCCGGGGTCAGGCCCATCCGGAATTCTGGCAGCAGTTCATGGCCGGCCAGCCGATGCCTACCCCCAAGAGGCCGATGGTCTACGACAAGTTTATTAACTTGCTCAAGGCTGGCGGCATTAACGTGGTACGCCAGGGCACCAGGCTCAATGTCATGGCCCTGTCTAACAAAGACGTCAACGAGCTGGCCGGCGATCGGGAGATCAAGCACGCCGACACGGTGGACTGGAAAGGGGGCATGAAGCCCCTGAAGGGTGGCCTGTTCGACGAAGCCCTGACCGGCGGCCACGGCGGTAACCGGTGGTCCTACATCAAGCTGGCCGAGCCCTTGCCCAACCCAGCCATGGAAGAGCCGATCCGCCGGATGCTGGGGCTCACCCAGGACAAGTTCATGAGCGTGCTGTCGGGCAAGGAGCAGCTCAACGGGCGTACGGGCTCGGAAGCCATATCCCGGGCGCTGGACGACATCGACATCGACAAGTCGATCGACCAGGCCAGGGCGGACATCCGGTCGGGCCGCAAGGGAGCGCGCGACGCGGCTGTGCGCAAGCTCGGCTATCTGAAGTCGGCCAAGCAGTATGGGCTGCACCCTCGCGACTGGATGCTGGACAAGGCCCCCGTGCTGCCGCCGGCTTTCAGGCCCGTCTCGACCATGGCCGGCAGCAAGCTGCCGCTGGTGGCCGACGCCAACTATCTCTACAAGGAGCTGATCGAGGCCAGGGATAACCTGCGCGAGATGAAGGGTAAGGTTGGCGACGTATCCGAAGAACGGCAGGCTGCCTACGATGCCCTGAAAGCTGTAACCGGCCTGGGCGATCCGCTCCACCCCAAGAACAAGGAAAAGGGTGTCCGGGGCATGCTCAAGCAGGTCTTCGGCAACAGCCCCAAGTCGGGCATCGTCCAGCGCAAGCTGCTGGCTAGTGCGACCGACCTGGTGGGCCGAGCTACCATCGTGCCCAACCCCGATCTCGACATGGACCAGGTTGGGCTCCCGGAGAACCGGGCCTGGGATGTCTACCAGCCCTTCATCGTTCGCCGGCTGGTGCGCAGAGGTATGAACCGGATCGACGCTGTTCGAGCTGTTCGGGACCGCCGGCCCGAAGCTCGTGAAGCAATGGTCACCGAGATGGATGCCCGGCCGGTCATCATCAACCGGGCTCCGGTACTTCACCGGTACGGCATCATGGCCTTCAGGCCCAGGCTCGAGAAGGGCGATACGTTGCACGTATCCCCACTGATCGTTTCGGGGTTCAATGCTGACTTCGACGGCGATGCCATGCAGTATCACGTGCCGGTCACCGATGAGGCAGTCCGGGACGCCTACGAGAAGATGTTACCCTCCAGGAATTTATTAGCTGCTGCCTCATTTAAGGTTCACATTTTGCCTTCCAGAGAATATGCTGGCGGTCTCTATGCAGCATCATCGGCGAAGTCTGATAAACGGCCAAGAGTCTTTGCCACCAAAGCAGATGCGATGGCTGCCTATCGACGTGGCGACATCAATGTTGATCAGCCCATCGAGATCGTCCAGCACTAATGGAAGGGTCAAGTGGCAACCTCAACGGAACGAGCCAGGGCTCGTCGAGCCGCTGGTCTTTGCATCACCTGCCTGAAGAAGCACAAGTCCGGTCGAGCCCGCTGCCAGAAGTGTCATGACAGATGTCTGGCTGCACAACGTAAGTCTCGTCGTGAACGGACTGCTCGTAATATCTGTCCCTGCGGCAAACCGCCAGTGGCGGGTAAGCGACTTTGCAAGAAATGTCAGAAGGTACAGGTCACTATCACCAGAGCACGAATGAAGCGCTATCGTGCCGCCGGCCTATGTTGTTGCGGTAAGCCTCCGGTTACTGGTAAGAAGTCGTGTGGTGCCTGTCTGGAAACCTTCAGGCGAGCGCATCAGAAACTTCGAGATGAAGTCTTCGCCGCCTATGGTGGTTACATCTGCAAGTGCTGTGACGAGACCATACCCGAGTTCCTTGAACTTGATCATATCGACAATAACGGCGGGAGCCATCGCCGCAAGATCGGATCCGGTATGATGTATCGTTGGTTGAAGACGCACGGCTTCCCGCCCGGCTATCAGGTACTCTGCTCGAACTGTCACTTCGCGCGGCATCGTCATGGCCGTTGTCCGCATGAAGCCCTTAAGCTAAGATAACGGCGAGCACGGTTCGAGGACCGATCAACCTACAACAAGGACGTGAGCCATGGCCGTGACCCCGCTTATCAACCCGCATCTGCGAGCCGTAGCACGGTGGCGAGTCGGCAGTGATGTCCTGGACGACAGCGAGTTCGAGAAGACCGCACAGCCCCCCGGCGACCCGACTGCCGGTGGTGGAGCGCCGCCTGCGCCGATGCCAGATCCTGCGGCTATGGCTGCTGGTGGCGGTGGTGCGCCTCCGCCGCCCGGCGGCCCGCTTGATCCGGCGACACTGGCTCAGATCACCCAGGCGGTCCACGGCTCTGGCGGCGGCCCTGGCGGACCCCATGGTAAGGGCGGCGGCAAGAAGGCTGAGCAACAGCTCCTGGATACCAAGCTGTGGACGATCCAGTTCCTACTGGTGAAGATCTGTGAGAACCTCCAGATCCAGGTACCGCCTTCGATCGTGGTCGGCCCGCCGCCCGATCAGATGATGATGCAACAGGCACAGCAAGAGCAGGCAGCCCCTGGCGGTGGCGGCGCCAACATCGAAGGAGCCGGCGGGGGTGGAGGTGGCCCGGCCGGACCTGGCCCGATCCCGCCATTGACAGCTGACCAAGGCCCGATCGGCGGCGCGCCTGGCGGTGGCGGCATGAAGGCAGGTTCCGCCATCAGTAACCTGTCCAACCTGATCGATACTGGCCGCAGGTCGTTTGACGTCGGCTCCGAGTATGCGCTCGACTCGCTGCGTGAAGTCCGTAGCAAGGCAGCGGCCATGGCTGCTCTTTCGAGATCACTCAAGAACGGTGCTGCATGATCCTGGAGATACTCGACGGTCTGGGGCATCCCATTGTGATCCCGGCCACCCGCGTGGTGATCAAGAGCTACAACGGGACACCTCTGGCTGCGGCTGTGGAATGGGAAGGCAGCGAGGACGGGACGCACATCACGGTAGCTCACGCCAACGATAAGAACTTCAACCAGGTCCTGGCCAACCTCGGCCTCGACCGGGTCAAGGTCGATACGGTTACGCCCAAAGCTCTCAGCGACTACGCCTGGCGGGTTTGAGCTAAAGATCGGGCGTTTTCTTGTCATATAGAAGTGTGGGACGCCTATGTCGTTTCCACCTGCCAGCTCCTGTTCCCTTTTCATGGGAGTCTGTGGCAGTAGCCGATCCTTGGTACGTCACGCTCGTTGCGTACGTATCGCCAAGGTCACGGCAACGGGAAAAGGGCCGGAAAGCTACCGGAGCTGGTTCGGGTTTAGCGACTCTCGGACAGGAGAGGAAGTACCCGAGGCAATATGACTGTGTCGCCTGGTTGACTTTGTGCTGGGGATCGCCGCGTCTAGTCAACGCGGAACACTCCTACAAGGTCAAGACCCGGCCATCCGTAGCAAGACTGCGGAGCGGACCAGGATGGTTCATGCAACACGGTGGGTACCCGTGCGCTGCGGAAGGGGCTGTCTCCCCTTCTTTTTTCACTTGCCCATGAAGTGATGTAGCTGGTTGACTTTCTTGTGTGACATCTTTGAGCTGCCCGGCACCCCCGCACGTCCGCGTGGGGCCCATTACGCCGACGTGGTGGACGCACCACGACGAAGACGGATGGATCAGTCCAAGGCCAGGCTACCTGCGACAAGACCGCAGGATGGTCGGAGGGGAGGTTCCCTGACCCGACAAGCGACATGGTGATATTCCATGCAACGCGGAAAAAGGCTAACAACCTTTTTTTTTTACCTATCAGCGGATGCTAAAACTTGGCGCCGGTTCTGTCATATACCAATGCAGTGCAGCTATGATCTGGGCTGATCACCTGGATCGTCAAGTAGCTGTGTTGTACGGCGTGGGGTAGCACCTTGCCCCACGTCGTTTCGTTTACCATCAACAGGAGTAATGGAGGAGCGTAATGACTACAGAGGGAAACGGTATCGCGCGAATGGAGCAGGAGACAGTGGTGCATAAGCTATCGGACTGGTTGTTGCGGCAGCCAGGGCCATCGAAGCCGTACGTCGAAGCCGTGACCGGGCCGACGGAAGGCTTCAACATCGAGGGGACGTTTGCAGGGAAACCGATCTACGTGTTATGCAGCGGTGGCCCGCTGAACGAGCGCGAGGGAACGGAAGAATGGGCGACCCTGGACGGGATCATGGCCAAGGCCCTGTCCATGATGGAAGCCTACCGTGAAGATATCTGGCTCGCGGTCCCCAACTCTCCGGCGTTCGAGGCAGCAGCACGTAGTGCTGCTGCTAACCTGGAACTGGCCAAGCCCTGGCAGGCCATCGCGCTTGTCGGGCCAGGTGGGCAAGTGCGGTTCATCCAACGGCCGAAGACGGCGTAACGGATGTGACGGATGTAACGGTTGCAAGCGACAGCAAGCGACTGCAAGCGACTGCAAACGACAGCAAGTGACAGCAAATGTCGCAACCGTTACATCCGTACTTTTTTCCTGTTTTTTGGCTGTTTGCTAAAGCCACGGGCCATTCCGTGTCATAAACTGTGAGGGGTATCATATCGCTTGATACCGATGGGAACCGTAGCAAGGGCCTGGCCCTTGAAAGGAGTTTTGAATGGCTTCGGTTCAGAGAGTCACTGTCATGGTCGAACGCGATGGTATAGGTGTCGAGACCATCACGTTCGAGCGAGGCGGCGACACGAGGATCACTTTGGACCTGTTCGAGAAGCGGTCTGTTTGCTTCTCGGTAAGCAGTCTGGATGCCGGTTCTAATGCTCGACCACCGTTGCAAGAGGAACGGATAGCAGAGCCGGCACCCGTGTCGGAAGCAGTGAAAAGCCCGCCGTCATCATCCACACCATCCCCGGTCGTTGAACCGGTGGAACCGCCCATGAATGGTGAAGTTCTACATGCGACACCAACAACGCATCTTGAAGGTGCGACTGCGGCCTCGCAAAAGGCAGCAGAGGGCGAGCGCTGGAAACACTACGATGATGACGATGAGCTATCGGATGATGATCTATCGCGGAAGGCTTCACCGAACTCGAAGGCTACCATGGCCACGGCGCTGAAGAGCAGGGGCAAGCCCAAGGATCAGCGACGTAGCAATGAGCACCCCGAGTACTACAGGAACCACCACGACTATCGTGGGCCAGACGGTAGATCGTGGCAGAAGCGCCCCGAGACGCTGACTGCCGAGCCGTTGGCTGTCGAACTGTCGACTCCTGAGTCACCTCCTATGGAGGACTCTGGATCGGCAACGGTGGGTGCGGCGCTCTTGGATCCGGTGAAGCCTGGGGTATCCGCGTTCGCTTCGCTGGCTGCCGCGCCGGCTCCTGCTCCGAAGGCGTTCTTGCCGGGCACGCCCGAGTTCGTGCCCAGGCGGAAGCATCGGGACAGGAAACGAAAGAAGAAGACCAGCCGCAGAAACCAGGGCTGGTACAAGAACAAGTTGCGGGATATCGGGGGCAAGCTCCGATCGTCTCTTGATCTCTTGGGGGACCGTAAGGTTCTGCTTCCGATCGACATTCCTACGCCTTCGTCGTAAGTTATGGGGGGATGGGACGGCCTGCGGGCTGCCCTCCCCCATCCTTTTTTTAACTATCAGGCGGCAGGGATGCTCAAGACGACCCTCGGTCAGATGATGCTGAACGATCAGCTCCCCGAGGACATGCGGGACTACACCCGCACCCTGGATAAGAAGGGTATCCAGAAGCTGTTCCAGGAAGTTGCCGAGCGGTATCCCGACAGATACCGAGAAGTGGCCAAGCGGCTCTCCGACATGGGCCGTGATGTTGCCTACTCTACCGGCGGCTTCTCTCCTAGCCTGGAAGACATGCGGCCCAGCAAAGCGGCTGAGCGCATCAAGGAACAGATCCGCCGGCACGTTCAGCTGATCCAGGCTGACAACCGGATGGATGACGAGCGCAAGTCACAGGCGATCGTTGCTGCCGTGGAAGAGCGGCAGAAGGAGATGGAGGATGCCGTCTTCGAGGAAGCCAAGGCATCTGGCAACCCCTATGCGCACCAGGTGGTTTCCGGTGCGCGGGGCAGCAAGCTCAACCTGAAGTCATTGCTGGGCTCGGACATGCTCTACGTCGATCACCACGATCGGCCGATCCCGGTGCCAGTGCTTAACGCATATCCGCGTGGGCTCTCGCCAGTCGAGTACTGGGCCGGTGCCTTCGGGGCTCGCAAGGGCGTCGCGGCCACCAAGTTCGCCACTCGAGATGCCGGCTCGCTGGCCAAGCAGCTCAACCAGGTTGCTCACCGGCTGATCATCACGGGCCATGACGACCCGAACGAAGACACATCCACGATCCGCGGGCTGCCGACGGCGACTGATGATCCCGACAATGAGGGGGCCTTGCTGGCTCATCCGGCCGGGCCGTATGGCCGGAACACGATCTTGACTCCCAAGATCCTCAAGGACCTCCAGACCAAAGGGCATGGCAAGATCCTGGTTCGATCACCCCTGGTAGGCGGACCGGCTCACGGTGGGGTTTTCGCCCGCGATGTCGGTGTCCGGGAGCGGGGCGGTCTGGCGCCCATGGGTGACTATGTCGGTCTGGCTGCTGCGCAAGCTCTCTCCGAGAAGCTATCCCAGGGGCAGCTGTCAGCCAAGCATACCGGCGGTGTCGCCGGTGCCGACAAAGCTGTCTCCGGCTTTGCTCTTATCAACCAATTGATCCAGGTACCGAAAACTTTTACGGGCGGCGCTACCCATGCCCAGCTCGACGGCAAGATCACGTCGATCGAAGATGCCCCCCAGGGTGGCAAGTATGTCAACGTCGGCAGCGAGCAGCACTACATACCGCACGGGCTCGACCCGACCGTCAAGATCGGTGACTCGGTCGAGGCCGGCGATACCATTTCAGGGGGCCTGCCCAACCCCGCAGAGATGGTCAAGCACAAGGGCATCGGCGAGGGTCGCCGCCATTTTGTCAAGGCGTTCGGGGATGCCTACCGGGGCTCGGACATGGGTGCACACCGGCGAAACATCGAGCTTCTGGCCAGGGGCTTGATCGATCATGTTCGGGTAACGGACGAGTTTGGTGATCATGTAGAGGACGACATCGTGCCGTACTCGACCATCGAGAAGAGCTGGAACCCGCGCGCGGGTTCCAAAGTGGTCGGACTGTCGTCGGCTGTGGGTAAGTACCTCGAACGTCCTGTCCTGCATCACAGCATTGGCACCAGGGTCAAGCCCGGGATGCTTCCCGAACTCAAAGAGTTCGGGGTCAATAACCTGGAGGTTCATGATGAACCTCCGCCGTTTGAGCCGACGATGATCCGGGGCCAGTACAACCTCCAGCACGACCCCGACTGGATGACCCGGCATATCGGTTCCGGACTGGAGAAAGCCACCCTCCAGGCAGCTCACCGGGGCTCCAGTAGCGATATCGCTGGTACGAGCTATGTCCCTGCACTGGCAGAACGTACGCACTTCGGCAGGCAGGGTCCGACCCAGGGTTGGCACCCGGAGGCGCAGCATTGGGACGACGATGACGATAATATAGGCCACGACGATACGCCAAAAGTGCGGCCCCATACGCCAGCCGGCGCCAGGACCGCTACCTGGCGGTCTGACTGACGGTATGATGTGAGCGAGACCTTTTGCCTTGTACGGAGACACCGACCTATGGCAGCATCCAAGAGACCGCGACCGAAGAACAAAGACGGCTCAGACATGAGCACCAAGGACCTGATCCAGGCCGCAGAGGACGCGCAGGCAGCTTTCGACGATGCTTCTGCCCAGTTCGGAGCGGCGGCACAGCAGGTGCAGCAAGCTCAGACCATCCTCACAGCCGCTAACCAGGCCGTTCACGATGATCTTGCCGAAAACGGTGCGTGCGTCATCGTCGATGACACGACTTCTCCAGTCACGGTCACGATGTACACCGCCAATGATCCTGACAGCTTCACGGCCACGCCGATCCGCGTTGCGGAATGATCGGAGGGTGTCGTGCGTGGTAACGGACTGACCACCAAACAGCTGATCGACGCCGCACTGCGAGCCCAGTCGGCGTACAGCTGGTCTGTCATCGTGCTTGGACGGGTGGCACAGGCTGTCAGGGCAGCCTTTGTCACCGTCCAGGCAACGAGCAAGGCCGTTCACGATGATCTTGAGGAAAACGGGCCGTGCTGCGTCGTGGACAACTCGACCAACCCACCCACAGTGACAGCCTATATTCCTGCTGACCCCGACTCATTCATGGCTACTCAGATCCGGGTAGCCTGAGACTATTTCGGAAGGAGTCGGTCGTGACCCCGCGAGAGCTAGGACGGCAAGCCGCTCTCTTGCACCTGAAAATGGCCGCAGCCTCGGCGACAACATCATCATCGAGCAGCAGTCCCAGTCTCAGCACCTCCGGTACTGGAACTCCGACTAGCACTGGAGGTGCAGCTTCGGCAACGACGCTCGGCGCCAAGCCGGGGAACATTGCTCCGGCACCGGCGGTCCCAAATGTCACGCCGCAGCCTGGCGCAGCGCCGGGTGGCAGTGTGACCCAACCATCGCTCGCAACAACACGACCTGCGCCACCGGCTCCAGCCCCGGCAGCCCCGGCCGGCGGACTCGGCGCCGGAGCCGGCGCCAGCGCTGGAGGCGGACTCGGCGGTATGCTTGGCGGACTGATGAACCCACAGATGCTCGGACAGCTGATGGCAGGCCCGCTCAAGGGGCCTGCTGAACAGTTTCTGGGAATGGGTGGCTTTCCGCTTCTGGCTGGTGGAAGCAATGCGCTGCTTCGCGGAGGTCAAGATATCGGTAATATCATGAAGGGGTCGATCGGTAACGTGAAAGCCGGAGCGTAGATGGAGTAGGCCCAGCGAACGCGGGGGCGAACGCTGGGCCCTGACGACAACCTGTGCAAGAGGTCATCGTCATGCCTGAGTCTATTGCGAGTGTGAGACGGCGTCGACAAAAGCGGTTGCTGGCTGGACTGTGCGTACGTTGCGGCGATCGGCCGCCAATACTAGGGATGACCAAGTGTGATAAGTGTCGGGAGAGTAGTCTGGCATGCTATGCAAGGCAAGTCGCTCGGGGTAAATGTACGGGGTGTGGCGGTAAGACTTCCGGGCGGGTCCATTGCGAAGACTGTAGACGCAGAGAACGGGATAAAGAAATACAACGGATCAAAGCCGGACTCTGTGCTGACTGTCGGAACCACCATGATGGAAAGACAAGACGATGTGAAACTTGTCGCACTAGAAAGCGAGTCGCTGATCAACAGCAACGCGATAGGGTCTTCGCGGCTTATGGCGGCTATCACTGCAACTGCCCTGGTTGCAACGAGACTGAGCCGGTCTTTCTCGAGATCGATCATATCGAAGGTGGTGGCAACAAGCACCGTAGAGCGGTCGGGCGAAGCAACCTTTATCGGTGGCTCTGCAAGAACAAATTTCCTCCCGGTTTTCAAGTCCTATGTGCTAACTGCAACCGTGGCAAATACCGCCTCGGAGTCTGCCCTCATCAGCTGAGCAAGGAGGCTCGTCCATGCCTGCCGCAACCATCAGTCGCAGCCGCTCCGAGATCGTCCAGCGGCGCGAGCTACTCGTCAAGGTCGCTGACGGGGCCGGGGACGGCCAAGACCAGGCGTTCGAGCAGGCATTCGCCAACTTGGCTCACGCCTACCTGAAAGACCGGGCTCCCGGTCTGCTCGACTACGAGGTCGGGTTCCAGCTCCTCGATCGCAACGAGGACAACTCGAAGGCCATTGGCGTTCGAGGCTTCAAGGTCGGCTCCCAGATCCTGTTCGCCCCGGTATTCTTCATCGATGGCGACCTGAAGGGTCATGAGCTGCTGTACATCAAGAACGATGATCAATTCGTGCCGCTGAAAGAGAACTGGATCAACTATCTCCTCCAGAAGAAGCCCATGACTTTGGGCGACGGGATACACAGAGACACTCGCCGAGTCGGCGTACGACGGCCTACTCTGGGCCGGCTGGTGCACTCGCCCAGCAAGTACGCTTCTACCATGCCGGGCTGGCTCCAGGATGGCCTGCCCGGACTGGCTTACGCGGCAACGACCAACCCGTTTACTGATCTCCGCTACAAGGGCATGCGCGAGGTACCCGATCTGCTCAAGGAAGGCGGGATCAAGACCGTGCGAGCCCTGCTGAAGTATGCCCAGGCGTACCCGGCGATCGCACGTGGCCTCGATGAGTTCTACGATATGAAGGTGATCGGTGGCTTGCTGGCCGATCTCAAGCGCGAGAAGGCCGCAGCGGCGATCACCAGTGTCCTGTCCGGACTGGATGTAGCTCCGCGTCGCGCGCTGCCAGGCTGGGCACGCGGTCCGTCAGTGCTGGGTGACCTTGAGCCGTACAACCCGATCAAGACCGGGGCACTCCAGGTCTACAACTATGACCGTGCCGGTGGCAGCAAGGCACGGGCTACCGAGGGCCTGGACGAGATCGACAGCGAGAAGCTGCTCCGAGATGCGATCCTGATCAAGGACGAGCGGAAGCAGGACGAAGGGATCTCGGTCCCGTACAAGGTTCTGACCAAGCGGAACCTGGTCAACCCCGACCAGACCGGGCTCTACGACGTCATGGTCAAGCCGGACGTCTTCGAGAAGATGCTGGTGGTCATTGGCCCGTATGGTGCCGACGGCCGCAAGGGTTTCTGCACGGTCGCCCGCGTCGAAGGCGATCCCAAGGGCTGGATCAACATCCACCCGTCCTATGTCGTGGTCTCGAAGCAGTACTCCGATGATGACTGGAAGAAGTGGACTGACGGTCTGCCCGATGCCGACAGTCTGACCGAGGATAGCGATGGCCAATACATGGTCATCGGAGCCGACAAGGCCGATGCTACCCTGCCGTTCATCGTCCAGGGCACCATCGGCGATCCCGAGGGCTACAAGCTCTTCAACGTCCGCTTCGATATGTTCTCGGGGCGGCCTCGCCCGTCAGCCATGCGCGGCATGACACTATGGGGCTACTACGAGAGCCGGATCACGGACAACTCGGAAGTCTACGATCGCTGGGCCGACGGCGAGCGGTTGCACGTTGGCCCCCGGCTGGGTGCCGAGATGCGGAGCCGGCGCGGCGACGTGTTCGTGCCCCAGGGCTCCAAGCTGTTCAAGGTCGAGATGGCCGACTACGACGACGATCAGTGGGATCCGCCAGAAGAGAACCTGATGAAGCCCATCAGGCCGATCAAGAGCCTTACCGGCGGCAAGGGCGAGAGCAAGACGCCGCCGATCGCGCCCTCCCACTTCATCGACATCGAGATGGGCATGTGGCACGAGAAGGTGGGTGAAGAGGTCCGGGTGCGGACCGATCGGCTGGGTATGACTATCCCGCATGACCGGCTCGTGATCCGGTTCGACGGCAGCAGTGCCAACATCGACGGCGGTGGCTACCTGACCGAGAAGCAGGCGATCGTGCATCTGGTGCGTGACAAGGGGTTCACCGAGAAGGTTGCCCGTGCCTTGCTTGCCGAGGCTCAGGGCAACTTCGCCAAGAAGACTGGCCCGATGGCCGAGTTCCGCGTCGAGTATGCTCCCTGGGTCAAGTGGGCCATGAACAAGCGGGCTGCCAACCCCTATCTGCTGGACGACAGTCCGATCGCACCGGCCATTCCGGATCCCCGGTATGACCAGGACTCGTACATGGGCTCGTACGTGCCGTCGCAGAAGCCGCAGGAAGACTTCCTGCCGGTTGACGGCATGCGCGCTGACCCGGCCAACCGCGAGCTGTACCGTCCCACCGTCGAGCCCGACCCCTATGCAGCTCACGCCGCGACGGAAGCCGCCGCCAAGGGGCAGCGGGAGATCTTCGACACATCGATCCTGGGTGGGCTGCTGAAGACCACTCGAGACGATCAGCTCACCGATCGCTACCTGGGCGATCTGATGAAGGGCATGGACCGCATCGGCCGGATCCTGTTTCAGCTTTACTGGCACCGTGACTCGTTCGAGGAGCGGTACGGCAAGCAGCACGTTCCCGAGCTGGAAGACATGCTCCGGAACTCGTTCGAGGATATCGGCGATCTGGTGCTCGATCTGAAGCAGAAGACGATCGAGCCCGATCCTGAGTCGGCCGGCCAGCGGATCGACTTCAAGAGCGACACGAACGACTAGGAGCTGCACCGATGGCCGATACCAGTTCGCAAGGGACTAACCAGTTTCCTGTCGCCGTTACCGGCGGCCAGATCGTCCGTCTTGCGCTTGGTGCACCGGCGATGGGCTTGATCATGAAGGCCACGATCGTGCAGCTCAACGCAGATGGGAGCGCGATCGCTGATGGCAACGCCGCGCTGGGTGGCTTCTCATATACGTTCTTTGATGCGGGTATTGCCTGTCCTCCTGGGGTAACGAACATATCCGATGAGGCCACTACGCCTCTCGTTACCGCCGCCGCAGAGGCCCAACACCAGATCTCACCAACCAAGACAGTACCGTCTGGTAAAAGCCGCTTTCTACTTGCAGACGGTACCGACGGGACTTTCTCACAGATCGGCATTCCCTACATCAACCGGGATGGCAGCTTATCGAGTGCTCAGCCCGTGATCTACCTGAAGCTGGTAGCACCGGGCAGCGGACCCAAGACCTTCGGTGTTTTCATGGGGATCCAGCACTACCGCGGCTGATACGCGGCGTAACAAAGTCATGATCCACAACTACTCAGCACGAAACCCTCGCAGACCAGTCGACTGGAGATGGAAGCGCGCCGGACTGGCCGCTGGTGGCGGGTATCCGCTGTCGCGACGGCGGGACAATGACGCGTGGATCGCCCGCGCGGCACGGTTCATCAAGGAACATGAAGAATGCAAGACTGAGCAGGATCTTGCCGTGCTGGAGGATAAGTACCCGGTCCTCTATTGGGCTTATGATATCTGGTTTACCCAGAACGAGGGCGGCAACCCGGTCAAGAGCGAGGTCGAGGCCAGGTTGCTGGCTGATGACGACCCGCACAACATCGCCCGTCGCGTGCGGACTGAAGTCGATGTTATTGATGCTTACGAGCACATTTTTTTCAACGTCAGCGAAAGTTTGGGCAACCGCGGCTATCTCATGCATTGCGTCCTCGGGCCGGCGGTTCATCTGGGTTTCCAGACCAGCGAATACGATATGATCTGGAAGCTGTTCGCACTTCTGGGTGGACCACTGGCTGTTGACCTTATGGTCGATCAGTCGGTAGGTCATGCCCGGCCCGACCGTGCCAGCGATCTGAAGTACTTCGTCGCCGACGTCGCCCAGAACGATCTGCGCCGCGTGGCGATGCTCGCTTTGAAGACCTTGCGCATTAACAACTTCAACGCCGTCGAGATCATTGACCGGTTCTTGAAGCTAGTCGAGCTGGAACGGACTGGCGGCGGTGCCGGCGGTGGTGCCAACGAGGCATTCAAGCAGAATGTTCATACCATGCTTGTCGGGCTGCCGTTCACGGTCGGCCGGCGGCTGGGGCGTGTGGACGTGACTCCGATCGGCCGTTACGATGATCTGGCGGCCGAACTTCGCTACGAAGAGGTTATGGCGATCGCGGCCGGCCAGATCATCCCCGCACAAAGTATGCTGGAGATGCTGGCATTTCCATCGGCTAATGGGTCCATCACGGAGGCTACGGACTAATGCCAAGGACTATGCCCCGAATGACCAAAGAGGGCGAGGCGCGACTGCGAGCTGCCCTCGACGCCGTTGTTGACATGGTCAACAGCGGCGAAGCCCCTGACGATGCCATCGTCAAGGTGGCGTCCGAACAGGCGATCCAACCTGGCCACGTCGGTCTGATGGTGCACGCCTACAATACTGGTCGCACCACCAGGCATCGCGAGTCACACTCTTCACTGCTCGACAAGGCAGCCGACTTTCCCATCGCTGATGCACCAGCGATCCTTGAACGGCTGTATCCGTCCAGGGTCAAGTCAGCTGCTGCGATCGAGCGCGAGTCCGGAGTGCACATCGACTACACCATGTCGCCGGCCTGGTACACCCGTGCCTCCCATGCCACCGGAATGGAGAAGGCAGCCGAGGCGGTTGACTGGAAGATGTCTGACCGGCAGGTTACGGCCTATCCGACTGTCCGTGATCTGGAGGCCGGCGATCGGATCAAGGTCGCCCGGCAGAAGGCTGCCAGGGCCGAGGAGGAGGACAGGCTGCAAGCCTCGCGCATCCAGAACGACATCATGGCCGGCTTCGCCAAGCTGGCCGAGTACTTCGCCGGCTACACCAACCTGACGCTGCACGACGTCCGCGACAACGTCGAGACCCTGTACGGCAACGAGGGTATGGCGGTCCTGCGGCAGCTGGACCGCACCCGGCCCAACCTGGTGAAGCGGGCCTCGACCGGTAGGTTCCATTCGGCGGCGGCCGAGCCCTACCAGACCATCGGTCATCTGGTCAAGCTGGCCGGCCAGCTCCGGCAGATGATCGCCTGCAACGAGAAGCGTGCCGCCGAGCGTGCCGCAGCACTGGAGGAACTTGAGCGCCCTTTCGTACCCGCCCCTCGCCAGTCACTTCTCGATCCGCTGTCCTTACCTATGACTAAGCGGGCCATCGGCGAGGGGCTTCTTGGTGGTATCAATGACATAGTCGGCAGCGAGTTCATCCAGCCGACGATCGAGCAGTTGCGTCCGACCGACAAGGACAAGCTCGTCCAGAAGAAGCTCGAACAGATCGCTACCCCGCAGCACGAGCAACAGCTTCGAGACATCAGGACACGGGCGATGCTCGAAGACATGCTGTCCAATGATCCGGTCATTCAGGGACATGATCGCGACGACGTACTCAGTGCCTTCAATGAAGTCAGTCAGCTGGCTCCGCGGGCTAGCCAGCAGCCTCTGTTGATGAACGCCATGTTGCGGACGCGGCTCCAGCAAGGTAGCCTCGATCCGTTCCAGACGGGCGAACTGGTCAAGACCGAGCAAGGGTTGAAAAACATCGGTAGCGTTCCCGCACCACCAGGAGCCAAGAGTGGACCGCCATCAGCCAGCGTTCTGGCTTAGTCAGGATCCGGCAGGCGCTGCCGACTTCCTGGCACGCACGGCTGTGGCCAGCCGTGTCGTGGGTGGGTTCGTCAAGACAGCGCAGGGGCCGGCGCCACCGCCACCACCGGCAGCAGGCGGATCATCTCCTTGGACGAACGCGCTGACCAACGCTGCCATCGGTGCCGGCGTCGGTGGACTGGGCGGGCTCGGGATGGGCCTGTTCTCGAAGCGTCGGAAGAACCCGATGACATCGGCACTTACTGGGGCTCTTCTGGGTGGTACTCTTGGCGCTGCTGTTCCTGCGGCGTATGAAGGGCTCAAGGGTCTGAGCGCGCCGGCCTACAACAGCGGTAATGCAGCCCTGGATGCCCGGCGAGCTGCGGCCTTCGATGCGGCACCAGGCTACATGAAGGCTATCTACAAGATCACTGGTGGTGCCCCGGAGATCGACTCCGGAGCGCCACTTCCAGAGCAGCAAACGCAGCTTCAGCGGACTCAGGCTAACACTGGCTGGAGCGATATTGCGAAGCAAACTGCCAAAGAAACCCTCGGCGGGGCAACCGGTGCTGCCAAGGGTTATGCTGCGGACAACCCGGCCACGGCCGCGTATCATGGTGCCGTCGGGACGGCCCAGGGCTTGTATGCTGCCAGGACGGCTGCGGCAAAGAGGTGGCAGCAGGTGCAAGCTGGTGTTCAGGGTACCAAGATCGATATGGGCACACCTCCTGGTCCGAGAGGGAGTAAAGGCGCGGGCGGAAAAGCGCCGGCTGATCCGGGGCTTGCACGGCTCAAAGCGTACGTGGATACAGCCTCGCCTGATGTTGGTCGCGTACCTGGGACTAACCTGCGCATGTCAGGATGGAACCCATTCCGCAGATGGAACGAAGCCAACCTCGGCCGTGAACTGGGAAGAGTTCAGGCTGGTGCCACCATGACAGGCCCACGTTTCGGACCTATTGCCGGTAACGCCGCCACAGGCCAGGTCAAACTTCCTGGAATGGGAGCGTCAGCCGTCAACGCGATGCAGCAGGCCGGCAGGGACGCGATAGCTGCGAGGGCTGGAAAGGGAATGATCGGTAAGGGTATGCGTGGCGGTGGCAAGGTGATAGGTACGACACTAATGTATGCTGCACCACATGCCCTGCCTTGGGCGTACAACACGGTAAAAGACTGGTGGAACGGGGCCCAGTAACATGATGCTCAAGTGCTCCGGCATCAATGCCTACAACTTCGGTGAGCCGACCATGACCCTGGTCAGGCTGCGCCGCGACGGACGGCTGGGGCCAAATGATCGTTCAGTGCTCGTGAAGCGTGCCGGTGTTGAGTTCGTCGATCGGCTGCGGCATATCAAGCTAGCCGAGGATGAAGTGCCGGTGCACATCATCGGTCTGGGTGCCACCGAGGACTACGGTCCGAACCGCAACGGCGACGGCTTTGATCGCGATGAGTGCCGCAAGCATCACGGGACGTTCCAGAAGTTCGGTCGGTTTTACCGCAACCACATCAACAAAGATCCCGACAAGAGCTACGGCCGTTTTCTGGACACGGCTTTTAACGAGCCCATGAAGCGGATCGAGCTGCTGGCCGGTCTGAATGGCAGCGAGAAAGCTGCCAAGGCCAACGGCGGTCTGGTGGCCGACAAGGAGATGGAGCTGTTGGAAGCCGGTAAAGATATCCCGACTTCCATGGCCTGCAAGGTAGCTCACGACATTTGCTCGGGCTGCGGCAACAAGGCCCGCACCCGCCAGGAATACTGCGACGGCGCTCTGTGCAAGTACGGCGGGCTCAAGGACAACATCGGTCGGACGTTCGATGACGGTCATGTGCTTCATGCCAGGAACCCGAACCCGGTTTGGTTCGACGACTCACACGTCCACAAACCGGCTGACCGGATCGCCTGGAGCCTGGGTCGCCTGGAGAAGTCCGCTTCGACAGGTGGCCGGGTTATCGGCTTGGGCGGCGCTGCCCTCGCCGATGAGATCGGTCTGACGATGCCCCTCGAACTGATGGTCGACCCGTTCATGCCGAGCTGGGTCGCGCAGCACGTCAAGACAGCCCAGCTGCTGGCTGATGCCGAGAAGCGGGTTGAAGGCGAAGGCCCGACCAATAGCGATCGTGCCTTCGACTATGAAGTGCAGGGGCCGGTCCGGGACTTTCCGGATGACCTGCATACCAGGAACCGGCTCGAACACATGCTTGGTGCCCTGGCAAACGAGAAAGTTGCATTGCCGCTGCGAGACTTTCTGGTATTAGTAGCTGGTGATGAGAAGCAGGCCAGTGATGCTTACGCAGATGTTGCCGCACAACTGCCGGGCATCTATGGTAGACTAACCCGGAGCCCGACCCTGGATACCCAGGTGCGGGACAGCATCTATGTTTTCAACGGCCATGCGGCCCATCCGCCGCTGGCCATGCAGACCTGGGCGTCCAAGCTAGCCATGACCCACGGGCTACAACAGAAGCATGTTCAGGACCGTGTGCACACGCACGCGATCCGCAGTTTGCCCGTTCCGCGGCATCGCGGCCAGGGCGAGGAAATGCTCAAGCAGGCGTCCGATATGGGCGGTGCTGAGCGGCTTGCGAGGCAGTATGCTCTCTACAAACTTGCACTGGCGTCGGCGCTCCGGGCGACCGACGAACGTACTTTCCCCTTGACATCCACTTTACTGGTGCGCCAGAACTACGTAAGCTGAGTCTTTGCACTCGGGCACGGCTGCTGCATCGGTCAAAGGAGTGACCCCACTCATGTCAACTCTGAAAACTTCGCGAAACGCGGTCTTCTCCAGCCTTCGCTCGTTCTTCGACGAGATCGATGGCGAGAAACAGGCTGCTGAGAAGCAGGGTGCCCCACTGAGCGAGCCAGGCTCGCGTGGCGGCGAAACGACCCATCCGTCCAAGAACGTCGACGACGGGCTCATCCCTCTTCAAGAGGGCGCCCGGTTCAAGGAGAACACGTCGGACGTCAAGGAAGAGATCGGCGCGGCGTCGGTCGAGAACGCCAAGGACCCCGGCGGTCAGATGCAACACGAGTTGCAAGTCGGCGTCCGGCACGCTCCGACCGGCGAAGACCCATCCGTTGAGGATGACTTCAAGGGGAACAAGGAAGATCCCGGCACGTCGTCGGTCATGAAAGCCGATGACGGCGAGAAGTATGGTGAGTGGGACTTCAAGAAACTTGCCGCCGCGATCGGCAACCTCGGCAACGAGATCATGGCCGACCTGGGGCACGGCAAGCTCGTCGAGAAGCAGGCGACCCCGGCTGGCAATGGCACGGTTCACAGCCGTGGTCAGACGTTCAAGGTCAACAACCCGCCGCCGGCTCAACCCACTGAGCCGCCCGCCGAGGTTGACGAAGAGACCAAGCAGGCCGCTGCCGCCGGCTACAAGCTGGCTGCCGCGATGGGACTGGACGGCGACGGCGCTGACGCCCAGGTCTCCCTGATGGTCGAGACCATCATCAAGGAAGCCCAGGCTCAGGCAGACGGGCTGGCGCAGTTCATCGACGCCTATGCGCGTACCGTCAAGCAGGCTGCCGATCCAGCAGCTACCGAAGCCGAAGATCACATGGCACCGGGCGGACCTCCTCCACCCGGTGCCGACCCGTCCGCTGGCGGCGATGGCGCTGGCGGTCCGCCGCCTGATGGCGGCGGCCAGGATCCGATGGAGATCCTGTCGCAACTGCCGCCGGAAGTGCTCCAGCAGCTCGTTGCTGCCGTTCAGCAAGGTGGGCTTGTTCCGGGTGGTGGCGGCGGTCCAGGCGGCCCTCCGGGCGGTCCTGGAGGCGGTCCGCCCGATACAGGCGGTGATCCAACCGAGAACCTGAGCGGTGCCATGCACGAGATGGGCGTCTCGCCCGACGAGCTGGCAGCAGCCGCTCCCAAGGTTGCCGCCGATCAGCGTGAGACCTTGTTGAAGATCGCTAACACGGTCAAGACCAAGCGGCGTTCGGGCCAGCTGGGCTACAAGGTAGCCTCGACCCCTTACGACCAACAGGTCAGGGCTGAAATGCGGCAGTACCTCGCCGAGGTCATCGGCGCCTGATCACGGAGGAGAATTTATGGCTGCGGCCCGTACCCGACCCAGGACTGTTCCCGAGAAGGTTCTCGAGTTCGTCGACATGTCCGCCGCAATGGCGGAGAAGGCGGCCGGGGTTCTCTCGAAGCAGGAACAAATGGAAAAGCAGGCTGCCGATCTGATCCCCACGGCCGTCGACGAGCTACTCAAAGCCAAGCTCATCGAGCCCGAGGAGAAGCAGGCGGCACTCGACGCACTCAAGGATCCGGTGCGAACGCTCCAGATCCTGATCAAGACCGCGCGTGCCAAGCACGACGACAACTCATTCACGCTCGGTCGACCGGACACCAACGGTCATGCCGAGAAGCGAGCCAACGCCGGGCCAGGCCCCTATGCCGGGCGTCGTTACGGTGAGGCCGAGGAGCCCGAGAGCTTTCGCGTGTTCCGCAACAGGCTCATGGGTAACTAAGGGGACGGATACCGAAGAACCTTCAAGGAGGTAAAAGGAACTCACATGTCGACCTACACTGGCCCAACCCTGATGTTCCAGCACTGCCTTGATGAACTCAAGGGGTGGCCCGATGAGTCTGCGCTCGACTTCGACGCGTACCTGTCGACCAACGTGACAGTCGACCCGGTTTACGGCGGTAGCTGCGTCCACGTCAACCAGTCCGGTCAGTTCGAGCTAGGTGTCGGCGCTGGTCCTGGCGACATGGGGATCTTCCTGCTTCAGGGATCCCATGAGCTTGACGTGGCCAACCCTGGCGGCAACAACTGGACGCCCATCGCACCGGCCGGACCCAACGGCAACCCGATCGGCAAGATGTCAGGACTGGTCGCCACCGGCGCCTACGAGCTGGAGACGACCGAGTTCGACCCGACGACCACCATCTTCGGTGGCGCCAATGTCCATCCCAACATCGTCCCTGGTCAGATGCTGACTGCACCGACCGAGGCCGCGATCACCACCGGCACTGACAAGAGCATGGCCGGCAAGCTCTTCGCTTTCGCCAACTGGCCGGGCGGTGCCGGAGATGCGGTGATCGCCAAGAACTATCCGGTTTGTGCAGTGTGCAGCCGGGTAACTCACTGGAACCATCACCGCGTGCCGGTCACGTCGTTCTGGCCGGTTTATCTGCCCAAGCAGTCCTGAGTCCATCGTTACTGTTCGCTATGGAAACCATCCCCTTCACGGAGGAGACCTAAAGTGGCAGCCGGCAACGCCGTCATGACCAGGTCAGAAGTGCAGCTCATGAACGAGACGCTCTTCTCGCACCTGACGAACCCCGGGATGATCAAGACCGCCATCGACGCAGTGAACGACTTCACTCGCATAAAGATGCGTGAAGATGGGTTCGCTCGTCGTGTCATGCCCCCACTCCAGATCGCCAACGACGAGCTGGATCGCCAGGTCGACACCGACAAGCCCGTCAAGGTGGTCGACAAAGAGCCCGACAGCCCGGCCGCGATCTCGATCCCGTTCGCGACGCTGCCGACCAACGTCTACATCCGAGGCCCGCGTTACCGCGTTGCGTTCGACCGCATCGTGACCCCGCGGTTCACCAAGGACGTCGACGAACTCCGTACCTGGATCATGGATATCCGGCAGGTTTTGTCGGACAATGCCATCAAGGACATGCTAGCGGAGGAGGACTCTAAACTCATAGGAGCAACCAACTTAGCGTTGGTCGCCCATGACACGCCGGTGCCTTGGTCGCAGATGCCACAGTGGGTCACGATCCATGGCGGCATCACTCGTGACTCCGTCCTCGACTCGCTGAAGATCATGCCGAGCACGGACGCGAGACTTGAAGTCGCCACGGTGTTGATCAACAACGTGACGATCAAGGAAGTCATGAAGTGGGGCCGTGACGAGATGGGCGGTGACTTCAGCCAGGACGTTCTCCGGAACGGCTGGTCGGAAACCGACTTCCTCGACAAGCGCTGGATCATCACGATCAAGCACGACTTGGTTCCAAATGACAGCATATTCATGTATGCTGATCCGAAGTTCATAGGCAAAATGTATATTCTCGAAGATACTACAATGTATATCAAGAGAGAAGCATATTTGCTTGAGTTCTTCGCCTACGAAACACTGGGCGGAACCATCGGCCACACCGGCGGGTTGGCTCGGGCAGACTTCGCCTGAGCATCTTTTGATCTGTTTACGGTTACTTCACGCGGAACTTGATCTACCAGGGAGGGCAACATGGCCGAGGGGCAGAACCAGGACCAAGCACAGGTTCCGGTGCCGAGGCCCGACGCGGCGTACGACTTCTTGTACAGCCAGATCCACGCCCCGGTATTCTTCAACAAGCTCGCCCAGGACTACGGCATCGTTCCGCAGAACGATACCGAGGCCATTCAGCTCCTGGATATGGCCGCTGATCTGTTTGCAGCCGGCCAGCAAGAGCAGCAGAAACAGGCCAGTGCTCAGGGCACCTTCATCAACCAGGCCCACCAGAGCCTCCAGATGCTTCTGGGCAAGACGGGTGGTGCCCGAGACGTCAATGCTCCGGCCAACGACCGTCTGGTCAAGCAAGCGGCGGCTGAGCTGACCAGGAACCCTTACGTCCGGGCCGCCGCCCTGTCGTATCAGTTGCACCTGGCTCAACAACAGCAAGGATGAGCCGGGCTCAAGGATAAGGAGATATCGCCATGCCTACCGCTGAACCACGAGCTGGTATTAGCCCGACGCCTGTGGCGTACAGCCTCTACTCGACCGTCTTGAACTCGAGTGGGGTTGAAGCGGTCTTCAGCTTCATTCCACCCCACGGCAGGCGGATGGCTGCCAGTGAGCAACTGACGGTGGCTGGTAACATCATCGACCGGCTTGCCGTCAAGACCTCGAACCGTCAGTTCAAGGCGTTTGAGGCTGCTATCAGCAGCGGTGTGCTGACTCTTGTCTCGACACCTGGTGTGTTCGTGTATAACGGCACCAAGCCCCAGGTCATCTCTGGCGGCACCGGCTCGCTCGGCATGGTCGATCCGATCTTCTTCGTGCCAGGCAGCAACCCGCCTGTGACGCCTATGGTTGATGAAGAGGAAGAAGCTAAGGCCGAGAAGTCAACTGCGCGCAAGTAGCACACCGGGATGAGGGACTGCCGCGGTTCGCCGCGGAGCACGCAGGATGCATATCACCGTCATCACGCCCACGCACGAAGTGACCTGGTTGGGCGATGCGTGGGCGAGTCTGCGATCGCAGACCTATGATGACTGGGACTGGCTGATCCTGCCCAACGGTGGCGCCAGGGTTACCTCGGACATCAGTTCAGACCGCCGCGTTGGCGTACTGCCCGAGGACTGGACTACGACCGGAAACGTCGGGGCCTTGAAGCGGCAGCTCTGCAACCACGCTGCCGGCCCTGTGATCGTCGAGCTGGATCATGACGACATCCTGACGCCTGACTGCCTGGCCGAGGTTGCAGCGGTCATTGGCGACCCCGAGGAGCCATCGTTCGTCTACTCGGACTTCGTCCAGTTCTGGCCTGATCACAACAGCCATGTCTTCAGCGCTGACTGGGGCTGGGAAACCTACCCGTTCGAGTTCGGTGGTCGGAGCTACACGGCAACGCGGGCATTCGATGCAACAGCCGCCAGCCTGCGCCAGATCTATTTTGCACCCAACCATGTGCGTGCCTGGACCAAGGCGGCTTACGGGCTCGTCGGCGGCCATGACCCGGAGCTGCCTGTCTGCGACGACCACGACCTAGTTTGCCGGCTCTATCTGGCTCAGGTGCCGTTCCATCACATTCCCAAGGTACTTTACCTGTACCGGGAGCGAGCCCACGCCGTGCCCTCGCAGAACAGCTACCGCAGCTTCCAAGGCGATGGCACACTCGAGAAGGTGCACCATCGCAACCAGAACCGGTATACCTGGCGGCTGGCTCACGAATGGTGCCGCCGGGCCGGCCTGTCGATGTACGATCTGGGCGGCCGCATCGACTGCCCCGAAGGCTACAAGTCAGTCGACCGCTTCGATGCCGATGTCTGCTGCGACGTGACCGAGGGGTTGCCGTTCGAGGACAACTCGGTGGGCATCTTCCGGGCGGCTGACTTCCTGGAGCACATTCCCAGGGAGCACGTCATTCCGTTCATGAACGACATGTGGCGATGCCTGGCGCCTGGTGGCTGGGTCATCAGCCGTACACCCTCTACGGGCGGCAAGGGAGCCTTCTGCGACCCGACTCACGCTTCGTTCTGGAACGATCTGTCCTTCCGTTATTACTGCGATCGTCGATACGCTGCGTATGTGCCGGAGATCAAGTGCCGCTTCCAGGCGGTGCGGGTCTGGGAGTGCTATCCTAACAACTGGCACAAGAAGCAAGAGCTGAAGTACGTGTATGCCGACTTGATGGCCTTGAAAGGTCAGCGACACCCAGGCTTGCAGCTGATCTAGTCAAGCCGTAGAATTTGCGCCTGGGGCCCTGTCGTAGGCTCACACGGACGTCGTCCGAGGAAAGGGAGTTCCCAATGGCAGCAACTGTCACGATCATGCGATGGACCGGAGCCGCCGGTTCGCCGACCAAGACCGACATCATCAACACGCTCGCCGGGAATACCCGGGCCAACGCCATCGACCAGGCCACATCGGCCGATACAACCTATCCCGTCCAGATCCCGACCTCGGGCACCAACTGTAGCTTCTGGGTATCCACCCGGTTGAGTTGCAGCGTCACGCCGGCCAACTTGATCAACAACCTGCGCTGGTTCTCGGATGGCGGCAACAACTTCGGCGGCGGCATCACTGCCATCGTCGGCAAGGCTGCGGCCTATACGCAGGCCACTGGCTCAAACGGTGTGTCCGGAAACCCGCTTACCACGGCTGCCTACGCCGGGCTCACATCGCCGGTAGATCCATTCACTACCTACCCGCCCGGAAGCCCATTTGCGCTGACCGGTTCGCTGAATAACCCGACTACCGGTGACTTCGGTGACTTCGTGGTATATCAGATAGTCGTCGCGACCAGCGCGTTGCCTGGAGCCACGACACAGGAAACGTGGACGTGGAAATATGATGAGCAATAGGTAGGTAGTATTTTATGGGTCGGATCGAATACATTGCGGGGCTGTTCGACGGCGAGGGGACATTTTCGATCCAGTTACAGCTCGACGTCAGTAAGAAGGGGGTTCAGACTGTTCATTTCACCCCTCGGATGACGATGACTCTGCACTATGGGACTGAAGTTCTTGATGAGCTAGTTGGTGTTCTTGGTGGTACGATCTATCCTTACAAGAACGGAGCCCGTCGGTGGTCCCTGGGTAGACGAGATGAGGTGACCGCAGCTGCCAAGTTGCTTCTTCCGCATTTGAGGATCAAGCAGCGGATCGCCGAACAGTTTCTCGAAGCCCTTGCGATCTTCCCGACTGAGCGGGCCGACTTTCGTCGAGGCAAGCGGGCGTGGACGCTGGAAATGACGTTACGGGTAGCTAGGATAGCGCTGACACTCAACCCATACAAGAAGAGTCCAAAAGGCATTGAGTACTTGAAGGTGCTTGAGGCCGCATACAAAGGAGTAGCATGATGCCTGACCCACGACACCCGCAGCAGCCTCGCCCGCCGAGACATCCGGCGCCGCAGCCGCAGCGAGGTCAGCCCGCGCAGCCAGCGCCAGTTCCTACCAAGCCCTCAGCGATGCGGCCGGTTCGGCAGCTTGCTCCGTCCGAAGAGGCCCCGCCCCTCGAGAAGCAGCGGAAGCTCAAGAAGGGCGAAAGCTACTGGGTCGTAGGTCAACGGCATCTGGAGAGGCCACTCAAGGGCAAGATCGTCCGGCTGTCCAACGAACCAGGCAAGGCGATCGGTATCGAGTTCGATCAGCCGATCGGCGGGCTCGACAAGGAAGGGCAGCTCTGGGGCGTCAACCATACCTGCGATGGTCATGGCAAGCAGGGGCACTGCCTTTATGTTCGCCCCGACCAGGTTCTCGATGAAAAAGAGATGGCGAGCTTCAACGCGCGTCAAGCCGAGGCGAGAGCCGCCGAGACGAAGTGGGAAGAATTTGATGAGCTAACTGTTGGCCCGACAGCTCCACCGTCGGTTCCGGCGGAACCGGCCCCGAACGGGCACAGCGAGAAGATGACGATCGGTCCTGGCGACGTCGGCAAGCTCGAACTCAAGAAGGAAGAAGACAAAGACGAGGACGAAGACGAAGAGGACGAAGAGGACGACGACAAGTAACCACCGCACATAGGACCGGCTGGTACCGAATACCATTGCTGCCAGCCATCCGCAGGTCCCACCCGGGAGAGGCAATACAATGTCTTTCACCTGGGCCGCCTTTTACCGCGACGGCGGCCATGCGCTTCAGCGCAAGAACGACAAGCTCCACCTCGATACCGCTGTGCTCAAGAGCATTCAGCTCTTCGACCACAGCGGTCGTCCTTTCATCGAGCAGCTCTTCGAGCCCCAGCAGCGGGCGATCTATCACGTCCTGCCGCACACGCCGCTGACCGGCGCTCCCTGCCACATGCTGGGCTGGCAAGAGACCCTCAAGCGCGATGGTCGTGACATCAGTATGCAGCACATTGCCTACATCTCGGAAGATGGTCGGATCATCATGGCCGGCCGCTACGATGAAGGTCTGCCCTGGTTTGCCGTGGTTCGTGACGTCAACCCTGGCATGCCCGACCTGAGCTGGGTTGCCTACTACGAAGACGGGCAAGTTGACCCGATGTACGAGCCTCGCACCCACCATGAGATCAGTGCCGCGCAGATCGATCGAGGGCGGCTGCTCTCGATGGTCTTCTACGGCAACCAGGGCCTACCCTGGTTCGAGCAGTACTTCGATCGCGGTCAGCGGATGATCTTCCGGCGGCGGAACTTCATGTCCACTGGCGAGCTGATAGCTGGACAACCACCGGTCATCAACATGCTGGGCTGGCAGTTCTCGGCCCAGACTCCTGACGGTCGTGATAGCAACGTCCAGCACATCGCTTACGTCATCGGCGATGAGTCGATCATCATGGCTGGCGCCTTCCAGGAGAAACATCCCTGGTTCTACAGTCCGCAGCTCGTTGCTACCGATACCTGGGAGATCGGTTCGCCGATGCCCGGTGCCTAGCCGGCCGGTGATCCAAGGAGGGATCGCGCATGGCCTACCTGACCAAGACGGACCGGATCATGGAGCAGGCCGCCGCGCCAGGGACCGGCAACGTGACCCTGGGCGGTGCCGTGACCGGGTTCCGCACCTTCGCGTCGGTTTTGAACTCGGCCAACCCTGACACCTGCGCCTACCTGATCGAGGCCGTGGATGCCAACGGGATCCCGACGGGACCGTGGGAGCGCGGTTTCGGCACCCTGACGGCTGCAACCACTTTCGTCCGCACGGTCGTGCTCGAGTCGATGCAGGGTCCTGGCAGTGCCGTCAACTTTACGACCGGCATCCGGATCAGCAGTGTTCCGATGACCGAGACGACCCAGTTCTATCCGCAGCCAGGTGGCCGGCTGACCCTGTCAGCTACCCTTCCGGTGGCTGAAGTCGGCGGCGGTAGTACCATGCTGTACTACTTGCCGTATCTGCACGACAGGGTTCCCCTCTGGAACGGCTACGCCATCCAGGTCGTCAGCGTTACCAACGGTGTATCTCTCAACCTCACTTCCGTCGGGCTCGCGATCAATTCGGTCTATGACGTCTTCGGCTTCATCTCGGCGACGGGGGCCATGAACCTGGAGGTACTGGTCTGGACAGATCTGCACAACCGGGCAACGAACATCACCGTACAGAACGGTCTTCCCTGCAAGCAGACCGACGCCACCCGGCTCTATCTGGGTACCTTCTACACGCCGTCCGGAAACCAGATCTACGACGTTGGTACAGGCGTCGGGTCAGGCGGTCAGCCCAAGCGCTATCTGTGGAACTATTACAACCGGGTGCAGCGCCACATCGTCATGTATGACAACACCGCCAGCTGGAGCTGGGCCACCAACGCGTGGCGAGTCATGCGGGGCCTGACACCACCCAACGGTACCGTCGAGATGGTGCGTGGGAACAACGACGACGAAGTCATACTGTACGCTACGCTCGCGTGTAACCCTCCCGTCAACTGTACCGGATATGTCTGTTTCAGTCTGGACTCCGCTACCGCGACTACCGGCCCATGCTCCTACGGGATGATAACCAACAACGCGACCTACAACCTGGCCAAGCAGATCACTGCGGTATACACGGGGTACCCCGGTATTGGCTACCACTACATGGGCTGCATGGAAAATAGCTATGGAGGCACGGTGAGCTTCGGTGGGAACTGGGGCGGGAATGGTATTGCCGGGATCGTGTGGGCATAAAGGGCTCTGTCGATGGCGTACAGAACGCTAGGCACAGATCGGATCATGGAGGTCGCTTCTGCGCCCGGCACCGGCAGCGTGACCCTGGGCGGTGCTGTATGCGGCTTCCGCACTTTTGCCAGTGTTCTGGCCTCGGCCGACACTGTCGGCTACTTCATCGAGGGCGTAGACGCCACCGGGACTACCGCAGCGCCGTGGGAGCGAGGCTTCGCCACGTTTACCAGCGCCTCGAACACCTTGGCCCGGTCGATCGTGATCGAGTCATCTGCTGGTAGCGGCGTCACTGCCAATTTCACGGGCAACGTCCGGGTTGGCGTCGCTCCGATGACCGAGACGACCCAGTTCTATCCGCAGCCGGGCGGCCGGCTGAGCGTCATCTCGGGGAACCCATACGGCGACGGTTCAACGACAGGGAACCTGATCTGGTATTTGCCCTTCATGCACGACAAGTGCCCTGTCTGGAACAACGGCGGCATCCAGGTCCTGACGATCCCCGCGGCCGGAGTATCCCTCAACATCGCCGGGTGTGGGGCCGGAACATGCTGGGATGTTTTCGCCTACAACAATGCCGGGGCGCTCGGGCTAACGATGCTTGCCTGGGCCAGCCTTACGGGTAGGTCCACTAACGTGACCTACCAGAACGGCTTCCTGTGTCTTCAGACCCAGGCAGCCAACCGTTATCTGGGCAGCTTCTACACAACTGCCGGCGGTACGGTCTATGACACCCTGAATGTTGCCGGTGGCACTGGCCAGCCAGCCAAGCGGCTGCTCTGGAACATGTATAACCGGATATCGAGGCCGGCCTACATGTACGACACGACTGCTAGCTGGAACCCTGTCGGCTCCTGGCGACCCATCCGGGGCGCGGTAGTTCCCAACGCCTGTGTCGAGGTGATGCGGGGGTTAGACGAAGATGCGGTCATAGCGCTCGGCCTGGTATCCGGTCAGGCTCCGAACGGTCCAGGCTTCTTCGGCTCCGTCGCCCTTGATAGTGCCACCGCCACTACACCGGTGGGTTGGGGTCAGGTCAATAATGGCAACCCCGGGACCGTCCAGAGTCAGATCGCTATTCCATATGCGGGGTTGCCCGGTCTCGGCTACCACTACCTGATCCTGTGTGACAACGGTGGTACCTCTGCCACCATCTCAGTCATTGGCTGGCAGAGCGGATCATGCTCCCTTATTGGAACTGTACGCTCCTAGAGCGGGGTCGCTGATGGCATCCTACAGGTTTAACAAGGTAGACCGGGTGCTGGAAACCGCGACGTCGCCGGGCACAGGCAACGTGTCATTGGGTGGTGCTGTGCCTGGGTTTCGTACTTTCGCGTCCCTTCTGGGCGCAGGCGACACCTGTGCTTATACCATCGAGAACGTGGATGCCAACGGCAACCCGAACGGGGGTTGGGAACGCGGCTTCGGTACGTTTCAAAGCGGTCCGGTCCTGGCCCGAACGACCATCATCGAGTCGTCTGCCGGCGGTACTACTGCCGTCAATTTCGCCGGGAATGTTCGGGTCGGTATCACGATGATGTCGGACACGGTTGTGTGCTACCCGACGCCGGGTGGCCGGCTAACTGGGGTGTCAGGCGGCCCGGTCGGCGATACCCCTACCACCGGTAACAATGCGATCTATTACGTGCCTTACATGCACGACAGGATCCCCGTCTGGAACGGTGCCGGCATGCAGATCATGCAGATCCCCGCAGCCGGACTGACCATCAACGTCGCCAGCATGGCGGCCGGTACGGCCTGGGATGTCTTCGCCTATCCTTCCGGCATGAACCTCGCGCTGGAGACGGCTCAGTGGACCAGTCCTACGTCTCGGGGCAGCTTCAGCATAGTTTGGTCCAGCAACGGCGGCTACATAGCCAAAAGTACTGATGCAACCCGCCGATGGATAGGCAGCTTCTACATAGATACTGCGGGCACGATCTATGATGTCGCGGCTACCGGCAGTAGCAATTCCCAGCCTGCCAAGCGGCTTCTCTTTAACGCGTATAACCGGGTGGCGAAAGCGGCCTACATGCAGGACTCCGGCGCCAACTGGAGCGGCGGCGCTACCGGCAACTGGCGGGTCATTCGAGGCCAGACGATCCCGGCGGCCTCGATCCAGTTATTCCAGGGGTTGGGGGACGAGTCGGTCTATGTGGCCGGCTCGCTTGGCGTACAGTGCGCGTCCGGCGTGTGGGCTAACGGCGGCATCGGCCTGGATGGGACCTCTGTTCCTGGCAACTCGGGCTGGGGTGACTTCTATACCAGCTTTGAAGCCACTCAGGGGGTTATCACCTTCTCTTATTCGGGGCAGCCCGGTCTGGGCTACCACACCCTGACTCTGCTCGAAGGTGCAGCTGCTGCCTCTCCTTATCCGACCTTCGGCTGGGCCTTCGGGGGAGTCGGCATGTGGGGAGTCGTGCGTTGTTAGTCAGGGAATAACAAGACGATGTTTTCCGCTTCACCCTTCTCACGACAGCCATCGTCTTCGTTGCCCAACGACGGCCCGTATGGTGCGCCGACTGATCCCAACCTGATCTCCTACTGGAAGCTGGACGAGTCCGCGACCGGCGCGATCGCGCACGACTACGGCAAGGCGATGGCCCACGCCACCGATACTTCGGCCGCCACGACGGTATCCACGACATCGCCGGTTGCGGCACCGGTCAATAACTTCGTCGATCCGTCGGGCCGTTACTTCCCGAGCAACACCAACAATGGCTTGAATGCCGGAACGCCAGCAGCACACCTGATCGCCGACAACTTCACCGTCGGGTTTTGGTGCCGTGTTACCAGTCTTGCCGGCAACAACACCATGTGTCCCATCTCGAAGTGGGACTATACCGCGCCTTTTGCTGGCTGGTCGTTCGTCGTAAATACCTCCGTCTCCAACATCGGCTATCCCGACTTCATCGTCGGTAGTAGCTCGACCCTCTATCACTGTCTCGCCAATGGCCCACTCACGGTCAACGTCTGGACTCACGTTTGCGGCGTGCAGCGGAACGGTACTCGGTACATCTACATCAACGGGATCAAGCAGGCTGCGAGCAACAGCCAGGCGTTGGTGGTCGTAGGCTCGACTCTGCCGACGTACATCGCCCAGATGAGTACCAGGAACTATGGCTGGTACGGCGACCTCGATGACATTCGCTGGTACGGCATCGCGCTCACTGATGACCAGATCTACAGCCTTGGTCATGGCAATGATCCGTACCTGACCACGATCACGACCAGGACGCACACGACCGATGCTGTCAAGTACCTGACAACAGCCGAGACGCATACCACCGACACTGCGAACCTCCTGACGTCGACGAAGGCGCATACTACCGACTTTTCGGTGCAAGCTCTCGGGGTGCCCCGGTCGCATTCCACTGACTGCCGGGTCGTCGATAGCAGGCTGGTCTCCTACTGGCCGCTGGACGAGGCTGCGGCTGGCAACACCGCGATGGACTACGGCTGGGCCGGCGCCAATGCTACCGATGGCTCAAGTACCGTAGGCCCCTCGACAACTGCGCCGATCGCGGCACCAACTAACTTCACCAACCCTCGCGGCCGACTCTTCCCGGGCACTACTGCTGGCATCCTGAATGCTGGGGCTCCTGCGGCCCACAAGATCACTGATAACTTCACCGTGGCGTTCTGGTGCCGGACCACCAACAGCGCCACATCGAAGGCTGCCATCACGCGGCTGGATAACACAGCGGGCGCTACCGGCGGCTGGGTTGTGTACCTCGGTACCTCGTTTCCAGCCGCGGCTATCTGCCAAGTTGGCACTGGTTCGACTTATACCAGCATCACATCTGCCAACCTCATTCAGTCTGGTGTCTGGACTCATGTCGCTTTCAAGCAGACGTCTGGCACCCGCCAGATGTATGTCAACGGCGTCAAGTCGGGCGCATCTGCCGTTACTGCGTACAACCAGCCTGGCGCGACCGTAGCGACCCAGATCGGTGCGTACTGGACTGGCGGCTCATCAACCTTCAACGGCGACCTCGATGATGTTCGCTACTACAACGTAGCCCTCACTGACGATCAGATCACCAGCTTGGGCGCTGGTAATGATCCGTTTCTGGTCACGACCACAACTAGGACCCACACCACTGATATCAGGCGGTACCAGACGACCAGCAAGACCCACACCACTGATATCAGGCGGTACCAGACGACCAGCAAGACCCACAGCACTGATATACGGGTCTACCAGACAGTCAGCAAGGCCCACGGTACTGATATCAAACTCTGGCGGTCAGTCAGTCCGGCTCACAGCACTGATATCAAACTCTGGCGGTCAGTCAGTCCGGCTCACGGTACTGATATCAGACTCTGGTGGTCGGTCAGTCCGGCTCACAGCACTGATATCAAACTCTGGCGGTCAGTCAGTCCGGCTCACAGCACTGACACTCAGCTTCGATCCATACTGACCGTCACGATAACCCACAGCACCGACACGCGGGTCTACCAGACAGTATCCAAAGCTCACAACACTGACACACGTGTTTATCAGACAGTATCAAAAGCTCACAGCACCAACACACTGGTCTACCAGTCGGTGCAGAAGGCTCACAGCACTGACACATGGCTGTCGCAGCTAGTAACGAGGTCAATAACACATGCCACTGACACTCGGCTGTGCTGGGCACAGCTCGTCTCCTGGTGGAAGCTCGATGAAGCGACAAACGGCGCGGTTGCGATCGACTACGGGTGGGCTGCCGCCAACGCTACTGACACCGGCGGCACGACCATCTCGACACCGGCGCCGACCACCTTCGCCAACCCCAATGCTCGCCACCTCCCGGGTGCCCCCACCTATCTGAATGCCGGTACTCCAGCGGCGCACATCATCAACGACAATTTCACTGTGGCGCTCTGGGTACGACCTTCCGCTTCGCTCACAACTAGCTACGGCCTAATAGGGCGGTGGAACAACACGTCCGGTAGCTTTGGCGGTTGGGTCGTCCAGAACAGCAGTACTGCGGTCCAGTTGATGGTTGGCACAGGCGGGAGTGCCAGCCCCGTAAACTCGAATGCCGCGCTGACGATCGGCACCTGGACCCACGTTGCCTTCAAGCAGACATCCGGTACCCGTCAGATCTACATCAACGGCATCAAGTCAGGCTTACCCACCTCCGTTGCATGGCAGCAGCCCGGTCCGACCTATCCAACGCTCCTCGGCAATACGTTTACCGCTGGAACACCATGGAAGGGCGACCTCGATGATGTCCGCTACTACAACGTAGCCCTCACTGACGATCAGATCAGCAGCTTGGGTGCCGGCAACGAGCCATACCTGGTTACAACTTCAACCAAGACGCATACCACCGACAGCTACCTGCTCCTGTCGCCGATCAAGACCCACACCACCGATATCGACCTGGCCACGGTGGTGTTCAAGACCCATACCACCGACACGCGGGTCTACCAGTCGGTGCAGAAGACCCACACCACTGACACGCGGGTCTACCAGTCGGTGCAGAAGACCCACACCACCGACACGCGGGTCTACCAGACTGTCAGCAAAGCCCACAACACCGACACGCGGGTCTACCAGACTGTCAGCAAAGCCCACAGCACCAACACCTGGCTCTCGCAGCTTGGCACTGTTGTCATCTACCACACCACCGATACCGACTTCAAAGGATCGGTGACCTGGACCCACACAACCGACACGAGAGTCTACAAGTCAGTCAGCAAGGCCCACAACACTGACACGCGGGTCTACCAGACCTACAGTAGGGCTCACAGCACCGATACTGCCATCCCGCACACATTTACCGTGACCCATTCCACCAACTCCTTCCTCAAGATCGGGATCGTGGGGTCACGATCCCGTACCCAACGCATCGGTACGCGAACCCTAGCCTTCAACGAGAGGTGATCTATGAAAGAGCGCCAGCAACTGAGCACCAACTACCCGATCGGGTTCATGCTGGTGCTGAAGTCCGACCACATCACCGGGGCCGTTGGCAAGGCCAGCACGATAACCCTGACGATCTCCAAGAACGCCGCCCTGGGGTTCTCACCCCCGGCCGGCGCTCCTGGGACCATCATCACCGAAGTGGGCAACGGCTGGTACTACTGGAACCCGGTAGGAGCTGACCGGAGCGATCTTGGTGAGCTGCGGATCCACGTCGATGAGCCCAGCTGTGATCCCTACGACGAGAAGTACGACATCGTCCAGTACGATCCGTACGCCTACGTCAGCCTGCCGGCCAGCGAGCGAACCTCGATCGCCGATGCGATCTTGACCCGGGACTGGAGCCAGGTCACCGGCTGGGCAGCCCGCTCCTTGATCCAGGCCATGCGGCTGCTCCGCAACAAGTGGGGCGTCGACACGACTGGCAAGCTCACCGTCTGCATCGAGGACGACGCAACTACGGCATGGACCGGACAGCTCCAGAGTCAGCAGGGTGCCGATCCGATCGTTGGTCAGACCCCGCAGTAACTTCAACCAGCTTGAAAGGAGGCAGCTCATGTTCCGTTTCGGTGATCCGGGCGGCCGGATGTATCAGGTCGCTGGTACATCCGGTGCCAACATCCTGGCTCTCTGGACGCTCTCCGCCCAGATCGGCCAGTGGTCGGTTGTCGCAGGCGGCGGTCGCCTTCCTGGCAATACCTGCCTGCGCATGGCGGTCGCCGGCAACCCGGCACTCGTCAAGACGATGGACAGCCAGCCGACTTGGGGCATCGCGTTTGGGCTGAAGCAGTCGATCATCCAACCCAACGTCGCGATCCAGGTGTGCGGCTTCCAGGACGCAAGCACCGTTCAGATGGACCTGCGCACTAACCTCGACGGTACGCTCTCTGCGACCCGCAACGGGACCGTGCTGGGTACGTCGACAGTTGCGCTGGGAGCGAATGCCTGGAACCACATCGAGTACAAGGTCACGTTCCATTCGAGTGCCGGTGTTATCCAGCTATGGATCAACGGCGTCCAGCAGTTTAACCTCACCGGCCAGAATACCCGCGCGACCGCGAACAACTCGGCGAACCAGGTCTTCATCGGCAACTTCAACGGCGGTAACGCGGCCAACTACGACTTCGATGATGTTATCGCTTATGACGCACAGCCCAACGACGCCAACGGCTTTGCCGACATCACCGGGCCGATCGGTGACTGCTCACTCAACTGGCTGCTGCCCACGGGTGCCGGCTCGACAACACAGTGGACCCCTGACTCGGGCTCGAACTACGCACGGGTGAACGAGGCTACGCCCGATGGCGATACGTCCTACGTTCAGGACGCGACCGTCGGTGACATCGACACCTATGCGACCGCAGACCTGCCGGCTGGTACGGCCACGGTCAAGTCCATTGCGGTGTGTAACTATGCGCGCAAGACCGATACCGGCTCTCGCACGATCGTTGCCGAGATCCGCTCCGGCGGTACGAACTACGCGCACACGATACCGATCCCGCTAGCTCAGACTTATGCGTATGGCTTCTCGAACTGGGGCATGAACCCATCAGGTGGCGGAGTGGCCTGGACTCCAACTTCCGTCAACGCACTCGAGGTGGGTCAGAAAGTCAACAGTTAATGCCAGACAAGGCCGGTGCACCCCCTGCTGGGACCAACTCGGTAAGTCAGACTGGCGCGCTCATCGTCAGTCAGGGGACCCCGGCTGCGCGCGCAAGTCAGAAAGGTGCGCTTGTCGTCAGCCAGGGAACGCCGGCTGCACGTGCATCTTCTGCGGGTTTACTGGTCATCACCCCGTTCGTGAGCGCCAGCACACTGCCCGCGCATGTGAGTCAGACAGGTGTGCTCGTTGTCGATCAGGGAACGCCAGCAGCTCGTTCGAGCCAGACCGGTCTACTGGTCATCGTGCCACCCCCGCCTGTCACTGTCACAAAGGTACACGCGACCAGCACAGTGACGGCTGCACCTCCCACCATTGGGCCAGGTTATCACAGCATGTTCGCTACCTGGCTGGGTGGCGGCGGCATGCGGACCATGGTCCTGGATACGACCCATACCACGGACACGTTGGCGGTTCACTGCTACGCTACGACCCATACCACCGACGTTCGCATATATCAGCCGGAGATCGTCACCCATCGCACCGATACGCTGTGCTTCCGCACGGTTCAGCTTCCCGAGTGGGTTCAAACGCTGTGCTGGCAGTCTGTGTCCATAGCGCATCAAACCGACACCAAGCTCTGGGCTGCCATCGAGAAACCGCACAGCACCGATACCTGGATCACGCTGCTCGGCACTGTCGTCATCTTCCATACCACTGACGTCGACTTCCACGGGTCCATGACCTGGACCCACGCGACTGACAGCTGGCTCTACCAGACGGTGCTCAAGACCCATAAGACCGACATCTGGCTCTACCAGTCGGTGCTCAAGACCCACAAGACCGACACCGCGGTCTACCAGACATCCAGCGTAGGTCACAAGACTGACAACTGGCGTTACCAGACGGTCCAGAAAGTTCATGCCACAGACATCTGGCTCTACCAGTCGGTTCTCACAACTCACAAGACCGATACGCGGGTCTATCAGACTGTCAGCCCGGCTCACAGCACGGATACCAAGCTCTGGTGGGCGGCGTACAGGACCCATACCACCGATACCGACTTCAAAGGATCGGTAACAGTCGGGCATTCAACTGACACGCTTGTCATGAGTGCCACGCTGATCTCCTGGTGGAAGCTCGATGAAGTCGGTACCGGCCAGATCGCAGTTGACTACGGATATGCCGTTGCCAATGCGACTGATACTGCCGGCAACACGACTGACGCGAAGACAGCGCCGATCCACGCACCAACGACGTTCACCAACCCGCACTCCCGCGACTTCCCGAGCGCTACCGGTGCCGGCTTGAATGCCGGACATCCGGCAGCGCACATGATCTACGACAACTTCACCGTGGCGTTCTGGTGCCGGCCCAGTTCGTTCTCAAGCGCGATGGGTGCTATCTCGCGGGCAGATATTACACCCAGCGCCATGGGAGGCTGGAGCTTCTACATATTCGGTACTGCTGATGGCGCCAATGTCGGCAAGGTCTCGTTCCGCGGCTTCAGTGCCAACAGTACCTACGAGCTGCTTACTGACAGCCCGATCACGGCCGGCGCCTGGACCCACATTACTGGTGTGCAGCGGTCACCTTATCACCGCTTCATCTACGTCAATGGGATCAAGCAGTCCGGATCTGACAGCAACCCGTGGGGTATCCCCAACGCGAATACCCCGACGATCCTCGGCCAGTCTGCCGGTGCTGGGCCTTCCGGGCCTGGCATGCTGGGTACGGGCGGTCCTGGAACCATCACTGGAGTCGGCTACAACGGCGACCTCGATGATGCCCGCATCTACGCGGTCCCGCTCACCGATGACCAGATCTATAGCCTGGGTCATGGCAATGATCCGTTCCTGGTCACGATCGTGACCCCGGCTCACATGACCGATACCGCCGTACAGACGTCGTTCACCAGGGCTCACAACACTGACATCCGGATCTACCAGACGGTCCAGAAGGCTCACAACACCGATATCCGGATCTACCAGACGGTAATGCTGGTGCACAGCACCAACACCTACATCACGAAGCTGACTACCGTCCTGGTGCCGCACAACACCGATGTCAACCTCAAAGGCTCAGTGACCTGGAGTCACACGACTAACACATATATCACGCAGCTGATCCCTGAGACGATCGTTCACAACACCGACAGCGATCTCAAGGGCTCAGTGAGCTGGACTCATACTACAGACAGTCAGATCTACCAGACTGTCGAGGTCGATCACGCTACCGATGCGTTTCTCTTCCAGCTCGAAGCCGGCACCTACGTCGTGTGGCACGGCACGGATACCGACATCAAAGGATCGGTCATCGTTTCGCACACGACCGATGTGGACATCGCCAGTGATGTCGATCGAGAACACACCACTGATATCAAGCTCTGGCGCCAGGTCTTCCTGACCCACACGACCGATGTCCGGGTCTACCAGACGGTACCCAAAACCCATCGTACAGATACCAAGCTCTGGCGAGAGGTGCTCAAGACCCACAACACCGACACACGGATCTACCAGTCAGTATTCAAGCCCTTCACCACAGATACGCGGGTTTATAAGACCTTCAGCCAGGCCCACAAGACGGACATACGGATCTACCAGACAGGCAACAAGGCCCACAATACCACCACGCTCGTGCGGCAGACGGTCTCGGAGGGCCATGGCACCGATACGCTCGTACGGCAGGTGTACTTCAACACTCACACGACCGATGCCGTGAAGCAGCTGTCGGCATCCAAGGCCCATAACACTGACACGTTGATCCGTACGACGCGATCGGTGGCTCACAGCACAGATACCGCGATAGCTAACCTCGTCCTGATCGCTCACAGGACTGACACCCTGGTTCGAGGTTCTCGAGCCTGGGTTCACAAGACTGACACCACGAAGTGGCGGTCCGTCCAGGTCGCGCATACAACTGATAGCTATAACCTGGCCAGGCCGATCGTGGCCCACACCACCGACACGGATGTGAAGGGTTCAATGAAACTGCCTAACTGGGTCCATACGCTGAAGCGCGGAACCTACCCCCGTGCCCACAACACGGACTCGGTGGTCTGCTACATCTACACCGTTCATCACACCACGGACATGCAGGTCATCGGCACCTGGTTCCGCGGCCACAAGACTGATACTGATATCGCCACAACCCAGTGGACGGCTCACGAGACCGACACGTCGACCTTGAAGGTGCCGGCAGCGTTGCACACGACCGATATCATCAAGGTTCATCCCAGGAGCATCATTCACAGAACAAGCACGCTGACGGCGCAGCCGCCACTCAATGGACGCTGGGCATCGCAGCGGGTCGGAACTCGCTCACTGGCCCAGATGGCCTACAAGGAACGGCAGCAAGGCGACGCCACTTATCCGGTCGGGTTCTTGATGGTCACCGGCGGGCGGATCTCGCCAGTGCTCGGCGCCCATCCAACGGTCAAGCTGTTGCGGCCTGGCAGTACTGTTTGGGTACCGGCTAACGGCGCAGTTACCGAGTCGGATGACGGTACCGGCGACAGTCACGGATGGTACTTGCTGGCCGGCAATACCGACGATCGTCCGATGACCGGCGAGTACGTGCTGATGGCCAGCGCTCCAGGCGCCGAGACGACCTTCGTCAAGTTTGACGTCGTACTTCCCGATCCATTCGCGAATATCAGCCTCGGGCTGGATGAGCACTTTGCGATCGCTGACGTAACCCTTGGACGAGACTTCGCTTCTGCGGTTGGCTTTGTCGCCGTACGCTGCTTCCTCCAGGCAGCCCGAGCGCTCTTCTCCTGGACGACGACCTGGAAGTCGACACAGACTTCGATGACCATAGCTGCTGAGAACAATACGACAGCGTGGCAGGCAACTGTGGTCACATCTGATCCGCCGCTGCTGCCAACCAGGGGTATGACTCCAGATCCTCCCCCGACTAAGGGGATAGACCCAGCAGAGCCGGAGCGATAGGATCGAAACCGGCACGGAGGCTTTGTTCCATGGCCTTTGAACCCTACACCAGAGTCAACTTCGGCCCGGTCAAGACCGGCCTGAAAACCATCGGTTACACGCTGGTAAAGGCCGGCAGGCCGATCGGCCCCCGTGTGACCCACGGGATCGAAGACCTGGGCGACGGTCATTACGGGGCTGCGATCCTGTATCCCAGCCACTTCCGCGGCCAGCTCATCTGGGATACGGGCGGGCCTAGCCCGCAGACTATCGCCTTCGATGTCACGCCCGAGCAAGGTGCAGTCCAGATCGGGTCAGGCGCTGTCGTAAAGCGTGCTGCCCCGGTGTCTCGCCGGCCAGGGCCTCGAGTTCGGGTCAAGCAGCCACCCATCGTCTCGGCACACTCGCTGCTTGAGCCCTGCGAGACGCCGCCATCCGAGCCAGTTGTCGGCACGGTCGATACGATCCCTGTTACGCAGCGTATTCGGACGGTCATCGTCAGCTCGAACCCGTGCCCGTCTGTTGCCTGGACAATGGTCGACTCCCAGGGCTGCCCGGTCGATCTGAGTTCGTGCTGTCCTGGCGCCCAGTGTCCAGTCCTGGGTACGCTCCGGGTCGGGCCTGACTGTCACAACTACTTCCTCGACTACTCGGCCAGTGCGTCCGACCCCGTGGCCGGGCTGATGGTTGCCGATATCGATCCCGTGGCCCTGGGTGGGCCTGGGATCTACGTTGCTGAGATGGGCGTCTTCGATGCCGAGGGGACGTGTGTCGCCATCTCGAACCGGTTCTTCCTGGTTGTCGAGAAGGGGCTCTTCGGTAACTTCCAGGCCAAGGGGCCACCTACCATCGCCGAGATCCGGCTGGAGCTGCGGGATAGCTCTCCCCTGGAAAGCGACCTGCTCGATGACTCGGTGGCCTGGGACAACTCCGAGATCGCGGCGGCACTGGTCAGTGCTGTCGACTACTGGAACGAGTCCTTGCCGCCGATCCCGCCCTATTACACCACCCAGAACTTCCCGTTCCGGTACTGGTGGAAGCAGGCGGCCAAGGCCATGCTCTTCCGGGTGGCTGCCGAATGGCACCGCCGCAACCAAGTCGCCTATTCGGCCGGCGGCGTTTCGTTCGATGATCACGGCATGAAGGCCCAGCAGTATGACCAGGCAGCTGACAGCATCTGGGCCGAGTACAAGCAGTTCGTCAAGGAGCGGAAGATCTCGAACAACCTGGAGGCCGGCTGGGGCGAACTTGGCTCCGACTACGGCCGTATTTCTTATCCTGCCGGGGGCTACTGGTGGTAACGGACCTGACCAACTTCTATGACCGGGGGCCAGTCTTCAAGCGGCTGCGCATCGACCACATGGTGGCGGGCCAGAGCCGGCTGAGCTGGGAGATGGCACCCTGGTTCTGCGATCCGCTGCCCTGGGAGTTCTTGCCTCAGATCTCCGATACAGGCGTCGACACGTCAGTTTGGCGCGATCTTACCGGCTGGCTGCCCAACTGGTTCACGATCATCGTCGGGCCGGTCCTGGAGGGGGGTCGCAACCTGACGACCAATTTCCGGGTTCTGTTGCGTACGCCGGCCGGGGAATACGCCTCGGAGCCTCAAAATGTCTTCGGCACATTACCCAGCAAGGGCTGGGTCCGGGCTCGTGTCATTGTCAAGAAAGAGCGGCTGCGGTTTCGTACGGCCACCGTCGTCAAGGGCTGGCTGCTCAAGCGGATGCGCACCGGCACGACGCCCGATCCGACTGATCCGCGTACCGCCGTCACCAACTATCTGACTGGGGAGATCATCAAGACGGTTGATCCGGCCACGGTTGGTACCGAATACTTCGGCGGGTTCTATATGCCGGTGCCTTATGATCTGGATGCCGAGCCTACCGGGCTTTACGAGCATCGCGATGAGCTGCAAGGGCGTGGCACCATCGATGATGACTCACTGGTCAGGCAGGCCCGCATCATCCATGACCCGCCGGTAGCTCACTGGGATGCCTTCGTGGCCGATCAGTCCGACCTGCGGTTTTACATTCACCGCGTAAGGCATCTTGCCGAGATCGCTTCCGTTCCGTTGGTGTCCCAGGCCGAGTTGCGGCTGGCACCATTCACCGATGTCATCTACACTGTGGAGGTTCCATTAACTCGTGAACAGTTCCGAGACCCCTGCGCCGCCCACCCCGAGCCCTACAAAGCCCGAGCGAGGTAAGCGCATGTTGCCGCAAATGACTCCCCAGGACATGATGGACTATGAGCCGGACCCAGAACAGATCAACGTGATCCTGGGCCGACCCGCAGGCAGGGAAGCCAAAAGCAATGGACGAGTACCCTTCCAACGGCGGTCCTGAGTTACGGGTCGAGCACTACTCGAACCCGTGCTCTTTCGGGCTTACGCCGATCCTGATGACCGGCTTCCTGCTTCAGTGGCTGGGCGATCACTTCTCGCGCCGCCAGAACGTCGAGCATCCAGAGCTGCGTGACATTCTCTGGAGAGCTAACACCAGAAATGGTATCCTGATCGCGAGCATTACCGACTGGGATCCCAAGGCGGTTGAGAAACGGCCCGGGATCATCATCAAGCGAAACGCGTGGACGGCCGAGCGTCTTGCCATCGACGACCGGCTAACGCCCACTCCTGATGGCGATGAGCACTATTGCACTTTAATGCGTGGTTCTCACACCATCTTCTGTTTGGCTGGCGAGGGCGGTGAGGTCGAGATCCTCGGTGCCGAAGTGTTCCGGGAACTGCTGGGGTTCAGCTCCCTCATTCGACGCACGCTGAACCTGAACCGTTTTGGCGTCTCGGAATTAGGCCCCGTCAATGAGCTTCAAGAGGCGACGGAGAACTACGCCGTTCCGATCACCGTCGCGTACGCTTCCAGCTTGGCATGGACTCTTGAGCAGGATGTGCCCAAGCTGAAGCGGATAATGCTATCGGCGAACATATTTTCGTCAATGGATACTGGCGGCCGGCTTTGCGGGGTTTGCACCCCCGGAACCGGATAACAATGGACTGGACACAACCGTTCGACTGGCATGGAGGCACCGATAGCAATGGCTTACATTCTGCCGCAAGTACTCGTGTTCCAGGAGTTCGATCTTGTCCCGATCGCCCTGCCGGACACGCTGCGGGCACACATTTCTGGAGCACATGCGTTCATGCTCCGGTATTCGGAGCCTAACGAGAAGCTCCTGGCCTACCTGGGCATGTATGATCCGCTCAATGATGCCATCAGCGAATGGCCCCAGCGGCCACCGGGTGGGATCGTCGATGCCAGCTACACCAAGGTTTACATCGACAACGCCAACCTTCAGTACTATCAGCGGCTTGTCCCTTCTCCTGCCGATCCTACTACCGCCGTGACGCCGGTCGGCAACAACAAGATCCGCAGTGCTGACCAGGAGTACGGCTATGCGGCTAACGGCGTCAACTACCCACGCTTCCCTGAGCTGGGTGACCGTGATGTGCAGGTAGGTGATCGGGTGCACATCCGTGGTGTGGTCGGGACTGCAAACTATGACCTCGATACCTATGTCATGGGGATCGAGGCCGACCCGACCGGAGCATCCGTGGCCGAGCCGGAATTCCCGGACAGCAACGGGAAGCAGCAGTCGGCTAGCGCGGTCGTCACCCCGACCGGTGTCACCAACTCGATCCTGCTCACGGTCGACAACAGCAACTACAGCGCCCTGGCCGATGGTGCGCTGGATGACACTTACAACATCGAAGTCACCCAGGCTTCGAGCGGCGGCAAGCTGGAGACCGCCCAGCTGCGGATCACCACGACCAGTGGTAATGACGATGATCTGGTCGTGGTTCCGGCCGCGGCAGGTACGAGCTTCTCGGTGGGCAACCGTGGGTTGAAGCTGACGTTCGCTCACAGCAATACGACTGATGATCTGCTGACCACCATGTCCTTCTCCGTGGAGGTCAAGTGTGCTTATGCGCCGGTCACTGCGGATAGCAGTACCAGCACCTATCGGGGCACCAAGTCGACGACCTACATCATCGAGTTCACCAGGGGCGGGCTGGTCAGCACTGACCATACGACCTGCCCGGCATTCACTGTCACCACCACACTGGGCGTCGATAGCAGTACCGCGCTGCCGGTTACTGATCTTACCTTGATCTATCCGGTCGGTACCCAGGGCGTGAAGGTCAAGTTCGGTGGCGCCGCGGACGGCATCCGCAAGGGTGACAAGTTCACTATCGAAGTCGTCGCCGCACAGGATGGCCGCATCGCTGTACTTGTCCTGGCTCATAACCTGCCGGCAGACCTGGTGACTCCGACACCAGTGGCCGATCTCGATCTGACTCTTTACGTGCAGCGGAACATCATGGTCGACGAGTCGGCCGACGGCTTCGTCAACTGGGAGCAGAACGAGACCCAGATCCTCATTCACGGCGGGATCGTCGCTTATGACGAGACGTTCACCCTCGGCGGCGAGCCACGTCCCTTGCAGGTCATGTCCGGTGAGGTCTACGTTGAGTACCGAGCCTGGCTTTCCGATCTGGCCTCGAGTGTGGGCACGATCTACGACGTCGGCACCATCGACGACATGATCAGCGGACCGCTATCGCCCGACAACCCGCTCAAGTGGGGCGTCTTCAAGGCGCTCTCCAACTCCAACGGCTCGGAGGTGAAGTTCACATCTGTGGCCAACCCCAATGAGATCGAGAGCTGGGTCTCGGTCCTGGAGCTGCTGATCGGCCGCAACGATGTGTACAACTTGGTGCCGCTGACCTTTGACCGTGAAGTCCTGGATCTGTACGCGGCCCATGTCAACGATGAGTCGTCACCCGAGCAGGCACGCTGGCGCGCGGTTTGGGGGGCTATACAGGCCAAGACCACCGAAGCTGTCGTCTCCGATACGACTTCGACGAATGGCCTGGTTGTCATGGCCGTCATCAACCCGAACAACGAAGCCTTTGAGACCTCGACCGAGAATACGCTGCTAACCGTGCCGGCCGGCAACTCTGCCTTCCTTGACAACCAGGTTCGGCCTGGCGACGTGGTGCGAACCAACTACGGTATCGACACCAGCGGCAACGAGACCTATGTCGAGTACGTCATCGACCAGGTGATCAACGAGAACGCCGTTCTACTCATGTCTGGACCGCCGGACCCCATTACTACACCCCAGAAGATCGAAGTCTGGCGGTACATGAACAAGGACGAGATCGCCCAGGACCTGGCCATGCAGGCCGGCAGCTTTGCCAGCCGCCGGGTCAAGATGGTCTGGCCGGACGTGGTTGGCTCGGGCGGTGTACTCCAGGAAGGGTTTTACCTTGCAGCTGCCCTGGCTGGCTTGCGATCAGGTATCGTGCCGCAGCAGGGCATGACCAACCTCCAGGTCGCCGGCTTTGACGACCTTTCCCGCACCACGAACTTCTTCGGCGGTGCCCAGCTCAACACCATGGCCGGTGCCGGTACCTGGATCGTGACCCAAGCTCCGGACGGGACGGTCTATACCCGGCACGCTCTGACTACGGACAACACCGACGTCAATTCAAGCGAAGAGATGATCACGACGAACCTGGACTCGATCTCTTATGTGTTCGCCAACCGGCTAGCACCATACATCGGCCTGATGAACGTCACCGACTCGGGCCTGATGATCCTGAGTACCGAGATCGACTCGTGCATCAACTTCCTGAAGTCCAACGGCTACGTAGCCCGGCTCGGCGGTCAGCTCGTCGATGCCACGGTCGTCAGCCTCCAACCCCACGCCATACTCCCGGACCGGGTGGTGTGCGTCATCGATGTCACGCTGCCTTATCCTCTTAACAACCTCGAAATTCACCTGGTCGTCTGACACGGAGGTTTAGCCAGTCATGGCCGACATTTTCAATAAAACCTCGAACCGGCTGGGTGGGGCATGGTCCGCCGATGGCGCGGCTGTATCCTTCTCCGGCCAGGCTGCCGGTCTGCTCGGCGTCGGGATGATCGTGCAGCAGGTCAACGTCGGGTACCAGCAGCAAGTCACCCGGCTCTACGAGATCGGCTCGAACATGACCTACTACGTGGCCGGTCGTGTTCAGGGCAACATGACGATCGGCCGGGTCGTCGGGCCAGGTGTGGTCATGTCGGCGTTCTACACCGCGTTCGGCGATGTCTGCAACGCCGCCAACAACACACTGAACCTGTATATCGGAACTGGCTGCCGCTCCTCGGGAGGGGTGACTGCGCAGTTCACGAACGCGAGGTTCACCATCAGTTACGCTGTGCTTATCAGCGTCGGCATCTCGGTCGGCGCCATGGACATGGTGATCAACGAACAACTCCAGCTAATGTTCATCAACATGGCGAGCAGTGGAGGCGCCACCAACTCTCTGGGCAACGTCCTCGGCAATGTCGCATAGTGTTCGCGGCGGCCCACTGGGCCGCTAGGGCCCTGGTGCCCGTAACCTCACCGCAAGGTGGTCTGCACGATGCATACGAACAACCAGGGGCGTCGGCCTTTGTTCGGGCCGACGTCCCAGACAGCATACGGCTTGGACTGGCAGCGTAAAGCCAAACCCAGCGCAGCTTCAGCCCCGATCGATGACGCCCAGGGGCACGCTTACAACGTCACCAGGAACCTCGGGATCGGCCCTGAGATCTACCGCGGCAGGGTCGTCGATGTCATCGCCTATGCTCACTGCTACCGCGTGCTGCTTGAACGCAACGGCGGCGTGATCCTCTGCATGGCCCTGGTATCCGGCGGTCTGCTGCCGATCGGCCCCCATCCGATCACCTCGATCGGGCCGGGCTCCGAGGTCTACGTGATCCGTCCCCGGCCCGGCAACTTCGGGATCATCCTGGGCGGCTTCCCGTCCGCCATGACCGATCCCTCGGTCGCCCTGTCAGACTTCATCCATCAGAGCAGCCGCTGCGGTCTGCGGGTCGACAAGACCCACTCGGCGCCGTTCGGCACCAGTGATCACGGCGGTATCGGCGACTTCTCCAATGGCCGGCCGTTCGACGGCATGTCGATGGGCGAATGGGGTGCTATCTGCGAGACCGGGCTGCGCCAGTTCCTGGATCCGTTCATGGTGCAGTGTGCCGTCGATGAAGCGACCGGCGTCTTCGTGTTCTACCACGACCAGCTCTTGCGTTTGGCTGGCTATAACACCCAGATGTTTTCGGGTGGGCATGAGGTCGAGATCTACGTCGACCAGCGCGAGGTCCATCACTACGACGGCTTCACTCCCTACCCGTGGGAGCAGTGCGGTGCTCTCACTCCCAGCGAGGACCCATACACCGAGAACTCGCCGAAGGATACCCAGATCGACAAGCCCTACTACGGTGCCTGGGAGCCCCAGGAAGACGACCAGATGCCGTTCCACCGCTCGCTCGGGTTTCGGGGCTACCTGGGCCAGGGCGGCAAGCGGATGGTCATGGCGCCGCCCGGACAAGGCCCCAATGTCTACGGTCAGCCAGGAGCTTACGCGGCACTGTTCGAGGAGAACATCGGGCTCGATGGTCGTTACTCGCTGCGCTCATCCAAGGGGCTGCACATCGTCAAGTATGCTGCTATTCCGCCTGTGAAGCGGATGAAGCGGCCCGAGGATGCAGGGGGCGACAACCCTGATAACTACAAGTTTGCCGGTGTCACCGGCAGCGGTCCGGATCACAAGGTTACCGGTCAGATCAAGCCCGGCAGCGATAACCCCCATCTCCAGCAAGCTGCCGGCATCATGGACGTGCATTCCTGGGTCTTCAACTGGTTGGGCGCGCATCCGTTCCACTACCACGAGAAGGACTGGCTGATCAAGGAAGAGACCGACACCTTCGCCCAGAAGGTCGAGGCTCCGATCAGCTATGGCGATCTGGCTCAGCAGTTCTACCTGAAGCGCCCCGATCCGGTGACCCAGAAGATCGACCAGCGTTACGGCGACGTGAACTACTTCCCGAACCACTCGTACATCAGCATGAACGACGATGGGGGCATCTCCATCGGCGACGGCTACGGCGCCGAGATCCGCATGTGCGGCGGTCACATCTTCCTCACGGCGCCTGGTGACGTCTGGGCCAAACCTGGGCGAAACTTCAACGTCCTGGCCGGCTACGACGCCTGCTTCCGAGCCAATAACTCGATGGATCTGTCGGCCAGTAAGAACGATCTGCGACTGAAGGCCGAGCACAACCTGCATCTGCTCGGCGGCAACGACGGCAAGCAAGGCGGGGTGCTCATCGAGTGCAAGGCCCCCGGATCTTATGGCTACCAGAATGCCGTCGGCGAAGACGTACGGATGGGCGGCTTCCAGGTGAAGGTGGATCAGGGTGATGCCGTTATCTGGGCGACCAACATCTACCTCCGGACTGGCGGTGGTGATGTAAAGCCAGGCTTCATCACACTCGATGCCGCTGCCGGCCAGCAGCCGATCACACTCTACGCCAATACGATCAGCAACTATGTCAGCGGGTTCATTGCGGACAACTTCGGCACCAACGGGAACATCACGACCAGTCACGTCTGGCAGGCCGGGTCCAACATCATCGGCTCGGGCTGCTATGTGAACGGGTTCGGCATCTTCGACAACAACGTGCTCGTCAAGGGATGGGTCGAGGTCGTGGCTGGCCACTTCGCCAGCGAGTTGGCCGACTCCTTTGACGGCAAGGTTGCTTCGATGCAGGGCCTGAGCCTGTTTCTTGCCTACCAGGATCTGGCCAAGGCCGAGGCGGATGCAGCCACGGGCGTCACTGATGCTGCGCAGTACTGGCAGAAGCTCTTTCCCAACTATCTGTACGCGGACAAAGGGGCAGGGAACGACGCTGTCATCACGGCAGTCCACTTCACTTTCCGCAACCCGAACCAGTACAAGACCAACAACTTCAAGCTCTTTGAAGATCGCTGGCAGATGATGGCGAGGCTCGCCGGCCAGACGCTGTCCAAGTGGGAAGAGAAGTCGATCACCGGTGGCTCCGAGGAGACCATGCCTTACCCCGGCAAGAAGCCGTGGAAGGATGATAGCACCTTCATGACGATGGACCTCCAGCTCTATGACCCCAAACAAGGGGCCTCGATCCCTCGAACCAAGTCAGCAGGGACGGACACGTCGCCGAGAGTGACCGAGGATAAGTACGAGCAGCCTCAGTTCAAGGACCCGCAACCACAGCCGCCTTCCAGTGGATACATGGTTGTCATTTGAGGATCAAACGATGGCTGAAAAGAAGAAACTCGATCTGCGCAGCCGGCCCAAGACACCACCGCCGGCAGCAGCCCCGGTGACTGTTCAGCGAGATGCCTTGGGGCCTGATGTCTACAAGCCGGGGCAAGTGCTGGATCCGCGGTACCTGACTCCTTTCGAGCGACAGCAGCTGGAGTCGATCGGCTGGGAAGAGGGCTCGCCGGTGCCGGGCAATGCTGCCGAACTGATCAAGGCGGTCCAAGAGGAAGCGACTGCCGAAGGCGTCTTGCCGGTGCCGGCCGATACACCGCCGCTGACAATGCCCGACCCCATCGACATCAGCAGGTTACCTGCCGCGAAACAAAAGGAGCTGTACGCGGCGATCAAGAAGGCCGGCCAGTACCAGAAGCAGCTTGCCGAACAGGGCGCCGCTGTTGCTAACCTGAACCCCGACATCGCCGAGGCCGTACGGGTAGCCGACGATGTCGCGCGAGCCAACAACCCGCCGCGTGGCATCACTGTCGTCGACGACCGGCCGTTCCGAGCACCCCAGGCATCTACTGCTACTGCTACTGCTACAGCTCAGAAACCCCGGCCGAAGGGCTGGCCCAAGCCTGAGCCCCCGGCGCCTGAGCCCCCACCAGAGCCGATACCACAGCCGGGTCCGGCAGGTTGGAAGCGACCCGCACCGCCACCATTCGAGCCGCCGCCGAGCGAGCCGCCATCTAGCCCACCGATCGGCGATCTCTCGGACGCTGGTGGGGTTGGGATCACTCACTGCCCGCATTGCAGCTGGGACCTGAAGCAGGATGATCCCAGCGATCCAACTGATGCCGATAAGCGGGTCTATCTGATGGCCGCCCTGGCCGGGCCTGGCCATCGTTTCGCCCGCGAGACTTCACTGCTGGGTGGGACGGTCAAAGTTGGCTACCGTGAGCTGACCGGCGGCGAGGCCGACGCCGCCTTGACCCAGATCGCCGAGGACGTTCGCAGGAACCGGGTCGTCGGCGACGGCGAATGGTGGCAGCGGCTGATGGACTACCGCATGACCCAGGCCATCGAATACATCGACATCAATGGCGTGGGTCGCGTGTACGAGGGTGTCGAACTGGACGAGATCGAGTCGGATGACGGTAACCTGACGGCGTTCCCGGCGCTGGTAGGACACCTGCTAACTAATGTCCTGCACAGTGAGAGTCTGCGGCGGGCGGTCGGTCAGGGATACATGCGGTTTCAGCGGTTATGCGAGAAGCTCGAAGCCAATGCGGACTCAGAGTCTTTCTGGAACGGGATCGGTTCGCCTCGCTGATGGTGCAGGCTGCCGCAGCTGGGGTCGTAGACTTCAGCCGGGCCGATCCCGACGATCCCAAGTGGTGGCGGCACTTGCGTTTGGTCCTCGATCAACTGGAGCGGAACCACCTCAAGGAATATCATCGGCTGTACAATGAGCGGGTCATATCGGTGCTGTCCCGCGCCGATCTGGCCAGAGAGTCAGGGGAAAAGTTACTGGAGGAGTCTGACTCACGGATCGACAATATCGCCAAGATCATGTTTCCGTGGGCCGATCTGGACCGTACAACGATACGGCAGGAGCAAGCCAAGCAATTACGCGAGCTTTGGGAGTCCTGGTTCGGCAAGCTGGATGATCCTGATACGCAACGGCGGATCCAGGTTACGGCAGACTGGCTGAGGAACACCGCTGCAAGGCGGAAGACCCCAGGGACGGGGAGGCGTTGATGTCGACCGGCTACCAGCAACCACTGCTCGACGAGCTAGCCATGAACCGCGGGCTCTTCGGCGGTTCGCTTGAGCCCAGGCAGCGCCTCGACTTCAACTTCACCGACGCCGGTATGGGCGGGATGTTTGGCAGCCTCGCGCCCATGGTAATGAACCCCATGATCAGCCATTTCTTTGGTCATGGTGGCATCATGCCGGCCCAGTTTGCGCCCCAGCAGGGGCTCTACGACCAGTGGCGGGCCAAGCAGTACTGGCAGCAGCGCCAGACGGCCATGGCGACTGCCAGCCAGCAGGACCGGGAAACCTACGTTCAGATGTTCCGGGGCATCTCTCAAATGCAGGGAACCCCGTGGGGCATCGAACAGCAGCGATCGGCCAACATCATGGCCGGTGACCTGGCATACATGGCTCCCTTCCTGGCCCAGGCGATGCCCGAGACCTTCGATGCCCTGCACGGCACGCGGGGCTCGGCGACGGTCATGTCCACATTCCTGCACCGTGCTGGCATCACCGGTGTTGACCCAGCGACTGGCCGCACCGGGATCACAGGTGACTCGGCCGGGATCTTGGCCGCCGAGATGCACAAGCGGTTCTTCGGTGTCGATGCCGACCTGACTGGCTGGAAAGGCATGTCAGCCGGCCGTGCGGGCGCTCTCTACGAAGAGATGAATACTCGCGGCCTGATGGGCACATCGATCGGTGCTATGAGCCGGCAGGAGCAGGTTCAGCGGCTCAGCCAGACGACCGGCCGGGACATGGCGGATCTCGAGAACATCCGCAAGCTGGATCCGACCCAGTTTGAGGGGATGCTGCGGACCTTCGACGCCAACCGGATCGGCAACCGGCTCAAGGAGATGTCCGGCGCTGTTGCTGCCATGCGTGAGATCTTCGGCGACATGGGCAAGCCCAACGCTCCCATGAAGGAGCTGATCGAGGGCCTCGACAAGCTGACCCAGGGCGGCATGGCGACCATGACCCCGGCCCAGCTGGAGCAGACCGTCCGGAATACCCAGGTCATCGCGCGCACCAGCGGTCTTGGTATGCAGGCACTCGAAGGTCTGACGGCTCAGGGAGCCCAGCTAGCTCGGATGCAGGGGCTGGATGCGCGCTTCGGCATCACGTCGGCTCAGGGTGCTGCCGAGTTCGGTGCCGCCTATGGTCAGGTAGGCGGCGGCGCCGCCGGGGGTTGGGGCCGCGCCGGTCGTGATCAGCTGACGCTTCTGGATCAGCAGCTCCGGGTCAACGCGGCAGCCTCGCCGATGGCCAACCGGCTGGGTGCCATCATGCGGATCGCCGAGACCCAGGGGGAAGGGCTCAAGGGTCCGCTCGCGAATGTGGCCGAGGCGGTCAGGAACCATCAGGACACGTTTCTCAATGAGCGTGGCGAGCGAGAAACGCTGAATATGAACGAGGCCCGGTTCATGCAGCTTGCCGCCGCCAGCAATGTCGATCGGGGCACGGCGATGTCCTTTCTGCGGGCCAACGCCGCCAACCAGGAGCAGGTCGACCGCTACAACATCACCGATCTTGCCAGGCGACGGCAGGGTGACGAGGTTCGCAACGTCGTAGCTCAGAGTATGCGTGAGACGCTTCGTAACCAGCTGAACGCTGCCGGCGTTACCGGCGAGCGTGCCCGGGATATCGCATGGACTGCATCCAATGCGCAGGCACAAGCCCTGACTGACATGCCGGTCGAGACCCGTGTCAACGACCAGACACGTAATGCAGCCCTGGGAGCCGCCACCCGTACAGCCGTGGTCGCCCAGCTCCGGAAGGAGGGCATGAGCGAAGAGCAGGCTACAGCCGAGTTCGAGCGGATGTTTCCCCAGGCGCAGCTCAACATGACGGTAGCGGGCGGATACGGCCGAGCTATGCAGCGGTTTGCCAGCGATCCGGCCTTGAAAGGCTACGGCGGTCTGGCCCGTGCGCTCGACCTGAACAACCCACGAGTCCAGGAGCGGCAGGCATTTCTGCGGGCAGAGAACGCAGCCGAGGCCGCCATGGGTAAAGCTCTGGGCGGACTGGGTGCAGCCGGACCGCTAGCCAGGATCATGGACGAGATCCAGAACCCGTCAGGCGATATCGGCACAGCGATCAAGAAAGCCCTGGGTGGTGTGGATCCGGCAGAAGTTCGCGAGCGGCTAGCTGCCATCAACCCAGAGGATCTCTCCAAGGAAGGCGGGCCTGGGGCCAAGGAGCGGCTAGCCGTGATCATGGAGGAGGTCATCACGACGACCAGGCAGTTCGAGCAGAAGCGGCCTGAAGGTATGTCGGATGCAGACTGGCAGAAGCGGCGTGAAGCCCTTCGGGTTCGTGTATCGGCGCTGCGGGCTGGCGGTGAAGCGGCTCAGACCCAGACTAAAACCGAGCTGGTCGCAGCCAACATCATTTCTGGTGATGCTACTCCTGAAGCCGTGAGACAAGCTGCCCAGGATGTTGCAACTGGTAAGAAAGGCTCGCCGGAACTCCGTAAACGGATCCTGGCTTTGCGTGCTGCTGGTGCCGGTGTCGACGCTGCATTCGTCAAGCGGCAGCAGCTGAGTGCGCTACGAAGTGCAGGTGTCGCAGAAAAGGATCTTGAGGACGCACTGGCTGGCAAGGATGTTCCAGGCATGAACCAGGAGCTTCGTGACCGGCTCCTGGATATAGGATCGGCAACCGGTGGGATAGACGTCAAGGCAGAGCGTGCTGGCATCACCACCGGGGCCCAGGTCGGCGAGAAGCAGCTGGGCGACGTGATGAACCAGCGCGCATTCCTGGAGTCTGATGCCGCTATACCGGCGGTCGGCACTGAAGGTCGGGACGACATCATCCGGGAGCGCGAGCGACATGCCGGCGCTGTCATCGATCGCGGTCAGCGCTGGATGGACGTGCTGCTCGGCGACACAGCTTCGATGAAGAACCTGGGCGCCGGCGGCTTTGATCTGGCCAAGGGCACTCGCGACAAGCAAACAGAGATGTCCGGGCTCGCTCGCCGTGCTGGACTGGACCTGACTAAGGTCCTGGCAGGCACTGTCGATGAGTCCAAGCTGACCGACAAGCAGCGGGAAGCCATCGCAAAGATCCGTGGGCTCGATACCGAGGTCAAGGACTCGACGGCACGGATGGTTCAGATGATGACGGCCAAAGATAAGAAGCCTATGGGCAAGGATGAGATCGAGCGCCACGAGAAATGGCTAGCCGAGGAGAAGCGGTCCGACGAAGAGAAGAACAAGGAGGTCGTCAGCGATATCGTTGGTAAGGATCTGACTGGCGCTGGCGACCAGGACGCAGTAGCAAAGGAGATAGGGACAGGTCCCGAGGCTGCGGAGCGGCGGCAAGAGCTGCAACGGATGTTCAAGGCTCGTGGTGACCTCCTGAAACTGGCTCAGGGACATGGCGTCAAGACCGTCGAAGAGTTCACCAAGCGATGGAGAACTGAGTCCGGGGTCGCCAAGTTCTTCAGGATGGGCGTCGCCGGCGAAGAGGGCGATAAGGCCGAGCGGTTGATCAGGGAGTCAGGCGCCCTGTCCGAGGGCGGAGGGGCTGATAGTGTCCGCGCTGCCCTTTCTCAGATCAAGGGAAGAGAAGCCGAGGAGAGCAGCAAGATGGCAGCCGGGGCCGGCGGCAAGATGCAGATGTCCGGCAAGGTAACGGTCGATATGCAGAACAACACGATGGACATGTCCGGGTCCAATGCCCAGATGAATTCGACGCCTGTGGGAGGTTGAGGTGCCTGAGATATTCAACAACCAACCTGGCGTCGTGGTCGTGCTCAAGACGGGAGGCAGCAGCTCCAACCCGTTCCGCATGACCATCGATGGCTTGAATACCGGACAGTCGACCGGGCTCATCGTGACCGAGCTGGCTGTTCAACGGCATGGCAACTTCCAGTTCCTGCATACGCTCAAGGACCTGATCTATGTCTACAGTTTCGGCGAGCGGATCGGTCAGATCAGGGCCAGCGGCATGGCCTTCGCGAAGATGTGCAGCGGTGGGCAGGAAGGGTTGAGCGGGATCCTGGACTATTACGAGCAGTACCGGCTCGAGAACCGGGCGACGCCGATATCGATCGCCATCGGCACCAGCGGGAACGGTCGGTTCCGCGCCTTCCTGACCGAGCTGAACGCCGAGATCTCCCGCCCTGAAGCGCAGCTGGCCCAGTTCGGCTTGCAGTTCCATGCACTGCCCAGTGCCAAGTCATCGAGCGGCGGCGGCGCCGGAGGTGCCGGTGGAGGTGCAGGCGGCGGAGGTGGTGGAGGTGGCGGGACAGCTGGTACCGGCACTACTGCCGGGGGTGGTGCCGGTCGTGGCGGTGGCGGAGGTGCCGGCGGTACTGCCGGTCCTGGTGGCGGCGGTGGTGGCGGAGGTGGAGGTGGAGGTGGTACTGCGGGCGGTGGCGGCGGTGCCGCTGGTACTGCCGCTTTTGGTCTCGACGGTCTTCGTAGTGGTCAGACTCGTGGTGGTCTCAGCGTAACTGGCGGCATCATTAGCCTGCCGCCGCGGTAAGAGGGTGACAGTTTTGATCAACCATGTGCGAACACTCCTGTTGAACATGCCAGCGTCGTCCATGACCCCGATGGGGGAGTACGTACCGCTGGAGTTCAACACAGTGGCGGTGCCGTCGGCTGTGCAGCGCGCTCGTGACATCCTGTTCGGACCACGACCGGATGCCACGATGCTCGACTACCGACTTCGCCAGTATATGACCATGCTGCATTCGACCGAGCTGGTCGAGTTCGTCACTGCCCAGGATCCACGGATCACCTATGCACCTGGTAGTCGGGCCATGTCGGACTTCGATCCCGCAGCGGTCGTCACGCCAGTTGAAAACAGCATCGAGCTGTTCATCACCGGCAACTTGCCCAGGACTGCTGACGGTCGGATGTCATGCCTGTGGCAAGTCAAGGCCATGGTTGCCGGCTCGACGTCGGTGTCGGTAACCCGTCGCAGTGCACCACCTGGCACATCCATCTACCCCATCACCTACACCGGCGGCCTGTCGAACGAGTTCCCGCTGACCGGCTCGCCGCTCCTGGCCAGCTTCCAGGACGAAGGCGTTGTCGATGGGATCACCTGGAATGTCAGCTGCCTGGCAATGCCTCTTCGAGATCCAGGCCAGGTTGCTGCCGACCTGGGAGCTACAGGCGCGAATATCATGCCCTTTCTTTTCGGTATTGGCGCGCAGGAGCCGTACCGCACCTGGCAGAACCTTTGGGCGTCGAACCAGCCGCTGCCGTACCGGCTGGGGGCAGCACTACTGGCCGTAGCGGCACGGACCGATGAAGCTCGTTTGAGGATAAACTGATGCCATCGACTGCACCCTGGGCACGTTACGATCCACGGATCCGGCTCGTCGTCGACGGCAAAGAGATGCCCTGCATCCGCTGCAACGTCGACTACGAGTTGAACGCGATCCCCCAGGCATCGGCTACGCTCGCCGTGGGCCGTAGCTTCGACAACGAGACTTCGCCGGTGCACGCACTGGTCGAGAACTTCGTCGACCGGGCGCCGGCCCAGATCTACATCACGCCTAACGCGAAAGGCCAGGATCCACAGTCGGCCAAGCAGGCAAACGATCTCGGCCTTTCCGGCAAGGAAGTCCGGATCTTCGATGGCTTCGTCACGGCGGCCGGCTTTACCCGTTCGCGAGGCACTGCGCAGTTCAATATCCAGATGGAGCACTGGCTATCCGAGCTGGGGTTCAGCTCGATCTTCTCCAAGAGTAGCCATCCCGGTAACCCTGGTCAGTATTCCTTCGGGGCGCTGGGGCCGATGGGCAGCGACACCGGCTCACCTTTCTCTGACTTCGGTCTCGCCTACAACTTCATCACTGCTGACAGCATTACCAACGACTTCTGGGGCGAAGGGCTCAAGCCGTTCTTCATGGAGCTTTGCAAACAGGACTCCTTCTGGTACTGGGAGCCGGAAGTCGGAGGTGGTGGGGGCGCCAACGATGGCGCGCTGGCTGCACTCAAGCGGTTCAACAGCAAGTGTCAGCAGAAGCTAGCTGTCGCCATGGCGCTGGACGCAGATGTTGTATCCAACATCACGATCCACGCCGGCGCTGCCGTCGGCACGCCTGACCAGATCGCTAACCAGACGCTCTGGGATGTTCTGGTCAGTACATTCGGTGCCCAGTATCTGTTCTACATCGTACCGCGAGTTGAAGACGCCATCGTGGCGGCGTTCACACCCGGCTACCGGCAGAGCTTCATCACCATCAATGCCGATGAAGAGACCCAGGTCGAATGGATGCGCGGTCTAGGCCGACCCATCCGCGGTGTCGGCATCCTGGCTGGCGTCGAGTCCTCGTGTGGAACAGCACTACCAGGACAACCTGCTCCATCTCAGTTGGGTATCGGTGGCTACTTTTCGCCCTACAAGACCGCTGCACCAGTAACGACCGGGCCGCCTGCGCCGGGACCTCCGGGCATCATCATTATCAAGCAAGGCCCGGACTGGATGACCAAGCTGTATGCCCCTGCGAAATATGCCCAGGAGTCTACCGGCGCTGGCGGCGGACCTATCAGCACCGCTGTCAACCCGGACGGTGGCAAACCACCAAAGGACGGCAGCCCGACGGATGCAGTAACTGCGCGGTTGAAGGACGTCGTCAAGCCGTTCCTGGACAACTTCGCACAAGCCCACTACGCCCTGGAGAAGCTCCGTACCCGGCAGGCAGTCTGCTCGTGCCCGTTCCGCCTGGATATCGCTCCTGGTTCGAGTGTCAAGGTCCAGAACGAAGGTGAGACCCACGTGGGTAACGACCCGCTGGCTGCCCCATTCTATGCCCACGTAGCTCGCGTCTCGATCGCCGTGGACGCCGAGCAGCCCATGATCGGTACATCGCTTCACCTGTCCCACATTCGCAGCGAGAAGGAGAATAGCGACGACAAGACATCGATCGCCAAGCATCCGCTCTACAAGGATACTTTCCTGGGGTGCGCTCTGGTTGATACTAAGTGAGTGTTACGCGGCGTATCGGAGGGACCATGCCCAGCACTTTCAAGCCAGTCAAGATCGATGACTTCTCCAGTCCGGGTAACCGGCTCGAACCCAAGTTCGCGCCGGCTTTCCATACCTGGTCGGCCGATCCCAGCCCGGCCAACTCCGACCAGTTCCTGAAAGCCATCGATCCGATCGTCCAGGAAGGGCTGAACGTCTATGGGGGACGCAACGCCAACCCGATGATGCGGAGCCGGGCCCGCCGGATCGCCCTCGATGCCGCCACCAAGTACGATCCCAGCAAGGCCAGCCTGAAGACCCACCTGATGGCCCATCTTCAGGGCCTGCGTCGCTACGGCGCGCAGCAGAACCAGGTGATCCATGTTCCCGAGGCCGTGGCCCTCGATCAGCATCACCTGGGCGAAGCCGAGGCCGAGCTGAGCGATCAGCTGGGTCGTGATCCCTCTGACGCCGAGCTAGCCGATCATATGGGGCTCTCCCGCCGGCGCATCGCCCACATCCGTGGCTACCGTCCAGCGGTACCCGAGGGGCGGTTGGCCTCCCTGTCTGATGAAGATGAAGAAGGGGGTGCCGGAGGCGGGTTCGAGCCGGCCGTGGAAGGCCCGGACCGGTCTATGCTTCGTGCCCAGTTCCTTTATCATGACCTTGACCCGCACGACCAGGTGATCCTGGAGTACGGCATGGGTTTGAACGGGTCACCCAAGCTGCCGGCCGCCCAGATCGCCCGACGGCTGCGGATCTCGCCGGGTGCTGTCAGCCAGCGGGCAGCGCGCATCCAGCAGATGCTCGATGAGTTCGAGGACACCAACGTGCTGTGAGGATGACATGCCAAGCAAGGGTAAGATCCACGACGTATTCCAGAACGACATTCAGCAGCTTACTACCCAGGCCGGGCAGCAAGCGGACATGATCCGGGGCAAGGGAACCCGCCCTTGGAACGATCCGAAGTGGTCGGATGCCAGTAAGCCCAAGAGCCCGCTCGATATTCCTGGCATCACGGACGGCTTCAACCGTGACCAGATCGACACCAACTACGGCCAGCTGATCCAGTCTGGCTCCGATGCCGGCACTGTCGGCGATGTGATCTGCGTCAAGACACAGGGTGACTACATCGCCGAGATGGAGCGGGGCTACCGGGCCAGGCATGCCACGCCGGTTCGGTGCATCGGCCACGCAATGGCTCGGCGTAAGGGTCATTCGATGACCAACGGCGTATTCCAGGGCGGCGTGCTCAAGCATGTCCAGGATGCGCTGAAGGGAGGCCAGAGTTGAACGGCGACCCACGGGTCTACGATGTTCTGGCACTTCAAGGCGCCAAGCCCATTGGTGAGGTTCTGCTCCAGCAGATCCTCTTCACCGATGCTGCCGCGGGTATGCTCTGCACCGGGATCCAGAAGCTGGCCCAGCGGTTTGTACTGGAACTGCTCACCGAGCTGGGCTCGATGCTTTATCTGCCCAACCGCGGTACCAGGTTCCTGATCCAGTTCTACCAGGGCTTGCTCCGCACCGAGACCGATGTCTTCATCGCATTCAACCTCGCCCTGAACGATCTCGAGTTGAGCCTGACCGCCGAGGAGCTGGATACCGATCCGCTCGACGAGCGATACGGCAGTGCCAACCTGGACTCGGTACTCATCACCAACGGCAACATCATCATGCACGTTACGTTGCGGAGTCTGGCTGGTAGGTCCCGCCAGGTGATCATGCCCATCTCGACTACGCCCGGCATCGTTGCCACGCCGACCGGGACGACGCCTGAAGTGCTCACGACCACAGTCTGACGGAGGCTCGTATGGCTGACATTCTTGATGTCCTGGATCTATCGACGGTCGACCCGGCCCTCGTGGCCCAGGTGCAGTCGCAGCTCTCCGAGCGGATGGCCGAGCAGTTCCCCGAGCTGGAGACCAAGCGCGGGGTGATCCATGACATCGTCCTCTACCTGACGGCGATCCTGGGTGCCGAGCAGCGAACCCGCATGGAGCTGCTACGCGAGTCGTCCAGTCTACAGGCGATCTCCCAGAACCCGCAGCTGAGTGATGACACGATCGTCGATGTGGCACTATCCAACTTCCGGATCACCCGCGAGCCCGGTACAGCTGCCTCCGGTACGATCACCATCGTCCTCAACGCCCTGGTACCGGTCGTCATACCGGCTGATAACCAGTTCTCGTCCGGCGGCATCATCTTCACACCAGGTCTGGCCTATGCTGCACGGCTCAGTGCCGACACGGCCACCACGGCCACAGATCGTGTGCTTCGTCCAGTTGGCGACGGCACCTACGCCTTCTCGATCCCGGTGACTGCTCAGGATACGGGCTCGGCCGGCATGCTGCGCCGCGGGGCCGGACTGACCACTCTCGACCCGATCCCTTACTTCAACCGGGCGTTTGCCGAGAGTGACTTCACGGGCGGCTTCGACCCCGAGACCAATGCCGAGATGATCGCCCGGCTTCAAAGCGGCCTGGCAGCTCAAGCATGGTCGAACCGGGTCACGATCGACGCTTCGATCCGGGCTATGCCCGAGTTCGCCCGCATCCTTCAGATGTCGATCATCGGCGCTGGTGACGCCGAGATGCTCCGCGACAAGCACACCATCATGCCGATCGCCAACTTCGGCCGGGTGGATCTCTACGTGCGCACCCAGGACCTGCCGTTATCGCAGGCCATCTACGATCCGCCGACGTCGAGTGTGCCGGCACCTACGACGAAGACAGCCACGCTGATCCAGAAGACCGCCGAGGGCGGGATCTGGCAGTTCTCGATCGGCTCGGCTGATGCTCCCGGCTTCTACCAGGTCGATCGGGTCGGGCCGATCCAGACGGCACAGGATGATGCCGGCTACGAAGTGATCGGCGATGTACGCGGGATAGATCTCAACTATCCCGGCTTCGTGCCCGATATCGTCCTACCGATCGAGGCCGTCTACAGCCGTTACCAGGCGGCGACGATCCAGTTTCTGGACACGGATACGCCGGTTGCCAACCTGGTCGAGAACGAGTCCACGGCTGCTTACTACGTCACGGTGCTGGGCATGCCGCTGATCGCTGAGCTGCAAGACACCGTCTCCGGGCGCTCGTTCGGCGCCCCGGCTGGCGATGCACTGGCCAAGGCCCCGATACCGTGCTTCCTGACCATTAGCTTCAACATCAACAAGCGGGCCTCGGTCGTCGTCGATCAGCCGACCATCGACGGCATCTGCATCAGTGTGGCCCAGCTGGTCAACTCGCTAGGCTTTCCCGGGCAGCTCTACGCCAGTCTGATATCCGACCTGGTTCAGCAGCAGCTTCCCGATGGTGCCTACCTCGGGGCCATCGATATGTTCGGCACCATCCGGCGGCCAGATGGTTCCTTGCGGCGAATTCGCAGCACCGAAGTCCTGGTGATCCCTGACGAGCCCAGTCTCATGGTCACGCCGCGTACCGTGGCCTTCATACTCGATCCCCTTGCCGTCGGCGTATCAGTCATCGACGCGGATATGCCCGACATTTAACCCGAGGAGGAGTCATGAAGACGATCCATGCTCTCCAGAGTCGGCGTAAACATATCCGTGACTTCATCACCAAACTACTGGAGGCTCATTTCGACCCCGATACAACCAGGCCAACATTGGGCGGCCTGGCTGGTTGTCTGACCGACGAAGAGCCTGATAACTTGCCTCGCGACGAGGAGCTGGTCATCGAACCTTCACCTCAGTTGCCGCACCCGACCGGCATACTGCGCCGTAACGGTGGCAACGATATCTGGGCCCACTTGGCCGACACAGAATACTACCTGCACATTCCGCACGATCTCGTAGTCCGCTACAAGTTCGAGGTGTCCGGCGACTATGTGGCACTGGTCATTCATTCGGTATCACGGCTCGCGGGGCTAGAACTCTCCAAGGACTTCTCTGAAGTTCCAGTCGATCGAATGATCATCGAGCCGCCGTTGGTTGTGATGCTTACGCCTGATCAATACAACTGCGAGGATGTCGAGATCGAGATCCCATGACTTACACGTACGTCGACAGTGATCTGCACAACTCCCGCAAGCTCCTGAGCCTGTTGGGCAGCTTCTGGTCGAGCCTGTTCCTGGGCGTCGATCAGGTTCAGGAACACTGCGTCGGTGTTGGCGAGGCCGGCTATCAGGCCAGCATCGACCTGGCGGAGACGATCCATTCCGTCGGTCGCCCCACCGTGCCCGTCTTTCATACCGAGCAGTGGTATTCCTATCCGGTCCTCAAGTCCGAGATGGGTGTTGCCCCGGTGCTCTACGGCGGCCAAGGCTCCGGGCTCTTCGGCGGCGGCCTGAGCTATGGCTCAAGCGTGGCGCCGGTGTACTCGTGGAACTGCCCGGTTGCCAACGTCGATCTGATCTTCAACCGGATCTACGACCCGTCGGCCACGTTCACCCGCGGGCTGGACTTCGTCATCGATAGCGGGCGGCTCGTCTTTCTCGCCAACCCTTTCGAGGATGCCCGGTTCATCCCCGAGCCCGTTCTGGACAGCATGGGCCAGGAGATCGATAGCCAGCTAACCCTGTGGTTGTTCCGGCCCGCTGTCGACTATCAGCACATCTGGACCCAGTTCGGCTACATCATGGGTATCCGGCTGGACTCGTCCCAGGAATACAAAGACCTGATCAATGCCTTGCTGGATGCGATCACCGGCTGCACTGCGACCGAACAGCTCGATGAAGTCCTGGCGGCCGTGACCGGCTGTCCGCTGGCGCGCGGCAATGAGGTTGTTCAGGATGTCACCCTCTTCGCCAATGACTTGCTGGTGATCACCGATCAGTGGGCTTATCGCTACCCGACGACAGCCAACCCAGTGGTTCAGATCGGCGACAAAGTCGAGCAGGGCGACTCGCTCGTCGATACGGTCGAGACCTGGTACCTGAACCACGGCACTGTTCCGGACTGGCTGTACGCGCTTTCGCTTGGTCCGGGTCTGCTCTCGACCGGCTACCTGTCTGATCTCACGTTCAGCAATACCGAGACGCCACTGGTCGTCGAGATGGCTGACGATGGCTATACCAAGGTCAGCTGGGCTCTGGGTGGGTTCCCTGCCGACGTGACCGAGTTCTGGAACGAAGTCCATCGCCGGGGTGTGAGCAGCGGTACGACCCTGGCCCATCTGCTCGATCTCCGGGAGTCGCCGATCGGTGAGCCGGGGCCGGACAGCTTGCCTTCGGCGATCAACCCACTGACGTTCTTGGCTGCCAACTACTTGCGGCATAACGCTTTGCTTGTCAGGATCAAGACCGGCGGGTTCGGCGAGGGGGCGCTGGGCCTGGCACAGCTCAGACATCTCCGGCGGATCATACCACCACACGAGATGATCCTGATCGTGATGGAAATGCCGGTCGTGGAGGACTCTGTTATAGTGGACGGCGTCGACGGGCTTGTTGATGAAACGCTATTGTCCTACAGTGCCGGTGAGCCGTTCTATGAGCCAGCTGATCCTAGTCTTAATGTGGGTGACGGTCCTTCCATCGCTTCTATTATTCTGGGCACCTGCTACTCGGAGGCTGACTGGTGAAGACGACGCCCGGCATACCACGAACCAGGCAGCTGTTCCGTGAGATCGGTCCTGGCACGAACTTTCAGGCCGAATGGCACGGGAAGGTGGCCGACTACCTGACCACAGACCTGATCCGAGCCGCACCGGATAGCAGTAAGCCATGGGACCGTCGTGCAGCGGTCAACCTGGAAACCGGTGAGACTGTATGGTTTGCCGACGATCAGACAGTTACACCCACGATCATGCAAGCTGGCCCAGCCTGACGAACATTCAGCAAGGATGCAACGCACATGGATGGACCCATCGCTTCCGGCCAGCACATGGCCTTCCACGTCGATGATAAGACGGGGCTCTGGACCCCAAGGCAGAAGCTGTTCACACCCAACACGCTTCTGTATACCTGGGGCAACATCGTCTCGCGCTGCTGCGGGATGGGCGACATGGCATACAAGGTGTCGGTGATGTACCTGGAGTTCGAGAACAACAGCGACGGTGGGCCGATCTCGGTCCCGTCGTTCAACCGCGAAGACGGCATCGAGTACTACAACAACTTGTCATCCAACCCGTGGCGCGACTATCTCCGGGTGCCGATCAGACCCTACCCGGACATCGTCGTTGCTCCGGGGTTTGAGCAGTATCTCGACCCGGACGAGGGCAACTGCTGTGTCTTCTTCGCTCAAAGCCAGGGCTCATTCGGTGTGCATGGCGTCGCCTTCTCCGATGGTGTGCACTCGATAGTTTACGGGGTGGCCTTGGCGGCTGCGCCGGTCACCAACGATCCGACTCAAGATGTACTGTTCGCCAGAAGTTACTACCAGTCAGAGAACCAGGTTCCCAAGGTGCCCTCGGGTCAGATCGGCGTCCAGTATCCGATGACCTTCAAGTGAGCCCAAGGAGGGGTCTTATGCCCGGCGGCGTATGGATCAACCGGATCCGGCACGTCAGTGATGGTGAGGCGGTCAATGGCGCCATCGACAGCCGGCCAACCCGCGCTCTCGAGGGTAACGGCCAGTACCTGAAGGATCGCATCGACTCGGCCGAGCTGGGTGAAGCTGTCTGTGCGTACGGCGAGACGGTCGAACCCGATGCCCTAGTCGGCATGGCCGTCTACCGCAACAACGTCACCGCCCGCTACGAGCGAGCCCTGGCCGCCGTCACGACGGATCGGAAGTCCGGGACGCTTGTGCCTGCACCATCGTCAGACTGCATCGGCATTGTCGTCTTCAAGTGGAACGCCACCAAGGCCGACATCCTGCTGGCTGGCCGGCGGACTGTCGACATCTCGCAAGCTGTCGCCTACGCTTCCCCGCCCAACAGCGCCCCGCCAGGCCGGTACTATCTCTCCGCAGCAACGCCTGGCATGCTCGTCCAGCAGAAGCCGCCAGTCTCGGTCTCGGTACTGGTCTACACCGATGACGGCATCGCGATCGTCCAGCCGATCCAGCGCGACTTCATGGAAGATCACATCCACTACAGGTTCCGGCTGTATTCGCAGCCAGCCGGGTTGCGGAGCCTTGTCGATGGCGGCATCGTTTCGATCGACACGCCTGACGTGACTAAGTATGGCTGGCTGCCGGTCGACCACTTCGATAGCAGCATCGTGCCGACTGGGGCGGTCTTCGGCTACAACCTGGCCACCCATCCCGAGCTGGCCCGGGTCTTCCCGCCGATCCCGCCGGACGCGGCTGCCATCTTTCTCGACCGCGGTCAGAACCACGCAGGCGGTACACTGATACCGATGGGCCCCGGTGGCCTATGCATCGTCGATCGCAATGGCATCTGGTGGATGAGCGACTGTGCGGGCGATGCCCCCTGGCCTGATGCCTGGGTCGCCAGCGATCCTCAGATCCCACCACTGACGTATGATCCGCCGCCGCTGGTAGCTACGGACCCACCCGAATGTCCTCGCGCGGAAGAGTTCAAGATCATCCTGTCCTACACTGTGATGGTCTTCACCACCGAGAAGACGGTGGTGACCAGCCTGCGGCCGGCACCGAACAGTCCGCTGGTCTTCACCAACTGTGACGGTCAGGATGCGACGACCGGCGACCTGTGTGCCGATCTCGACCTGGCATTCCTGGTGGATACCTCCGAGATGATCCCGGGCTGCGTGGTCTTCAAGGAGCTGGATAACGAGACCTTCAAGCAGGGCTACGTCGTCGAGGGGCTGAAGCAAGGTCTGGGCTGCTCTCTCATATCACTCAGCGGTCTGGTCACGCCCGATGGTATCTATCAGGGGGTCGTTGAGGTCACGCTGGATACCTCGTCCGGCGAGCGCGAGCTACCAGCCGATCTGATCCGCCTGGCACAGACTCAAGAACGGTTTCACCTGGACATCCCGTATATCGGCTTCGACCCTGGCCGCGATACCAGCCTGCGGATGCGGTTCTACGTACCGACCGACGGCATACCAGACAGCTCCCAGGTGGCGATCCGGATGCAGCTCCTGGGGCGAGCCGGCGCTACACTGCCATCGCTGGGGTTGAGCTACCGCAAGTTGCAACGACCGCCACTGCCGCCATGGACACCGGTCAACCTACCGGGACTGGCCGCCGAGGTCCCATTGGCCATCGATACCGCCAAGCCAGTCGGCGTCGACCAGTACATCGAGGTTCAGAGCACTGATCAGATCCCAGTGGTAAAGGGCGACACGATCCTTGTCACCCTGACTCGGCTTTCTACCGACGGTTATGTCGGCGAGGTCGGACTTATGCGGCCGGTCGGTGTCCTGACAAGCACGACATCGGGAGCATGACATGCCGGTTGGCATCTGGAACCTCGAATGGTTAAACCATAACTCGCAGCGTTCTTATCCGTTGGCCGAAGATGCCACCAAGACGGATCAGACCGGCACGTTCAAGCTGCCCGATGACTTCATATTGGGGCTCTACCTGCCCGTCCACGCCGGTCTCGACATCGATGTCGAGAACTTCTTCATCCGCTCGATCTCGGTGTTCGCGACCGGCTACAACATTTCGATCGGCTACGACGACGGCACAGGCAACGTGACGGTCGTAGCTACGGCTGTGATCAGCCAAGCTGCCCACACGGCCAACATGTCCTACGCGCTGCCAGGCGTCAACGCTTTCGATGACACGGTGGGCAAGCTCGTCATCGGCATTCTGGACTCGATCAACCAGCAACCTTCCGGTCAGTTCTTCTTCGACTACGCGGGCGGTAAGCTCGATGCCGACTGCATCCGGCCGATCATCCGCGGTATCCAGTCGATCCGCACCCTGAACAACGGCGAGCTGAGCGCGCCGATAACCGGGCACGTCATCTTCTCGGCGGGCTCGAACTTCCAGCTGTCGGTTACCCAGGTGCCGGGTCTGCCGGCCGAGATCCGCTTTGATGCCATCGACGGTGCCGGCCTGACCGAGGACTGCGCCTGCGAGGATACCACTGTCGGTCCCATCAAGACGATCAACAGTATCGGCCCCGATAGCTACGGCAACTTCACCCTGAACGGCATCAACTGCCTGGAGATCCAGAAGATCGACAACGGGATCCAGCTCAATGACACCTGCTCGTCACCGTGCTGTGGCTGTGCTGAGCTGGAGCAGCTCACCAAAGAGATCGAGATGGTCAGCACCGCCGAGTCGACCCTGGAGAACTTCGTCAACCAGCTAGCGCTCCAGATGACCAACTTCAGTCAGACTGTTTTGGGCTCAAAACTAAACGACACTGGGTGCGTGCAGTGTTAATACTCCCAACCGGCGGTAGAGGCATCGGTGTCGAAGGCAACGGGTCAAATTACCCGTTTGTCCAGCCAAGTGCTGACATCGTCGGCCTGCTCGCTGATCTCTGGCTGGCCCACGAGTACCGTGACGTCGTGCTGCCGCTGAAGGTTTCCTGGATGGCGGGTTTCCAGGCGGCATTCGACGGTAACAATACCCGCGTGCAGATCCAGATCACTGACGCTGAGGACACGCCTGTCTTCGACTCGACGGACGTGAACCCGGCGAACTACACCATGAAGGACTGGGGTGAGCGGCTACGGATCCACGAGTGGTACTACCCACCTAACTCTGTCTGCCGGGTCGTACAGCATCGTGCCGTTCCTGATCCGCCGCCGGCCTGGCCTGGCTGGCCTGTGCAGATCTATCCCGAAAACGGTGTGCTCGATGAGCGGACCTCGGAGCTGATGCCCGAGCGACTGCTGACCATCCAGGAGAAGAAGAGCGGTGTCACGGTCGCAGGCGAGATCATCTTCGTCAACGGCTGGAACGTCGAGATCGACAATACGGCTTACCCGGAGCCGCTCCGGAACACGACTGCGATGTCTTTCAGCGCCAATGCCGGCGGCGGTCCTGGCCGCTACCCCGGCTGCCAGACTCCCGATGTCGTCTTTCGTACGATCAACGGTATACCTCCGGATCCCCGTGGCAACTTCAACCTCGCGGCCGACGGCTGCTATTACGTTCGGCAACCGGTTGGCGTCGGGACCGACGGCAAGGCCGTGCCGGTACCGGCCTCGCTGGATCTGGGCAATGACTGCGGCCCGTGCTGCGACTGTGACGCCTATGTCAGCGTTCAGAAGGCCCTCCTGAACCTCGAAGCCAAGCAGCGGTCTGTCGGCACTCTTGCCGAGAAGACGCGGGACGATCTGATCGCGGCCATCGACCGCTGGAACAAGTCGAAGGAGTGTACTGAGAATAACATATTGACAATAACAGCTGTAGGTACGGCGATGACTTATGTCGACTTCAATGCCATCATTTGCAACACGGCGAAGGGTTGCATGCTCGACCAGAAACTGACCGTGCAGATCACCAGCAACCCGCAAAACACATGGATGCCGGTGCCTGGTACGACCTACATCACGAAGCCTGCCAGCACGCAACTGATACCTTACACACCGTCCACGCCGGCCCCCGGTACCGTGGGCGCTCACTTCGATGCGATCAACCCCGGGGCCTTTGGCCTCATAAGGGTCCGAGCCCGCGGCGCTACCAGTATGAACCCAACGGGGACGACAGTGACATTTCTGGCGACGACGTGGCCGGTCAAGAACCCGCTCGCCAAGCACACCGCCACATGCACGATACCATTGCTCTAGGAGACCTGGATGGCCTCGATCAACCCGGACTGGTACGCCGGCAACGCGACCCGAGCCTATCCGCTCGATGACGCGGCGACCGCGCGCGACGATGCCGGGAAGGAGCTGCCGTCCCAGATCCTGGTCGACTGCCGGATCAAGTTCCCCTCGAACCTGGGGCAGTATGCCTACGTCAGTGGCGTGACCGTCAGCCCGAACCTCGTCACGGTCATCATGTTGGCAACCTCCAATGCGGTTCGTATGCCCGGAGGTATACAACCCGTCAGCGCGCCTGACCAACCTCTGTGTGCTGTCTCACTGCCGATGCCGGTCGTACCCTACCGTCACTATCCGATCCAGCCGATGGCCGATGGCGTGGGAGGCTGGCTGGTATTCGGCCGCGGGATCGATGAGTCCTATTCGGGTCGGTTCAGTACGCCCGGGCAGACGATCTTGCTGCCACGCGTGGCTTCGGCCTACGATCCGCTGCCGATCCCGACCCTGGGCAAGCTCGGTGTGGATCCACCCCTGACTGGCGTGATCCAACTGCTGGGAGCTACCGATCTGGAGGTAGTGCAGGACACCCGCGAGATCCCCATCAACGGCACGCCGGTCATCGTCGACGCCATCATCATCCGCCTGGTCGACAGCTTGAACCGCAACGTCTTCAGCCTTTACACAGGTCCGTGCGGCGGCCGGCCCGAAAGCGACTCCTGCAACAAGCCGGCGGTCGAGTCGATCAACGGCGTCGTGCCTGACTGCGACGGCAACCTGACCATCAACTTCCAGGGTGTGAACGTCTACGACTATCTCAACGGCGGCGGGCAAGCTCTGGATCTTCCGCTGGGCATGGCCGAGGTCTGTCTGGGCCAGGACTATCTGCCCGACAAGGATGGGAACCTGCCCAGTGACTTTCCTGGCGACTGCCAGCCTGGGCCGCAGGGGCCGCAAGCACCGCCCGGTGGTGAGACGCCGCCTATTGTTCTGCCGCCGGGCTGCTTCCCGATCCCGTTCTGCGAGAGCTTCGACGAGCCCACGGTGCCGACGACATGGGTCGTGCCATTTGGCCCGTTCAACCTGGACGCTGACGACTCGCCGGTCGAGCCCTGCGGTCTGACGTCTCCGGGTGGTACACCGATCAACCAGAGCTACGCCACCACACCAACACAGCTGAATGCGTCGGTCTGGAACTGCGTCTACAGCGTGCGGCCTGACAGTACATCGCCCTTGCGCTGCACGGTGCACCTCAAGCTGATGCCCGGTACCAATGTCAACGGCGGCATCATCTGGAACTACTTTCTGGCTGATCCCTGGGAAACTCCCCCGTCAATGACCTTCCTGTGGGTCGGGATCGATATGAGCCGGAACGCCCTGGGGATCGGCATCTTTAACGGCACCACTGTAGTGATGTCCGAGTGGGTCACGTTCCCGACAGGCAACGTGCCCAAGGTCGGCGAATGGTACGAGCTGAGTGTCTATGCTCTCGCTGATCCTGAGTTCTGGGCCCCACCCTACAACCTGTACCAGCAGTACATCACCCTGAGCGGGGTCACGGATACGGCGTTCCAGAAGATGACGCCGATGTTCAAGTTCGCGATGAACTCTTACGGCGGACTGGCCGGAGTCGGAGCGAACAACGCGCATACCCGGTTCAGCTGGTTCAAGCTCGAGTACATCGACGCACCGCTGGGCTGTGTTCCGCTGCCTTACTACGACACTTTCGACGGCACGATCCCGACAGCATGGATAGCTGAGTTCGGAACCTGGGTGGTCGAGAACGATGACTCGCCGGACGAGCTTTACGGACTGAGCGCTCCAGGATCCGGCGTACCGCCGGGTGTGCAGGCCGGCTTCATCGAGACACCGCCGTTCCATCGTGGGGCCAGGACCGAGGCAACACCCGCTACCGTCCCCATCAACCGGAGCTATACCGCCATCGATCAGTCGATGCGCAACGTGTCGATATGGGACTGCGGGTACGACTGCCGGGACGGGCTGTTCATATCGACCGCTTTCAAGATGATGCCTGGCAGCCAGATCAATGGTGGCATTGTCTTCAACTGGCTCGACAACAACCCGGACTTCAAGCGGCCGACCTACATGATGGCCACACTGGACCTCACCGGTAACCGCATAGGGATCTATTACTACTACGGTGCTACGGCCACGATGAGCGAGTGGGTGAACCTGGAGAGCAACGTGCCCAAGGCTGGCGAGTGGTACCACATGAAGGTCCAGCTCTACCCCGACGCCGCGAATGGCGGCGCGCCCTTCTGGCTGTACCACGTCATCGTGACCGTTACTGGCGTTACGGATACAGCCTTCAAGGCGGTGTCGACTGACTTCCCGCAGGACCTTGCCTATCCCGGCAGTAAGGTCGGCCTCGGGACGACCTACGGTCATACCCGGTTCAGCTGGTTCCGGGTGGCGAGTACTGACGAACCACCACCGGGGACACCCTAATGAGGATCATCCATCCGGAATATCGCAACGAGCATCAGAACACGAACTACCCGTTCGCGGACACGGCCACCTTGCTCAGCCGCGACAAGATCGCCTTGTCCCAGGGCATGTTCATCGATGCTTCGATCTTCCCGATCGGTGGCGGGCCACGGCCATACATCTCGTCGCTTCAGGTCGGCAACCGGCTCGTCACGATCTGGATCGGCGATACCTCGAACAGCCAGCTCGCCGCGGGCTCGTTCGATCCGCTGGCACCGCCCGACATGATCGGCCTGGTTGACGTGTACGGCCGGCCCGCTGGGCTGTTCGTGACCGATCCCATCCAGCTGGCGGCCGCCCAGTCCTGGTCTTCGGGTACGCACACGTTCGACATCGGGACCACCGAGTTCGCCGCCAGCTGCACGATCTCCACGCCGGAGCCGGGCGTGCGCGGCCTGATCGCTGCGCAAGGGCTTCTGCTCACTGGCGACGCCTGGCTCGTCGGCGAAGACGGCGTGGTGCTCAGCGTCGACCCAGACGATGGCTCCAACATCGTGGTCGACGTGGTGGGTGATCCGCTCTACGCGCGCCGGCAGTGTGCACCGGCGGGCCTGTTCAACACCCCGCGGTTCATCAAGACGATCAACGGCGTGCTGCCTGATGCCGAGGGCAACTTCCAGTTTTCAGTCGCTACGCTCACCGCCAGTGATACGATCCTGCGCATTATTCCTGAGCCACCCGATACGCTGCGTATTAGCCTGGTGGGTAAGTCGGTTCAAGGTTGAGAGAGTCAGATGCCGCTACCAGGGTTTTACAATGACAACGGAGCGCGGTCCTACCCGCTGGTGCCGTGGTCCAATGCGCTTCTGGGTGTGCCGGTGGTACCGCTTGCAACGCAGATCAGCAACTGGAACGCCACCAACGTGACTGTTACCCCAGGGCAGTGGGAAACCGAGAGCGGTGCAGGACGGGGCGGCGGTTACTGGCTGAGTACGTCGCCGTCGACAGGCGGATCAGGGAGCGTCATCTGGCAGTTCGCTGTGGTTCCAGGCCGGCAGTACCAGGTCGCGGCGACATGGCCTGGCGACCCGAAGCAGGCGAGTAACGCCCGCTTCACCATCATGGAGACCGAGGGCGAGGGCCAGGGCTACTTCCCGCTGGCGGAAGTTCGAGTTGACCAGCGGGTCGTACCGTCCCAGATCACGGATGCTGACAACGTCGGCTGGCTTGTCCTGGGGAACGTCACACCGATCCGCACCACCCTGCTCGTCGCCGTCAACGACGACTCCGACTTCCCGGCAGTGGGCGATGCGGTCTGGGTCGAGGACATCACGCCGCCCGATCTCTCTACCCCGGTCATGATCATGCCGCCCATGAGCACCCTGCTCGACTTTGGCTGCATGGTCGGTCTTGACGCCGAGTTTGATAGTAGCATGCATGTAGTATATCTGCATGGTATCATGCGTATCGGTGACAGGTTCTGGTTCGACTTCCGCTCGGATGCTCCTGGGCTACTGGGTCATGCATTGATATTCACCCGTACACTAGGTGACGTCGAATACACGACCGACTACGTCGAGGCGTCGCCGCTGAGTGCCCCAGCAGAGCCTTTGGATGCCCCGCAGGGCTCCCAGGGTTTGCTCTGGCAAGGCTTCCTGGTTACCGGCCTATTGGACGACCTTGCGGCCGTGATGCCCACAGACGGGGCTATGACAGCCACCACAGGCCCGCAAGTCGAGCCGGCACTGGTTCAGAACCTGGGACGTAGCTACGTCCGGACGATCAACCTGGCGAACCAGGACCGCACCCATGCAACACCCCCGGCTGGCTGCCCCGGCAGCGACGACACAGGTGCCGACTACCCCTACGTCATCGCCGCTACCAACCTGACGGGTGATCTCCGGTTCCGGGAGGGCTACAACGTCGCGATCCGGCAGAGCGCGCGGAACAACTCCCTGACCTTCCTGTCGGTCCAAGGCGCTGGCGCTGGCGCCCCCTGCAATGAAGTGCCGGTCTATCCCGGCGAGCAGCCCCCGAGCGACAGCAGCCTGCTCACGGGCGGGCCAGCCTGCGACGAGGTTGTCAACAGCATCAACGGGCTGGCGTCCAACCTGATCTACCTCGCGGCCGGGCTAGGTGTGCTGATCACTATCCCGTCTGACGCCGCGAACACGCTCACGGTCGACATGAACCGCCACGACATGACGGTCTGCGGCCCAGTCCAGGTTGTATTCGAGGAGCTGCCTGATGAATAGCCAGGGGCTCCAAGTCCCAGACTTCCCTCCACTGTCGGATCCTGTCTTCGACACCAACAAGTGTCCGGTGCCCCCGTTGCCGCCGGTCAGCAACGAGGCGGTGATCAAGGACTGTCACGTACCCAACGCGCCCGATCCGATCTTCTCCTGTCCTGAGTACATCGACATCCCGATCATCGGGCCTAGCGGGCTCCAGGGCATCCCTGGTATCCAAGGCCCCCAGGGTCCACAGGGCCCGCAAGGCCCCCAGGGTCCGCAAGGTCCCCAGGGTCCGCAGGGTATGGGCGGTATCGGTGGCGTGCAGGGCGTCAAAGGCCCGCAAGGTTTTCCTGGCGACCAAGGCCCGCCCGGCGACCAGGGAGATCCCGGTGAGACTGGCGACCAGGGAGATCCCGGTGAGACTGGCGATCCCGGACCAACCGGTGATCCCGGAGGCCCTGGACCGCCTGGGACGCAAGGCAAAACTGGCCCTACTGGTTCCACAGGGGCGACAGGCCCGCCAGGATATCCAGGGGCAACCGGAAAGACAGGAGCGCAAGGCCCTGACGGAGACAAGGGCGCGACCGGAGACAAGGGGCTGCAAGGCGACAAAGGTCCGACCGGTGACAGCGGCGACAAGTATGCCATCGTGCCGCTCCGGGGTGGTGATAACTACGTCGGTCTGTTCTGTGCCGAAATGCCCGAGCCCCGGTTCTTCGATGTCTACAACATCGTCAACACCAGCGAGGAGACTCGAGTGGTCTGCCACCTTGACCAGAAATTCATCGAGGTGTGCGTGCCGGGCTCGCTCGTGCCGATCGCGGTGGCGCCCAACAAACCCTGCCATGCCGGCATCTCGATCGACGGTAGCCGTCTCTGGATCGACCTGGGCAACTGTCCGCACGGGGTTCCGACCAGGTTGATCGTGACCATCTCTGGCGTTCGTCGCGGCAGACAGGGCACGCGGTTCCCGGCCTTCAGTGCTGAAGTTGCCGAGCAGAACCAGGCGTTCTGGGAGCAGGCTTACCGCAAGCCCAGGGTCTGAAGATCTGGTAGAAGCATGTCATACATCGGTAGAGGCCGTCCCCGGCCTTTACTGACCGATCCACAAAGGAGACTGACCATGGACGACCCTCATGGGATGATGTCCATCAGCAACCGGGAGGATGCCGATGGCGAAACCCAGACCGACCATTGCTGACCTGCCTTTCAAGCGCATGTCCAGATACGACCACGACCAGTGGCGTCTGAGACGCATTCACGTGGCCGATACGTATACCTTGTTCGAGATGCTACTCCTCGGGATCTGTCTTCTCGAAGACAAGATCAAGAGCGGTAGAGGTATCAGCATACGTTCAGTTTATCGCTTGGCCAACGTGCTTCGCATGCTGGACTACGTTACTGGTTGGCCCAGTGGTAGGCTCAGCCGCCGGTACCGCCGGCGCGCTGAGAAGATCATCGACGGAGCACTGTTTGGAGATCTTGTTACGAAAGGAAACAGAGTTACAGTGAGAAAACACTACCGCAACGGTAACCCGATCGGCTTGATCCATTGCGGTTGTGATGACTGCAACCCGAGCATGATCAACGGGAAGCTCAGCCACGAGCGTGGCTGCCGCGATGCCTGGCGGGACTACAAGCGCAAGTGCACTGTTTGCAGGGCGGAATTCTATCCGCCTGATCAGGACGAAAGAAACTGTCATCGACATCGTTGAATGCTGGTCGTCCCGTGTGGGGCGGCCTTTCTTTTTTAACTAAGGAGTGCGTATGGCGAAACGCAGAAAAGTTCCGGAGGAACCCGTCGAAGATGTGAAGGAACGCATCGAAGTATTGTTCAGCGTCGAGGTAAAGAAGAACTTCTGGACGGGGAGATACCCCAAGTCGGAATACATCTACGCTGTTCAAGATGGTTGCGGAGGGACTTTCGACTTCGAGAAGAAGATATTCGTGCCGCCAAAGGAAGAGCCAGCACTAGGGCCCTGTGAGCCGAAGAAGAAACTTCTGCCACAGAAACCGTTTGCTGAACCGATAAGCCTGAAGGATCGTGTGCAATGGGGAGGCACGATAACCCGGTCTGCGACCATCTTTTTTGTGGGTTATGCCAACCGGCTCTACACTTTCAAACTCTACAGCGTCGCGCAGGCTGTGGAAGTCATGTGCCGCACAATGGTCTGTGGCTATCCAGACGGAGTGCCTCCCGACATTTACGGCGACGGTCTCGGTAATATCCACGTCAGCTCTAACTAAGTGGGTGGTCGCCCCGCGAGGGGCGGCCACTTCCCCTTTTTCTTAGGCTATAGGACTGTCATGAAAGACATGAATGGTAATTCATCCCGGGACCAGCACTGCTTCTGGTTGTTCCTGCTGCACTTCATCGTCGGCGCCAGCAGCTTTGGCTTCTGGTGTGACTCTCCTACCGATGTCAACCTCTGCTGGATGATCTACTGCAATGTGATGGCGATCATGATCCTCATCTACCAGGCGGTGTCGCGTGCCGCGGCAAAGCGACAGGCGAAAGAAGACGAAGCCTTCTTCTGAGCCGGCTCGTCCGCTATGCTGACAGGCGGAAATACTGGCATGGAGGACCACAGGATGCGCGCCAAGACAGCTGACACGAAAGATATCACCGAAGTCGCGGTTTCCCACGATACCACCACGGTCATCAGCGCCTCGGGTATACGCTCGATCACACTTGTGCCCACGTTCCAGCGCGGCTACGTGCCCAATGTGATCGACGGCTTCCGGTTCACGCTCCAGGTCACTGGGGCGATCCAGATGCCGACCAAGATCTTCCGCTACCGGCTCGTGCCCACCCAGGTGAAAGCCACCACCAGCGAGCCGCCGACCGCCGTCGAACTCAAGGGTGCGTTTGATGGCGTCTGTAGCCCGGCCGATCTCGAGGACTTCCCCGAGGACTGGCCGGCCCAGAATGCCCGGCCGTCCTGGTACCGGCTCGACATGGTGGATCTCATCGTGCGCAGCCGATCGATCGCCGACGAAGCATACAAGGCGATCATCTACGAGATCGAGCGGCTGATCGATACGCTCAACACCATGGATCAACAGGATGTAGCAGCCACGATCACCATCGGACCGGAGGTACCATGATCGCCAGCAATACGCTGCGTAACATTATCACGATCGAGAACAGCACGATCGACGCCCTGGTCGTCAACGTGGCGTTCCAGCGTGAGTTTCCCTTCCTGGCTGGCCTGGTTCAGCCCAAGAAGACCAGTCGCTGCGGGCGTTGCCGCAAGAAGCAGCGGGCAACCCTGACCGAATACCGGAATTTCAAGAACGCCGTGGCGTCCATGATCCCCCAGGACAAGATACGCTTCAAGCAATTCATGGGCTGCAAACAGGTTAGGGTAGTTCACGTCAACCCCGCCAACAAGGTCGTCGACCGGACTTTCTAGCACCCTAAACTGCGTCCGCGTTCATGTCATACATCATTGGAGCCACTTAGGTGGCGATCCATCGGCCCGTGCGTTAGAGTACGGAAGCTACCATGAGGTCCGGGCCGGAACGAAGCACGTTGCTACACGGGTATCACTAGGTACCCGACCCCGTGGCTGCGGCCACGGGTGTTTTTACTGTGCAGTTGCGCAGGAAGCGCTCGTGCCGGGACCTCGTCGTGTTCGAGACGGGTTCTATCCAGTTTTTAGCATGGAGCATCTGCATGAAGCGACGTTTCTTCTGCACTGCGCTGGCGATGTTGGCCGCGACTGTCATCGGCATGGGATCGGTGCAAGCCGGTACCGTTGTCATGACGGACTCGGGCAACATCGGCCAGTTCAGGGCAACCAACATGGGAGTGAGTGGGGGGACGGCAACGGTCGTCTTTGATATCCCCAACTTCACCTCCCAGTTGAACACGGTCAACGGGTTGTTCCTGGCAACACCCGAGCAGACCGCTGTTCCTGGGCCGGTCACACTGCTCGTGACCTCGACAGGGCCGGAGACCTACAACCTCAGCCTTGTGCCCTCGACGTATGAGCAGACGATCGGAGCGACCCCTGCGACCCAGGCCATTCTGGACTTCACCCTTACCAAGGGTGTAGCTCCGGATGTGTTGCCCAACTTTTTCAACATGTCAGGGGCTATCACAAGTCTGGTCACCAACAGCAACCCCAACCTCGACTTCTCGAAGTTCGAGCCGGGCGGGTTCCAGAATGTCACCCTGACCGCCACGTCGTTCCAGAACGCGGCGAGCTTCGCGGGTTTCCTTGCCACTCCTGGCGCTGTCGCTGTGGGGAACGGCTCGTTCAGCCAGTCGGCTGTGCCCGAACCGGCCTCAGCGGCCTTGTTGGGTATTGGCCTCAGCGGGATATTCGCATTGCAGCGACTGTTCCGTAGATCAGCTTGCAAGGCGTAGGGTTATCGCTAGTCACGGTAACCTCACTGAGCAGCCCGGTCTGGCTTCGGTCAGGCCGGGCTGTTTTATGCGCTAAACTTCGGGCCTTTTCTGGTCATATACAAGTGGACCCCGCCTATGTCGGGCGGGCCACGTTGTAAGACCGATACGGAGATCCGGACAATGATGGAGTATCACTGTCTGAACGTCAGCAAGGACGTCTACAAGCTCGAACTGTTACCCAGAGGTTGCGGCCTCTGTGAACGGTGCGGTGATCAGGAGGCTGAACGCCATGTTCAGTCAGTGATCGCCGGCGAGCAGTTTGATGAGCAGCTCTGCGACATGTGCGCAGATAAGGCCATCAAATGGAAGCCGGAGGTTGAACCGGTTCCACGGCAACGACCAGCTGCGACCAACGTCTCCTCCCGTGTTCTCGAACGGGCAAGACGTACCGCAGACTACCGTGGTTCCTGGCGAAGCCTCGTCCGCTGACCGACCCACGCGGCCGTCCGCGCCGTAGCTCACTAGCACCTTGTCTGGTGCGTGGTGCGCGCTGGCGGCTCGCGTTCCTTCCGCATACCGACCAAGAGTGACAAGACAACCCCGAGCCAGGGGCCGTCACTCCTCACTCCTTCTTGGTCGGTCGGTAGTGCAGTTTCAGAGTGACGGTCCCGAACTTCAAAGACCGACCAGTTCGTTTTGTTTTTTCTCAACCGAAAGGAAGACCGACCATGCCTCGCAGTTTCAATAAGTCCGGTTCGAGTTCCAAGTCCGCTTCTTCAGCACAGGAAAGACCGACCATGCCTACCAAAGGCAAAGCCGCCCCAGCCGGCAACAAAGCTGGGAAAACCGCATCGGCCGGCAAGTCCGAGAAACGCAGCAACGGTAAGGCCGCCCAGGCCGCTTCAGTCAAAGACTCGAAGCAAAAGGGACGCATCACAAAGGGCAAGCCGGCTACCGGCGCGCCCGCTCCGGAGCAGAACGTCAACCCGACGCCTGTTCCGGATCCGGTCGTCAACCAGACGGCCGCCCCGGAAGCCACACCGCCTGGCGATGTGGCACCTCCGGTTGAAACGCCTCCGGTGGAGGCCCCGGTTGAGGTGCCGGTTGAAACACCTCCGGTTGGAGAGCCTGTAGTCCCGACCAACGTGGACATCAAGCTCGAAGAGGTCGTCGAGGTGCCGGTCGATCCCGTCGTGATCGCGGAGCAGACCGAGGAGGAGAAGATCGCGGCAGCGGCTGACAACGTCAAGAAGACGCGTCAGCAGGCTGCGGAAGCCAAGCGGCAGGCCAAGGAGTCCGTGAAGGCCGAACGTGCTGCCAGGTTGTCCCTCGCGGGTCTCGACCCGAAGAACTGGGATGCCGATGGCACCTTCGCCCGGAACGGCAAGAAGTTCCTGGCCGGCATGATCGGCCTGGTTCGGCTTGCCGCCGAGGGGCTCTGGAAGTTCCTGGTCTTCGGCTGGGAGCGGTTCATCGGCCTGTTCGGGAAGTACCGGTGGATGGGCTATGCCGGTGTGGGTGTGGGTAGCGTCATGGCGACGGCCCTGCTGGTGTACAGCGTCATGTGGATGTACAGCCCGTACGTCCGGACCACTGAACCAGTATTCGTGGCTGACGAGCTGTCGAACGTCCCGCCCACCAAACTGAACATCCAGGCGGGCAACCCGGATAGCATCCCCAACGGCCAGGTCCGTGAGGAAGTCATCCGGCTCGATGGTAACTCCAAGGCCATGATGACAGCTGTCCGCGAAACGGGCACGCTGATCAGTCACACCAAGGGTGCGGCCATGTGGGTTGAGCAAGCAGGGAACGGTGATGTCTACGTTCACCTGCGGTCTCTGTCTTGGGAAAGCCATGTGCTGACCCCGGGCAAGAACCAGTTGCTCAATGCCGCCCAGACGAGCAACGGGCGGTTCAATGCCAAGTTGATCAAGGTCAACGATGCATTGAATAGCAGTGAGAGTTTCAGCTCTGGCGCGTACGTCGCCAACCGCTGAGCTAGGTCAAGGCCCTGGACGGACGGTGGCTGCGCAAGCAGCTGCCGTCCGTTCCTTTCTTTTACGCATCGGGTGACCTAGCATGAAAACTCAATTGGAAAAGGATGCACAGCTGGGTCGGGTGACACGCGTCGTGCTGTTCTGGCTCGGCATCATTATCGTGCTCATCTCGATCTATCCCAGCTTCGTGCTTTGCAGGACGCTGTGGTATCTGGCCTACGACTATCTCGGTTACGGCGGTTTGATCGCCTTGGTGATCGGCGCTGTGATCGTGTTTCTCGCAGGCTGTGCTGGTGCAAGTTTTGTCGGCCGGACGTGGTGGCTGGCAGGTTTAGGCGAGCGTGCTCTGAATGGTGACGAGCATGCCGACGCAACCAAGGAGTAGCAATGGACGATCAGGTCAGTCGGCTCATTCACAAGTTCAACCTCCGACATGAGGTCGAGGAGTTTGTCCGCCGACGGGCGGTCGAGCTGAGTGAGCAGAAGACGCCGTTTCGCTTCGAGGGTTCGGGTAAGCGGTGCGGCTCGAAGGAGCCGCATGCCCCGCACATCTCGGGTGAACCGTACAGCACGGTGCGCTACGGCATGCTTCAGACGTTCTGCCGGGGTGTATCCGGCGAGGGCATGGAGATCATTTCCGATCTCAACCATGTAGGAAGTGCTGAGTCACCTGCACGGTTTCACGGGCATTTCATCGGTACGGCAAAGGTTTCAGAGCCTGCTGCCGATCCGGCTTGACAAGGTCAACCCACAGTTCCGGGGACGGTGGCCGCGCAAGCGGTCATCGTCCCATCTCACTTTCTTTTATGCCTCGAATGACCGACCAAACAGACCGACCAACCACAGGAAACACGCAGATGAAAGACTGGTTCGTTCGTGAGATCAAGCGTACGGCGAAGGGTTTTGTTCGCTTCGTAGCGCAGACGGCGGCTGCCCTTCTGTTCGGCATCGTCGTCGCAGTTGTCCTTCACTTCACTGGGATCTATAAAGCTGGTGCCAGTGTTAAACCACTACCGGCCGAGATCGAGACAGTGCATCGGCCAGCTCCCGAAAAGGTGCCGATGAACAAGTGGTCAGAAGAGGAGCGTATGCTTGTAAGAGCGTATATCGAGAAGCATGGAATGGATGCGACGATCAAGGCGCTGCAAGAACATCGAAGTCTGTCACAATAACCCCGACGCGTTCGGGGTCGGAGCGAGTCGCTCCATGGGTACTATCTTCCGGGTGCATCCCAAAGCATCCAACAGATGGTACTCATGGAGCGGCTCGCTCATCTTCTTCAGCTGACTGCCATTTGTTTTAGCTCTTAGTTTTATCTATCAGCCATGGTTGATCGTCGCACGCCCGCCATGTAGGATGGCCCCGGAGGAACCGGACAACCAACCAACAGGAGCTAGACATGGCGCTGGAGCTTGTAGATCAGCCAGAGGGTACCAAGGTCACCGTCAACGGCCCGAAGGCCACGGTAACCATCCAGGGAGACACGCCGGCCTCGGTGGGCAACACGGAGGCCAAGCAGATGGCGCTCAACGCGGCGCGGCCATTCCTCAGCAAGCCCGGCATCTCGAGTGTGAGCGGGCCTTATCCGGTGGATGCGGATGGCAACCAGCTCGAAGACCCAACCAAGCCACGTCCCGAGGGTTTCCGGTTCCGTCAAGACTTCACGATACAGGAGGGAATGTGACAGCAAAGGTTCATGCCAGTCTCACCAAGTCAGAGGTGCAAGCGATCTTCCAGCTTGTCATCAAGTACAAGCAGCCGCCAGACCTGGAGGCAGAGCTATCTACGGCCGAGGCCCTTCTTCTTGTGGCGGCTGATCTCCTCAAGACCTACGGCTTCGATCCCGCGTACGTGCTGACAGTTGCGAGCCGGCTGTGGAGCTGGCTCGGAGCCGACGATCGCCAGGTTCTGATGATCAACATCGTCGACCGCCGCTACGTCGGCTGGAACCCTGGCCCCATCTCCTTGACCGACATGATAACCGGCGGCGAGGTCGGTCCCGAGCAAGCGCTGTCCAGCCGTGTGCTGGAGTCAGTCTGTTACAACATCTACGAGCTGCTCGATCGTCGCAAGGCGATGGCCCGCGGCGAGCGGGGGTCGCTCTGGGAGGGTAAGGATGCCGCAGGTAAAGCCACATGTGGTGCGCCGGGCGGAGGTAGCGCCGACCTGGGAGAACCCCAAGTCGTTTGCGACGACCTTGGTGCACCTATTCCATGACGAGTATTACGATCCCAAAGATCCGCCAAGGGAGAGCTGCTACACATGGCACCCAGGGACGATCCTGCTCGAGATCCGCGACGACTTCGGCGTCGAGCTGCCACCGGCCAATTTCGCCCGGCTCATGGCGGGGATCCACCTGCTCACATCGGACGCCTTCTACAAGAGCGTTCCCACCTTCATCGAGATCTGCAACGTCCTCTCTGGTGGGATCTACGACCCGGCCACCTGGGATCCCGCCGATGCTCTGGAATGTGCCTGGGGTATCACGGAGGCGATGCTGCTAGCGCCGCCCGACGATGACGATGAAGAACCTTTTTCTGAAGAGATCCGCGCTTACATCGGCGCGGCACTGGACGAGGAGGGTATACTCGACCCACCAGACGTGCTTCGGATCGCGATCCGAGGTGACGGTCATCGCTCGGCTGCCCAGGTCTCGTCGCAGTTCGACGACCACGAGACCCGGACATCCATTGCACAGACGGAGGCTGCGAAGGTCGCTGAGATCAACGGTCACATCAAGTCGAACCTGCGGATGCTGACTGCACAGCTGGCAGCGTTGCACCTGGCTCATGGCGATGCCGGGGCGCTGGCAGGCAAACTCGCCCGTACATTGGGCAAGGAGTGAGAGATGCCACTTACGAACCAGAAGCTGGCGGTAGCCAAGCAATGGGTGGTCTCGAAGCAGGGCAAGTTTGCCACCGTCGGTGGCGGGCTCGGCATCAGACCCAAGATCTACGACAACGCGGCTGCCGCCCAGTACGCCATCCAGACCAACCCCAGGCTCCGGGGTGGGGTCGTGGTCCCCTACACGATGGAGTCCAAGGCTGCTTTCGATGCCGAAGCCAACAAGGTCAACGCGGCTGCTGCGAAGACCCCCGGCAAGGCACCTGGGCCTAGCCAGGCGACGCCTGGCGTGTTCGCTACCACTACCAAGTCCAAGGCAGTGAAACCCAAGGCGACGGCTGCACCTGTCGCTCCGGGTAAACGTGCTGCCGCTGGCAAAGTAAAATGAAAGACCCACCGGGGTCGCTACGCCCGCCGCGCGGCACGCCCCGTGGTGGGCGTTGTTTTGCGCAGCTATTCTGATGGCATAGCCAAACGAGGACCAAATGCCCGCAGCTAACCAGAACCCACAGCCACCCAAGGTCAACCCGGACTTCGAGAGGCGCGCTCAGATCCTCTGGGGTTCAAGCCAAAGCGCGGTGTCCGTCCGGACTACCGAGGATGGCCGGTTCATCCGCGACATCCAGACAGTCATGTCGAAGATCGCCCCTGACTGTGCAACCGTGATCTGGGACAGAGCCCGCGGCTTCAACTGGGACCGCATCGACGAGCATACCCACGTCAAGAAGCCACTACCGTTCGGTAATGGTTCAGACTACACCAACATGCTGGTAGCCCTGGAGGCTGTTGCCAAGCTGGAGTCGGGGAAGATGCGGAAGGGAGTGTTCGTCTTCCTGGATCCGCACGACGTCTTCGATGACCTGACCGAAGGCCCGGCCTGCCGGCGGGTCGTCAAGACGATGATCAACGATCTACAGCTCTGCACACCCAAGAACGACGACACTGGCGATCCAGGGCACCGGCGTCAGATCATCTTCGTGTCACCGGTGCCGATCCACCGAGAGCTGCACGAGTACGTCGTGCCGCTCGACTACCCTCGTCCCACCGAGGAAGAGCACGAAGAGACGGTCAAGGTCGTCGAGAGCGGTACCTCCGGCAAGAAGTGCTCAGACGAGATCCGGGAAGCCCTTGCTGCAATAGGCATCGGCCTGACCTGGATCCAGTTCGAGAACGCCGTGGCCGAGGCCACTCACGCGCACAAGGGCTTCGAGCCCGCTGTGCTGGATACGGTCGAGCAGAAGAAGGCTGACCTGATCGCCCAGCAGGGCTTTCTTACCTACGTCCCGTTCAACCGGCTACCCAAGGATGGCGAGGTTCGCGGCTTCGAGGAAGTCCATGAGTTCCTGGCCATGCAGGCCCAGTCCTACAAACAGGAAGTCATGGGCCTGGACAGGCCCAAGGGCATGCTGCTCATGGGAGTGGCCGGCACCGGCAAGAGCATGATGGGCAAGCTGGCTGCCCGCATCTTCTACAACGCAACCGGCAAGCGGTTTCCGGTCTACCTGCTCAACGTGCCGGCTCTGTTCGGCGGCATCGTGGGCCAGACCGAGGCCAATGTCCGCTGGGTCACCGAGACCCTGAGTGCTCAGGGCCACTACCTGCTGGTGATCGATGAGCTGGAGAAGATGCTTGCGACTGGCGGCTACAACGGCGACTCGGGTGTCTCGCTGAGAGCGGTCGGCCAGATCCTGTCGTGGCTGTCCGAGCGGGTCAACAACCCGAACGACAAGGGCTACATCATCGGTACCCTGAACACGATCGAGGGCATCAGGCCGGAGTTCTTCCGCCGGTTCGACGCCGCCTTCTACACCGATCTACCTTACCCTGAGATCCGCAAGGAGATCATCACCAGCCACTTCCAGCGGCGTGGTGTGAACGTCGCCAAGCTGGTTGGTGCGGATGGCACGCCACTGACTGGCGATGACTGGGACGCGCTCATTACCGGCACCGAGAACTTCATCGGCTCCGAGCTGGAGGATGTCGTCACCCAGTCGCGGGCGCTGGCTGCTTACAAGCGCGGCGTCTCCGTACCGATCTTCGAGGAGATCGAGCAGACGGTCAGGAACCGGGCTCAGAACATCGTGGCCAAGACCCACAAGCACGATGTGGACTCCGTTCGTGACTACTGCAAGTCGTCAGCCCGCCCTGTCTACGTCCAGAAGGTGACCGCGAACAAGATCGCCAAGCGGTCGCGCCAGGTAAACACTGGAGAGTGACATGCCCAAGCAGATCATCTTCGATATCGATCCGGCGACCGGTGGTGTGACCATCGAGGCCAAGGGCTTCAAGGGCCCCGAGTGCAAGACCGCTACCGCTCCCTACGAGAAGCTCTTCGGAACCCCCGAGTCTGATACGCCCACCAAGGAGATGGGCGCCAAGACCGTGGAGCATGTCAAGCAGACCCAGGGGTAGCCATGCTGAAAGAGCTGGTCTTTGATATCGGCCCGGACGGGATCGTTCGCTACATACACAGCGACGAAGCCGTTCGACTGGCGGCCGGGCTCGGCCGTCCAGTCATCAACCGGGCCAGCCATGTCGAGTACGACAACGAGAAGGGTGGATGGACGGCCGACATGTCCCCGTTAGGATCATCTACGATCCTCGGCCCGTTCACCACCAGGGATGAAGCCCTCGAACGTGAGCATACATGGCTCATGGAAAACATGCCGGCGCTGCTATGTGGGCAGTGTCGCGAAGCTGACCTTCCATTGGAGTCCCGACATGAGTACAGCCACCATGGCACCGATGAACGTAACCTCGGACATGTCAGATGATACCCCGGTCGACAGCATCAAGCTGGACACGGACATCTATCTGATCTCTATCAAAAAGCACTACTGGAGCGGCGAGCACGTGCTCGATGACAGGGCCAAGGCCCGGGTCGAAGTCAAGGGCCAGACGGTTGACTCCGATCTGCTCAAGAAGTCGACCGTGCTCTTGATCCCCAAGAAGCTGCGGAGCGTGTTGACGCCTGGCTACTCGGCGGTCGATAGCGTGATCATCCGGTACACTACTAACTTCACCGGTGCCCGGGCGCTCGCTGCGGCATCCAAGGCTGCCTTCTTCAAGGACCTGAAGGAAGCTCGGGCCATCCTGGACGAATGCGTCGAGAGCTTCGTCGAGCGCTATCCCGACGAGGTCATCGAGTACAACAAGGCGCGTTGGGAGAAGACCCTGGGCGATGACTATCCGTTGTTCATCGGTCGGTTGATCCCGAGCGCCGACGCTGTTGGTTCGCGGTACGGCTACAGTGTCCGCGACATCCGCCGGCTGGAAGCCCCCAGCGCCGAGTACAAGGCGCTGCTCAAGCTCGACAAGGAGATGCTCGCTGAGGTCCGCAAGAACAAGCGAGCCGACTACGAGGCGGCCATGGATGAGCTGGTGTCCGGTCCTCGACTGACACTGGCTTCAGCCATGGACGATCTGATCAAGCAGCTCTCTGCGGGCAAGATCCTCAAGCGGGGGTCATTCAACGGCGTGCTGGATGCTATCGCTCTCAACCGGGCGTTCGCCGGCACCATCACCGATGCCAAGTTGCTGGCGGCAGCAACGGCACTCGAGAAGAAGATCGGCGAGGCGATCGAAGATGCCGAGACCAACGTGAGCAGCACCCAGACCTGGTCTGATCTGCTCTGGAAGCACAAGGCGACGCTCACCGAGGCCATCGGGCCTGTGGCTGAAGCCACCAAGGACTCCGCTGCGGTGGAGCAGGTCCGTCGACACCTGAATGCGAGGGTACGCCCGGTCGACGTGTGAGAGGTGAAGTTGACGGAGCCCTCACGTGGGCATAAAGATCATCTACGAAGTGCCGGCTGCGGCCGGCACTGCCTTCACCTACTCGGTTCAAAGGCATGAAGACGGGGCGTTCTTCGACTTCGAGCAGAAAACATTTCGTCCGCTCGAATGTATTGCGCCGCACGCAGCCCGTAGGCTGCTTCGCCGCGGCGTCAGAGGTCTGTTCGCTAACTTCAAGCACTCGGAGGTCGGCAAAAAGTATATCATCCTCGTCGTGGAAGCTAGCCCGCACGGCTCGATCATCGCCGAGGTGCCGGTAACCGACTACGGGAAAGGACAGCACATGGATCCGAGTTACCGGAAAGGTAAGAAGTTCGTGGACGGCAAGGCGATCGATGCCAAGTATCGTCTCGTCGTCTTCGGTGATGATGGATCCACCGTCTATACCGCTACTCTGTGGGAAGACGGTACCACTTCGTGCAACTGCCCGCGGTGGGGGCCGAAGCAGCCTGGCCTGGGTCGTAGATGTATCCATTCCGTACGGGCCGCGAAACTCACCGCCAATGTCGACGAGACCGGCGAGCAGCCGGGCCCGCCGCCACCAACTCCTGGTAATAACCCGTTCCGGCGGCGCTCCCGATCTATCGATACCTGAGCGCCCAAGGAGGATCAGCGTGAAACCATCTTTTCGGAGGGGCAAGAAGTTCCTCGGCGACGAGACTGTCGAACCCAAGCACCGGCTCATTACGTTCGGCAGCGACGGCGTCACCGTCTATACAGCTACCTTGTGGGTCGACGGCACTACCTCGTGTAACTGCCCGGCCTGGCGGTTCGCCAAGGGTGACACCCGGAAGTGTAAGCACTCCCTGCGTGCTGCCAGCTTGACCGCCACCATCGACGAGACAGGCACCATTCGCGCTACATCGGCCGCCACGGAGGAGTCCCAGATGGGATCCAGCCCGTTCAAGCGGCGCACCCGATCGGTGGATACCTGATGTTCCACGTCAAGTACCGAGACTTCTTCAAGAAGCTCGTGATCATGGAGGGGCGATCCGACTACGAGGACGCCGTGTCCGAAGCGGAAGACTGCGCGAGCGCAGGCCATGCCGAGGTGGAGATCCTCGTTTCCCTTGGAACTGCCGACGAGAACATGGAGCTGGCCGAGGCTGACTCCCGTCGCTTCATCGCAACGGGAGTAGAGCGCGGATGGCCCAAAGACGGCGGCCTCGACTCTTTGGCGATCCCCACATCGCCAAGCTCGGGGGGTTGATCTACCCGTTCTCCATCCCGGCTCGCCGAACATGTCCGGGTAAGAGCCGCTTCTGTGCTGCGCTATGCTACGCCGACACCGGGTTCTTCGTGATGGAGAACGTCAAGCGCAAGCACATTGCTAACCTGAAGCGGACCCGCGAAGCCAGCTTCGTCGACGACGTCGTAGCCGAGATCAAGTCGCGATGCATCGCCGTCGCCCGCGTTCACATGGCGGGTGACTTTTACTCGGCCGCCTACGGCTGGAAGTGGGTCTCGATCGTACGCCAGTGCCACCGCACCACGTTCCTCTGCTACACACGGAGCTGGACGCAGGATGCGATCATGCCGGCCCTGGCCAAGCTAGCTACCATGAAGAACATGCATCTGTGGTTCTCCACAGATCACCAGATGCCTGATGCCCCAGCTATCCCCGGGGTGCGGATCGCCTACCTGATGGCGCGAGACGAGGACCCATCCCAGGTTCCGCCCGGTCAGCACCTTGTCTTCCGCGATAATGAACACCCGCCCATGAAGCGGGCCAACGGCGTGCTTGTTTGCCCTTATGAACAGGGCATCGACCGCCAGGTTAAGATCACGTGTTCGAGTTGTCGTATTTGTTGGACGCCAGAAAGGAAGAACCATGGCAACGAAGAAGAGAACCCGCGCAAGTCGCACTGCGAAGCCCTCCGTCGGCGCCTCCGCCAGCGGAAAGCCAAGCGAACCCGCCGGCCACGGTGAGGGTCACATCCCGCCGACCAATGGCACGGAGCTACTGCTGGCCGACTCGGCGGCTCCCAATACGCACATCCATCTCAACGTGGGCGTCAGCGACCTGGTCAAGGTGCTCACGGTACACGCCAAGCAGCGGCTGCGGCCGCAGCTGGAAGCCAAGGTCGCCGAGATCAACCAGCTGGGCAACGAGATCCAGACCAAAGGCGTTGAGCTGAATGCGTTGTTCGTCAACGCCGAGGTCGATCCCGAACTCACCAAGCGTTGCGAGGTGCTGCTTGAGGTGGCTGCGCAGCTGAACATCCGGCTCTCCTACGAGGTGACCAAGGTCAACTTCAGTCCAGAGACGTTGAAGTACACCATCAACATCCAGTTCCGTGGCGATATGCGCAGCAGCCACGTGGCTGGCATCGACAGCAACGATGAGGCCATCGAACTGCGCGACGGGATCGCCGAGCTACACGCTGCGCAGCACGTCTTGCGGCGGGAGGCCAAGGATCTGAGCGAGCAGCTCAAGCCGGAGAACCTCGACGAGAACATGCACTACGTCGTCACCAAGAACGAGCTGTATCAGACCGAGCTGGGCACCACCAAGCTCGATGCGAACCTGGCGGCTGTCGATGGCTTGATCGACAAGGCGCTCGGGCTGAAGCAGCTCACTAAAAGCTGACACGTAAAGCTGTCATCTATCTGTGAAGGCTCAGTTGCGACTGAGCCATCCATCTTTTCTTTGACCAAGGAGGCTTTACATTGGCCACGAAGTCCATAGCCGAGGTTGTTACGCCGCGTATCCCCGGGCCGATCAAGGTAAACGATGCCGGGGCTCACGGACCGTTTGCTTTTGTCAGAGGCATGCACCGGCTGATGTTTGACGAAGACTCGTTCGTCATCGTGCTGCACGGGGCGTTCAACGCGTTCGGGTTGATCGGGCCCGAGCACAACGGGATCAGCATCGTCTGCGAGAACAACAGCCGGGAAGTCATCATGACCCACCACCGCGCTCCGTCGGGAGGTGGGAAAGTCACCGATGATCAGCGCCGCGAGTACGAGCGGATCTGTGGTATGAACCAAGACGAGTTCAAGGAGTTCGTCAACAGTCATCCCAAGGTGCAATACAAGATCATGCTTCCCAAACTACGGCCGATCGTCAAACCGAAGCTAGGCTTCCAGTCTGCCGACTTCGCCGCTACCAAGTTCGCCACGGCGACAGACAAGCGACTGTTCATCGAGGACCTGATCCAGTTCTTTTGCAACCATTGTGAACGTGATCAGTTCACCCGCCGTATCTACGACGGGTTGTACCTGCATCTCGGACACATCGCCCACTACAACCTGCACCAGTTCTACAACACGTGGTTCGAGGAACCGGTCATGCGCGTCCAGTTCCTGGAGCATCACGAGAAGTACCCGGTACCTGGCGACTGGCGTGACGTCGCTGACGCATTCCAAGCGTGGATCATGGGCAAGGAAGGCCAGGCAGTCCTCAAACACTATCGAAAGGAAGCAGGGCATGAGTCGTAGGCGTAGACGATACGGCGGCTCCGATCCTGACCTGCCAGCTGCGAAAGAGCTGGCAGGTCCGGTGGTCGGGGCCAAGATCCTGGGTGCTCGCTACCGCGAAGAGGGCTGCATCGCTCTGGGTCATGACTCGGAGCGGTGGCGGCTCACCGACGACATCAACGCGCTACTGGAAGATGATAGCCAGTTCATTGCTGGCGACTCACTTCAGGATATCAAGAACATACTCGAGATCAGGTTCCCGTCTCCGGTACCTGGCGTGAGCATGATCGAGATCTGTAGCAAGCACGACCTGAAACGGCACAACATGCCGTTCGGTGACGCGGTGATCAAGGCAGTCAGGAAGAACCCGCACTACAACGACTACCGCTACGGTGATAAGTACATCGTGAGCTGGCTGCCTGATCCGATCGGGATCCTCACCGGGTTCTCCATGACCAACGATCTCTTGATCACCAAGGAAACCGAAGAGCATCTCCGCGAGGACGATGACTTCTACAGCTCGGACCTGGTGATCGGACGACGTGATAACTGGTACTCGATCGTCAAGTACCGTCCGACCAAGGCTGCGGCTCGCCGCAAGACCAAGGTCACCATCAAGAAGAATGACGATCATGCTACGGCCCTGCTCGTGGCTGGCCGCGATCTGAGGGTTGCTGCCGGGCAGGCCCACAACTCGCTGCGCGACGAGCTGGATAGCCTGGGTGTGAACCTGGTCATCTCGCGAGCTGACTCACCGAAGCACGGCTACTACCACAGCACCACCTACGACGAGGGCTCGACCTCGAACGTCAGGGACCTGCGTGCCATGCTAGTAGTTCATGCTGCTCTACGGGGCAAGCACGCCTATCGCTACAATGCGGAGTGGCTGAACTTCCTCCAGCTGATCAAGATCCGGCCCAAGGATCTTGACGATGACAAGTGGGGCAACTACCAGGACGTCAAGCCATGGCTCGAAGTCGAGTGCAAGCGCAAGCTGCTGAAGCCGACCAAGATCATGACTGACGCCAAGGAAGCTGCTGCGGCAGCTGAACTCAAGTCCCGGACCTGCGCTTCCTGCGGCGCGGTCAAGGACTATACCTACGAGTTATTCACGCCCCCTGGAGAGCAAGTCCCCACGCTCTGTGAAAACTGCTGGGAGGCCAAGTTTGAAGTTCCTGATGAACAACTATCAGCCGATAGCTTGTCCGCCTGATGAAGACCCGCCCCGTCCGTGGCCACCGCGGCAGACGGGCGGGCTCACAGGCTGCTTGTTCGGTTGTGTGCTCATGGCCGTCGTGTTGGCGGTCATCGTCTGGTTCCTGGTCGCCCTGATCAGGGCAATGAAAGGATAGCTATGGGTATCGCCAGGCACGGTCCTGAGTTCAGTCCGGTGTCTCGCGAAGATAAGGTCAACGAGTGGGCTGCGGCCATCCAGACTGGCCTCCGGCATCAGGGCGGTGATCCGGTCACTGATGCCGAGGCCCTTACTTACGCAGATCGGTTCTGGATAAACCTGGAACATCGCTGCGTATCAGTCAAGGCCATCATGAGGGTGCCCGGAGTCAAGGCTGTCGAGTTTGCTTTAGCTGTGGACGACAAGCTGGTTCTGCTTGTCAGTGCCGCCGAACCCGAGGAGGAACATGAAACCAAGGATAGCTGACAGGACCCTGGGCATCGGGCCCCACGATGCCCCGGAGTCGGTCTGTCGTCTCATTAACTGCACCATCAAGTTCAAGAATGGTGATAAGTGGGATCAAGCTGTCGTGGGCGCTCAGCTTGTGATCAACCACGCTGCCTTGCGGCTGCTGGTTCAGAAAGCCCATGACAACAAGTCGCGGAAGTCCAGCGACGGAGCGCTGACCGTGTATGCGCTTGGCCGCAAAGGGGCTACGCATGCCCCATGAACCCGCTCTCAAACAAGGAGACGTCGTCGAGGTTTTCGGGTGGGTCATGCTCAGCAAGATCGAAGCTGGTCGCTACCGCATCAAGCGGGTCGAGGTTCACCACGGGTTGTTGACGTACGCTTTCGCCAAACCCAATGGCTCGAAGGTCATCATCAACCACTACTGCGACAGCGTAGATCCCTGGCTCCGTACGAGCCGTGATGATCCTGACCTCAACAAGATCGTCCGCGTTGTCATGAAGTCCAAGGGACAGCGCCTGCTCGCCGCAGGCGACTTGTGCCCGACTCCAGACTGCGGTCATGTCCTGATGATCGCTTCGCCTTCGGGCGGATATCTGGAGTGCCCCTCGGGGCATGTCCACGCAACGCGGATCCGCTGCCAGTCATCAGGCTGTCGGCGGCTCGCTACTTCGTTTCAGTTCTACGTTGGCTCGGGGCACAAGGCGACTTGTGCCGACCACGATGGCTGGCCGTTTCCGTAGTTTACTTCCAGATCATCTCGGGAAGTTCTTTGTTCTCTGCGAGAGCCGCGTAGAGTGCGAGGGTGTTCGAGTGCTCTTCGATGAGTGCCCGCTGCGTATAGAAAGCGAAGTGTGAGAACAGGGCTTCACCGCAGATCATCGATGGCCGTCGCACTGCTGCCGGCTTCTCGCAGGACAACCACAACTCTTCATCCCTCCCTACCGCTCCCTCGAACTCGGCGAAGTCTTTGCCCAGCCACGAGATGACGTTGATCGAGCACCGCTCGTAGCCCGAAAGCAGATGGTTGTCGAAGGTGTACCGGTACATCTCACCGGCGTTCAAGTGCTGGAAGAATAACTCATGGAAGATGCGGACGTTCGCGGGTTCCTTCCATGAGAATGGGCACTCGCAAATGTAGGTCAGGGGCCCGACGTCGAGTGGGATGGCGCCGTGTTCCCGGTGGAGGAAGTTGCAAATGCTGTTGTTGATGACGTTGCCGTGGATCAGGAATGGCTCGGGGTGAGCGACCCGGCAAGCGACGATCTTCTCGATGGCGTTGGAGGCCATCCAGATGATGTCGTCGTCGAGCCGAACATAGACTGTGTCAGGATCACAAGCGTGCTTGTAGAAGTTACAGATCGTGTAGCCGCTGAATGGCTCGGACGGCTTGGGTTCGTTGTAGCGCACCTCGTAGAAGTCAGGGAAGTCAGCCACGAGCTGTACCATGTACGCGATGTCATCCGCATCGGCGGTGTTCACCCACCAGACATGCTTGTTGATGACGTGCCGGTTACGCAGCAGGTGCTGGTGCATGATGTGCATGTACCTACGCCGGCCAGCCGGCGTTACTGTGACGACTCGGTGTCGCATTTACACACCCACCAGGAATGATCGTGATATAAGACGTTCATCCCGCCTGATGTTCGCGCTGAAAAGTTCTTGACAGCATTGACAACTCCGGGCCAGAAGCGTTCATCGTAGTCATCGCCACACATGATGCCGCCGACTTCGAGCAGCTGCCAGTAGTTGTTCATGTCGCGCGTCACGTCCTCCTCGTCGTGCGATGCGTCGATGTAGATGAACTGCGCTGTGTACCCAAACCTGCGCAGGAGCCTGAAGCCGATGTCGCTCGTGGTTGGGAGTGGAATGATCGCGTCCCGATAGCCTTTGTGGATGACGTTTGCCAGGAAGTGGTGATAGGTCGTCGGATGACCATACTGCCGCCTCATGGTGGTCGACCAGTCGGGGCTGTCCGGAGCGGGCGGCCATGCTTCCAGCGAGCCCAGCCAGGTATCGACACAGATCATCTCGAATGGACGGCCCATTGCTTTCATGGCATCGGCCATGAAGAATGCCGAGTTTCCCAGCCAGGTACCGACCTCGATGATCCGCGATGGTGCGACGTTGTTTATAAGCCCGAGAGCTTGTTTGGGGAGGTTGAAAGCGGTGGCGTAGTGAAGAGGGTATTCCCATGACGGGAAGCCTTCGTATGGATCAGTCCCGAATAAGCGTTCCAGTAGTCGCGTCATGGTTTCCTGATCCACCAGGAACAGTCAGCGTTCGTGAACCCGAGCGGGCAGCCTGTCCGCTTCACGAGTTCATCAACTGCGGCGATGACTGCGGGCGTGGAAGAGTAGTCGTCGCCGCACAGGATACCACCTGGCTCAACCAACTCCCAGTAGTTGTTGACGTCCTGTGCTACATCGGCCTTGATATGCGAGCCATCGATAAAGATGAACTGCGCCGTGTAATTCAGGCCGGCCAGGATCTCGTAGGCGATAGCGCTGGTGGTCGGGAAGGGAACGATCTTATCTTGGAGCCCCTTCTTGATGACGTTTGCCAGGAACTGATAGTAGACCGTCGGGTAGCCATAGCGGGGTTTCAAGCCACGGCATTCGGGGATGACCTTGACGATCTCCGGCATCCACATCTCTTTCAAGCCGAGCCAGGTATCGACGCAGATCATCTCGAACTGGATGTCCATGGCCAACAGTCTGTCGGTCATGAAGAATGCTGAGTTGCCCTTCCAGGTACCGACCTCGATGATCCGGGTCGGCCTGACCTCATGGACAAGATCAAGGGCGATCGCAGCCAGGTTGAAGCCGGCGTGATCCAGCTCGAGTAAGTCGGCCGGAAAGCCGTCGTACGGGTTTGTCTCGAAGAGCTGCTCAAGCATTCCCATCATCAGGCTCGCACAGAGCTGAGCAGCTCCCAGACACCAAAAGCTCGGCACAAATACAGGACAACGATCAAGACCAGCAGGCCATAAGCCAGGGTGATGATCCACCGCGGATAGCTGAGCTTCGGCCCCAGAAACTTGTCGGCCAGGGCGATCAAACCCGCTGCAATGATAAACGCGACGACGACTAGCAGGACTTGAAGCAAACTCACAGAGCACCTCCCGATCGGTGAGCGGCAGCCAGCGTCAGCAGGTCGTGACTGGTGAGCCCTTCGCGGGCGCCGGCCTCTTTGGCGAACGTGCGTATGCCGACATCTTTACACAGCTCATCGAAGGCACGAGCATCACCCAGAGGCAGGGTCGGGATGATCTCGGCGGCCTTGGTGGCGTCGACGTGAATGCCATCGCCGTTGACGGCGTCGGCCAGTTCGTCGCCCATGTAACGCCGCACGTCCTTGGTCCGCAGTCGGGCCAGGTCGTCACGATCGTAGACCGCGCCTGTTGTGGTGTGCAAATGCTGTTCCGCCAGCGACGAAGCTGTCTTGCGAGTGATGACGAATAGCACATCCTCGGCGCGCGGTACCGTCGGGCTGTACTCGCGGATGTGCAGATGCCGATCCAGCTTGTCGATCGTCTCGGCAACTTTAGCCAGGCTGGTTGGTCGCCGCGACGTCTGGGGGTCTTTCATGATCAGCGCCGCCATCTTCATCAGCTCGTCGGCCAGGACCGGATCCTGGGAGCGAGCGATCGTGGCCCTGTCGGTGACGAGCTTGGCTGCCTGGGCCGCACTGCATCCGCCGAAGCCGGCGGTCCGCTCGAGAAACTCGTCGTGGTCACCCAAGGCAGCGCCATAGCGCGCAGCCTTCTGGAGTACCTTGCGCGCCATCAACTGGCGATCGGGGAAGGTGAACTCATCACGCCATTTGTGCAGATACTCAGCCGCGGTCTTGACCTCGATCGCGTTGCGCAAAGGCAGGTGCCGCTCCTTGCCTTGTACCCAGGCAAAGTCGTCGTCGGTCAGCTTGGAGAGATCGTCTCTCGCCATGACCGCAGCCTTCTTCTTCAGGTCGGCGACCGGAGTCGCTATGCTCCAGTAGTCGGCTGCTTCCATGAGGCGGGCTTCGATCTTGGCCGCATCAAGTTTTGGCAGGGCCGCCTGCTTCTCGTAGAAGAAGCATGATGACAACCAGGTTGCAGCCTTGGTATGCATGGGGTAGCGTCGGTTGCGCTGGTCAGCGAACAGATGGGGCATAAGCCCATCCTGACCGCACAACTGATCAACGGAAGCGCTTTTGACAAACTCAGGTGCCTCATAGAGCTGGCAAATGCGATACTGCTCCTGCCCATTGAGGTCAAGCGTCTGATCAAGGATCGGCTGTGTCACGGCAACGTCCCTCCCTGAACAACTACATTCCGTGGACGAGCGTCTTACCGGTACTCGGCGTGACGATCGACGGTTCGGCACTCCCGACCGTCGTGTGCTGCCCTGTGTGCCAGCGTCAAGCGCTCACAGTTTACAAAGAGCCGGCCAAGTACGGCCAGTGGTACCATTGTACCGGATGCGGGTTCGCTGGTGATGGCGTCGAGCTGACAGCAGCTGTTGGTGAGATCTCGCCGGGCAGTGCCCTGCTCAAGCTGGCTGCCCGTGGGCTGCCTATACCGGAAGAGATACTGACGCCTGCCGAGGTCGATCGCTACGTCAAGAAGGTCGAGTTTCGCAAGCGAGTTCTGGCCTTCTGGGAGAAGGCTCGTACGAACACTGATGATATCGGCAACACAGGCCCGGCCCAGCGCCGGCTAGGCATCGCTCCCGGCGCCATGCACTCACCCGAATGGCCCAAGCGAGGTGGCCGGTTCGTAGGCCACTGCAAGCACATCGACGTTGAAGAGCTGCTGCGTCCTGCCGTCATGAACTATCGACACAAGGTCGGCAGAAACAGTACCGGAAACGTGGGCTGGTGCCCGCTGTTCGTAGGCCGAGGTTGGGGTGATCTCCTGGTCATCCCGTACCAGGATGTGCCAGGTCGTATCTCCGGGCTCCTGGTCGTCGGCCGCGAAGCTGTTTGGCCTACAGACTTCGTCTTTGCCCACTGCACTACAGCTGGCAGGCCGTGGGCTACCGGCATAGCAATGTTCGACGCAGCTGTGCCGCTGCATCACGAGTTTGGCGACACAGTCTTCGTGCTCGAAGATCCGGTTCTGGCGGTACGGATCCAACTCCGGCATCTAGCATCGTCCGATGTGCCACTACCACTCGTGGGATCGTGGGGCTCGCCGGAGATGCAGTCCATCTGGACGGCTCGGCCGAAGCGGAACCTGGTGCACTGGTCACCTGAACCAGACGGTAAGCTGATCGCGCGAGCGCGACTCTCCGGCGGGCGCGTTGCGTTGGCGCCGACCGGTACAGCCGTCGCGGGGCATCTGGAGCGATGCAGGCCGACACTGGCTCTCCAGAACATGTTGGCGGCTGCCAAGCCCTGGGATGACAGCCTGGAGGTTCTCCTTGGCCAGTTGGCGCCGGCCAAGGCCGAAGAGATGGTTCTCGGGTTGAAGCTCAAGCCCGACGAAACTTCGAGCTTCCTGCGCGCTTGTGCTGACGATACACGTGTACGTTTGGCCGCTCTGTTCACAGATGCAGGTAAGCCCCGAGGTGTGACCATCAGCGGCAAGACGGTCACCGAGTCCGGCGGGGCCTGGCGGGTCGCCAAGACTGGAGAGCTAGTCCTTGATGCCGTCCTGCGGATCGAGCAGGTGATCCGGTCGGCCTCTGGCAGTGTCTCTTATCGCGGCCGCATCGAATACAAGGGGCAGTCAGTGCCGTTCTGGGCACCGGACAAGGAGATCGAGAAGGATACGATGCGCTGGATCCGGACCAAGGTGGGTCAGGCTGGGCTCGGCGAAGTCATACTCGGCAGCATCTTCTGGTCCAGGCATCTCATGGGTATCGCACAGCAGCTCGAACCTCCGCAGGCTGTACGAGGTCTTGACGTCGTTGGGTGGGATGATGCTCGTAACGCCTTCGCGCTGCCCAAGTTTGTGCTTCACGGCAACGGCGACATCGTGGCACCTGACTACGTCGTGCCGCCCGAGGCTATTATCCCTGGTGCCGGTTTGGCACCACCAGAAGCTCTAACACCCAGGGCCCGGGTAGACCTGGTATGGGGTGATACACCCAACGAGCTGTTCTGGGCGGCGGCCACTTGCCTGCTCACGGACATCTTGGCGCCAGCTTTGGGGCTGCCCAGGTCTTCGATCGCTCTGGTTGGTGATGGCGCCATTGGTGTTGGCGCCGCCACGGCGCTGGCATTCGGTTGCATCACGGCAAAGATACCGACCGAGTATAACACTGTCATATCTATGCACACTTATGAACTGTTGAGCGCACATCGCTGGCCAACCCTGATGCGACGGCCTGATGCCCCGACTGCTACCTTGAACGCCCGTGGCATAGCGCAGTTTCCGAACGGGATCGTCGCAGCTGTCACATCGCTGGCAGCAGATACACTGGCGCTGACTGGTGGCTGGCATGTGATCACGGGCAACCAGCCTGCATCTACAGCGCGTGCCGCTGAACATGGTGCCACGATACTCCGAGCATACTTGAAGGACATCTGTGATCGGCGGCTAACCCTGGAAGTCACCAGTACACTGCTCGACGCAGTCCACGCCGATCTGGTCGCCTGGTACGGCCGGGTGGCTGCTCCGCGCGCCGTCATCGGATCAAGGAAGTACATCTGCGCCGACGATCCATCGGAACATCCAAACCGGTTCGGCCGGCTTGTATGCCGCTTGATCGCTTGTGGGGAGCTACGCCTGGCCCAGCCGGGCACCAACAACCTGAAGGTCATCGCCAGACTGGGGGATGACCGGGTTCACATTCCAAAGTGGAGCTTCAACGAAAGCCTCACCAAGAAGCACGCCATCGCGTTGGATGCCGACGCGATCTCTACGCGGCTACGCGCAGCAGGGATCCTGCTCGAGGAGCGGGAGCAAGACTACACGCCTGGCTGGGTCGTCTCCGAACGCTGGCTGCGCCAGTTTACGGACGGCCGCCAGCAGGATGACAAGAACGACTTCAGCGTTGTCACTTAGGAGCATTAACATGAGCGGTCCGTTCAACTGGAGTAGTTTCCAACAAGTCCACCCTACCCGCGCCGAGGTCCAGCGCGCATCCGAGGTGGGAGAAGACGAAGACGACCTCGACGACATCGAAGAAGTGGAAGATGACGATGACTTCGATGACGATGATGATGATGATGACGAACTTGACGACGATCTTGATGACGACGACGATGACGACATCGACGATGACGAAGACGACGAAGACGACGAGCCGGCCGACATCGAGGATGCGCTGGAAGAGGTCGTCTGACCGTTACGCGGCGTATCAGGGAGGAGCAACATGGCCGGGATCTGGATCAGTGGCGCTGTCATCATCACGTCCGTGATCTCGATCATGGTCATCCGATGGTGGCCTGTTCGCAGGCCGCCATCGGCCTCCCCGTCTGATCCGCGTGTTCGCTGTTGGCGCCAGCACGTCAAGGGCCGGAGAAGTATCCGCCATCCGCGCGGACATCGTCATCGGTCCATCCCACCTCGGCATTCCCGGCCTGTCGAACCTGATAAGCCGTGAGTCGGTAGTTGGCGCCGATCGCGAAGTCGGGCCAGGCATCGTTGGCGTGCCAAATGGCCGCACAGCCCAAATTCACCGCCTGGGCGAAGTCGTCGGTAAAACCCTGCGCGCGCTTGATGAGGTAAATATCGCCTGCATGCGTTCCTGGCCGTTTTTCGTCGATCAGCGCTAAAAAGTCGTGAAGCAGTCCTGGGATGTCATCGGACTTGAAGTCATATTTGAAGAAACGGACCAGTCGCAGCTTTATCGAAGAAGTTACGTAAAGCAGGCTACGGGTCTTATCCAGCGAATACCAGGTTCGCTGGTGCTGGACCGTAGGCTGATGAAACGTCATGAGCGAGTGAGTTGCCGATCGGACATACTGGATCGGAATGATCCGGTCGAGTGGTACACCAGCCTGCACCAGGAATGTCTCACGGAGGATGCCAGCGCCGGTATAGTCGTGTGCGACGTACGAGGGCTCGAACAGCTTGAAGTAGTTGAGGATCTCCTTGGCTTCCTGGATGTGCTCATGGGGGTTCAAGAGCCGTCGGCCCCAGAGCACATCGATCTTACCGTCGTTGCGAAACCCGAGCAGGGCCAAGACCGTGAATGACACCCCGTCTTCACCACCGCCGCCCCAGTCGATCCCCAGCACGGTCGTCCGGTAGGTGCGCAGCCACGCGAAGACTTCTTCGCACGGCTCCAGCGGGTTGTTCTCCCAGGGTAGCTCGGCCGCGGCCTGGAGATCAGGCAGCGTCAGCAGCTGGTTGCCCGTTGCCGATGACTCGCCCAGGATCTCGTTGATGAAAACGTGCGGTGCCGTGTTCGCGGCACCTTCCCGCTTCTGGAGCAGTTCTGACCATTTCTTGGGGATCGCGTAGTGCAGGGGCATGATCGGCTGGGGCACATGTAGTCCCAAGCGGTCCCAGCGGCGATCAGGGTGCCGGTGCACCCAGCGGCCATATCGCGGGTTGATCGGTTTTCGGCATTTGTGGCAGATGGTGCCCGGGCTGGCCTCGGAGATGTCATCCCGGAACGGGCCCAGCATCTTCTCCAGGTGATGCTCCAGGCTGGCGATATTCCAAGTACCGCAGGCGAAACACGGCGTGAACCACTCGGCCCGGCTCGATCTCATCCACTCCCCGTGAATGAAGTTATCGAGTGTCTTAGGGGTGCCCGTGATCTGGGTGATCCCGTACTCTTTCGAGGCTGACATGGTTTCTCGAATGATCGGTATGTGATCGGGGTCCATGTCCTGGGCTTCGTCGATCCCGACCTTCTTGGCCGGAATGCCGCGGACACGGTCAACGTCGAGCAGGGCGAACGAGAAGAACATCTTGCTGCCGTTGTTGAACGTGCGCAGCAAGACGTTTCCTGTGGTCTCTGTCGAGACCCAGAGATCGCGCACCGGGGACTGCTTGATGAAAGACCCGACATATTCGGTCGAAAACCGGCGGATCTGCTCGTACCTGGGCGTCACGAACAGTGTCGAGAAGTAGGGGATCGCGTTGGACAGGGCCACGCCATGGCTAGCCAGAGATGTCGACTTCGAGACCTGCCGGCCGGTCATCAGGACCAGGTTGGTCGGCATCTGTATCCGGAATACCGGGCTGAACGGGAAGTAGTCGTAGAGGCTGTACGGCGTGCCGTTCAGGTTGAACAGGAGCGGCAGCAGAGTCTCGAGTGTCTGGATACCGCCGGCTTCGCACAGCTTCCGGACAGAGATGATCCGGTCGATGTCGCTGACTGCCCTACTATCCTTCTCGACCTGCTCCAGATCGCCCAGGATCGCAGCTGTGTCTTTGAGTCGCCGCTCTGCGGCCAGTTCTTCTTTACCCGGCGTTTTTAGCGCAACTGCCACGCATTACCCTTCTTTTGTTAGAGGCTTGTAGCCAGCTATCGTAGTCGCTATCGTCGCCAGTTTCCTCATTCATTGTCCCGAGGGGTTTTTTCATGATGACACTCAAGTGGCAACCCAAGACTTACAAAGTCGCCGTCTACTGGCGCGACGATGACGGTGTCTGGCACCATCATGGTACCTGGGAAGGCGAGGCCGCCACTCCATCCGACGCCAAGTACAAGGCGGTCGATGCACTATCGGATGTACGGGTCGAGAGCTGGAAAGGTGAGATCCTCGAAGCCAAGAAGAGGCCCATGCTGTGAGAATACACCGCCGCTGGGGCTACCCGCTATGGTGGAACTTGTATATCCATCCCCTGGAGATGGCCCTACCGTTGAGTATCAAGATCCGTCCGCTGCTGACTGACGGATCGGGCAGGCACGAGAATGTGACCAACATCTGTGTGAGCCTGTTCTGTCTCCACTTCGACGTTCACTATGCCTGGGGCAAGCGCCGCTACCATCCGCCGCCAGAACGTGTCCTTTCGCTCCGGGAAGTCCTGGAGCGGGACCGGGCCAACCCGATACAATGACACCGACAAGGAGGTGACGGATGCCATTCCCTACGACACGATCGGCGGCTCTGTTCCTGGAACGAACTGGGATCTTCCGCACGCTACGGCATCCTGTGCCGGCGGCCAGTCCAGATCTTAACCCAGTTCACAACTATCCGGTGATACCACCACTTCCCCTGCCAGGGTTCCTATGGTTCGAGAACGGGATACCGTCGCCTGATCGTGGACAGAGCGAGATCTGGCCATGGGGCGAAGCCGGCGAGGAGCCACCATGACCGGCTTCGACTTACTGACCGACGTATTCCTGCTTGCACTGGCTACCGGGGCGGTTGTGGACGTCTGGCTCAACGGTTCGATCTTCGCCGGCTGGCGTGCCCGGATCGAAACCTGGGAGAACGTGTTCTCCGAGCTGTCCGGGTGCAGCCTGTGCCTTAACTACCAGGTACCGATCTGGCTGACCCTGGGCCTGTGGGCTCTACCCTACTACGTTCCACGTGTGCTCGGCCTTCGGGTCATCTTGATCATACTGGCTGCTGGTCGGCTGGCATGGCTGTTTAATGCCCACCTCTGGCCGGGAGCTGCCTACGACCGCGGAGCAAATGATGAGCCAGAGGAAGACCATCGACATTGACATCCGCGAGCGGATGGAGAAGACCTGCCGGGAGATCATGGACGATCACCCCGAGGTGGAAGCGATCGGATGCATGTTCCTTTCCAAGCAGCTGGCGAACACTCTCGCAGGGCTGATCGTCGGCAGCGAAGGGCCGAAGCTGCGGCCTGATCAGAATGTGCGGCTGTTCGAGGTCTGGGTCAAGATCGGAATGCAGCTGCTGGCTAACAACCAGCGCGACGTCATGATCCTCGACGAGATGATCGGACAGTACGCAAGGAGGCTTGCGGATGCCCACGCTGGGAAAAAGCTGGCACCACCACAATGGGATGCCAGCTCGGAAGAAGAAGGAGAGTCACAACGGCCCGCCTTCATCGACGGTGAGTCTCGATGAGGTCATTGAGAAAGCTGGGATACCCGATACATGGGACATCCTGATCATCGGTGACGGTGCCGGCTGCTGGTGGGATAAGCCGTGCGGCTGGAGCTGCACGCTGATCGATCGCCATCTGAACCGACGGCGGGCCTTCTACGGGGCCATGCTGACCGGCTCGATCTCGATCGCTGAGATGTTCCCCACGGTACATGCCTTGCTGTGGTATGCCGAGTTCCACGGCCACGCGCGCAAGGTGGGGCTCAAGCGCAGCACCTTGAACGTGCACGTGATCACCGACAACGAGACGACCGTCTTGCACTGGGGTATCTTGACCAAGGGTGGACTCAAGGCCCATAAGATCCGTAAGAAGCGGCCGCTCTGGAACGTCCTACTTCAGCTCGAACGATCAGGATACATCCTGCACTTCCACTGGGTCGCGCGCAGCGAGGTGCGGCTCAACAAGACGGCTGATAAGCTGGCGGGCCTGGCTCGCGACGCGATCGCCGGAGTTGCCCGGAAGTACCAAGAAGACATGGGGCACAGCATCGATCACGAGATCTACACGATCGATCCAAGTACGTAGTGCCTCCGCAGTTACAGCATATCGCCCCGATAGGGTTAGGCACGGGTTGGCCCAATAGGCTTCCGGGTGTAGGATAAACCCCGCAACACTGATCGGCTGCCGGGTAGGAAAACTGGCGGGCCTTGCTGATCAGTGCTTCAGAGTCTCCCGGTTCACATGGAGGTGCGACATGCTCAGGCGACCCTCACATGCCAACGGGGTTGCCTGAACATAAACACCAACAGCCGCCCTAGCGTGGGGCCGGCCCTGGAGGCGCTGCGTTCTGTTCTCGATCCCAAGGAACCCTCACGATGGTCACCGAAACGACTACGGCCGCCCCGTCAACGGGGATGGCCTTCGAGCGCGTGTTCAGTAAGCAGGGTCAAGATCCGTTCAACTCGGTTCGCTGGGTGAAGAAGTCGGCTGTCATCCGCGATGACAAGGGCCGCGAGATCTTCCGCCAGGACGATGCTGAGGTCCCGGCAGACTACGACGACATCTCTACCAACGTCGTCGTCTCCAAGTACTTCTACGGCGATCCTGGCAAGCTCCTGGCCGATGGCCGACCGGAGCGCGAGACCAGCGTTCGTCAGCTCGTCTACCGCGTTGCTCAGACGATCACTACCTGGGGCATCGAGGATAACCTCTTCGCCGACGACTCGGCTGCCGACATCTTCTACGAAGATCTGGTCGTGCTGTTGCTCCAACAGTACGCGGCCTTCAACTCGCCAGTCTGGTTCAATGTGGGCCTGTGGCACGAGTACAAGACCGAGGGCACCAGCCGGGCATGGCGGTGGGATCGGAAGCAGAACTGCGTGATCAAGGTCGAGCCCGGGGATGCCTACAAGTACCCCCAGTGCTCTGCCTGCTTCATCCAGTCGGTCACCGACGACATGGAGGGGATCATGTCGCTGGCGACCTCCGAGGCCATGCTCTTCAAGTATGGCAGCGGTACGGGCACCGACTTATCCACGCTTCGATCATGCCGTGAAAAGGTCAGCGGCGGCGGCATGGCCTCGGGGCCGGTCAGCTTCATGGTAATTTACGATGGGGTGGCATCTACGATCAAGAGTGGTGGCAAAACCCGGCGCGCAGCCAAGATGCAGTCGCTCAAATGCACCCATCCGGATGTCCTGGAGTTTATCGAAGCCAAGGGTAAGGAAGAACTCAAGGCCAAGGCCCTGATCGCCGCCGGCTACGATCCCGACTTCAACGGCGAAGCGTATGCTTCAGTTCGCTACCAGAACTGCAACATGTCAGTCAGGGCGACCAATGACTTTCTTGCTACGGCTGAAGACGGCGGGGTCTGGCAGACAATGCCGGTCTGTCCCAGCAGCCTGATCGCAGATATGCCGCAGTATCAGGCGTCGGATCTGATGGACAAGATCGCCGAAGGCACCTGGTCGTGTGGCGATCCAGGTATCCAGTACGAAGATACGATCCAGCGCTGGCATACGTGCCCGAACACGGCACCGATCAATGCCTCGAACCCGTGCTCGGAGTACATGTTCATCGACGACTCGGCGTGCAACCTGGCGTCGCTCAACCTGATGAAGTTCCGCCGCGACGACGGCACGTTCGACGTGGATCGCTACCGGGCGGCGTGCAAGATCATGATAACGGCCCAGGAGATCCTGGTAGACCATGGCAGCTACCCGACGGCCAAGATCGCCGAGAACAGCCATCGCTTCAGGCCCCTGGGCCTGGGCTACTGTAACCTCGGTGCCCTGGTCATGGCCATGGGCAAGCCCTACGACAGCGATGAGGGGCGGGCTACCTGTGCCGCCTTGACCGCGATCCTGACCGGACAGGGGTATTTGACCTCAGCCGAACTGGCGAGCACGCTGGGGCCATTTGATGGGTTTTCTGCCAACAGTGAACCCATGCTCAATGTCATGAGGATGCACCGAGGAGCAGTCGATAGTACCGATCCCGATGCTGTCGATCCGCACCTGCTCAAGGTCGCTCGTCACGTCTGGGATCAAGCGATCCTGGCTGGCGCCGCGCACGGTTACCGCAATAGCCAGATCAGCGTGATCGCGCCTACCGGCACGATCGCCTTCATGATGGGTGCGGACACAACCGGCATCGAGCCCGAGATCGGCCTGGTGAAGTACAAAAACCTGGCCGGCGGCGGGCAGCTCAAGATCGTCAACGGCACGGTGGCGACCGCGCTCAAGACTCTGGGTTATGGTAGCAGCGCTGCTGGTGACATCATCGCCCACATGGAAGAGACCGGCACGATCGAGGGCTCTGACCTCGCGGCCAAGCATTTGCCGGTCTTTGACTGTGCTTTTACGCCGGCCAGCGGACAGCGCTCGATCGAGTTTGCAGGGCACGTCAAGATGATGGGGGCTGCCCAACCATTCGTCTCGGGAGCGATCTCGAAGACCTGCAACCTGCCGTCGACAGCGACTGCCGACGACGTACGGAACGCTTACATGCTGGGCTGGAAGCTGGGACTCAAGGCTCTGGCCATCTTCCGCGATGGATCCAAGGGCAGCCAGCCGGTCGTCATGAAGGCGGAGACGACTGGCAAGGTGATCCCACCAGTTAGAGTCGAGCCTTACCGCCGTCGGTTGCCTGATACTCGCAACTCTGTTACCCACAAGTTCGAGATCGACAGCAACTACGAAGGCTACATCACCGTCGGGCTCTACGACGACGGAAACCCGGGAGAGCTGTTCGCGGTCATGGCCAAAGAGGGCTCGACCGTCGGCGGCCTGATGGATGTCATTGGTACCTTGACGTCGATGGCGCTCCAGTACGGCGTACCGCTCCAGGTCCTGGTCGACAAGTTCACTCATGCCCGGTTCGATCCCTCGGGGTTCACCAAGAACCCGGATATCCCGATCGCGCGCAGTGTGATCGACTACATCTTCCGGTGGCTGGGCATCCGGTACATTCCGGGCTACCGCGAGAAGACCGTTCCGTCTCGGCATGCCGACGATCACTTCGATGTCGTGTCGGTCGCCAAAGACTTGAACAGCAATGGCGTAGCCGTCGTAGCGGTGCCACGACCAGCTACTGCGCAGATCACTGGCCCTCCGTGCGGTGTCTGCGGATCACTCATGATCCCCAGTGGTGCGCGCTGCTACCGCTGCGACAACTGCGGCAACCCAGGGCCATGTGGTTAGCTAAACCGTTCAGTGAAAGTCTGTCATAAATAAGTGGAGCGGCATTTTCCGTGTGGAATTTGCCGCTGTTCTACTGCGCGCACTAATAGGAGGTTCCATTCTGGGAGGTGAAATATGAGCGATCTGCCAAGCGTTCTGGTCCATGCCCATGACGGTGACTCCACGGTCTATTGCAGTCGCAAGGAAGTCAACTGTGTCATCATCTCCGATGATGATCTGGCGAATGGCACGCGAGGCACGCTTTGCGAGATCTACAAGGAAGCATGGACGCTGAACCCAGCTTTGAAGGCGAAGGCCATGGCCCTGATGATCCCTGCGGTCAAGAAGCGGTTCCCCATCATGGCCACGTTCATACCCGAGGCGTGGATAAACGACTACGCGACGGAGATCGATGGCAAGGTACCGTTCGACGTCACCGAGCTAGTGCTAAGCCGGGGGCCCGACTACATGGAGAACCTCCGCGACGACGACTACCCCACAGACGACTTGGCCGAGGACGTACCCGAGCGGCAGGCCCATGGTGGCCCATTCCGGGTCGAGATCAAGGAAGCGGCCATGGAGTTTCTCTACGCTGACGAGAACGAGGCCGAGGAGGAGAAGCGCAAGAAAGAACTGCGGAAGGAGCGGGGCTGGGCTACGCCGGAAGAGAAAGCCGCCATGGAGAAGCAAGGCCACGTCTTCACGTCAGACTTCGACCACCTGCCGCCCAAACTCAGAAACCAGGCGCTCAGGGAACGCGGGATCGATCCCGCGACCGCGCCGACGGCCGCGGAGCGGGAGAGGGCCAGGCAGAAGGCAGCAGCCAGGTGTGAACGTGCCAAGCGTGGGGCGGTCACGCGGAAGAAGAACCGGGAGGCCAAACAGAAGGCAAGTATGGAGGCCAACCAGAAGGAAAAGACTGATGCGGAGAACACCCCAGGAGTTGATGGATAGGATCAACGAACTGCCAGCCCACATCCAGCGAGCCCTGCTCTACGATGTGGTCTGGCAGCTGTTTGGTGATATCGACGAGGACGGGACCGAATACATCGATCCGGACTATATTGCGGACGTTGTGGATACGACCACGGCGATCGCCTGCCTGCACGAGACGCTGTTCGTGAAGACGTTCGAGCCGCGAGTCACGGAAGTGATCCGTACCGGCGAACTCGAGATCGAGCCTGGCCATACGATGGCCGAGATCATCGAGCAGGCCAGCGCCTGCCTCGACCGGGCATGTTCGTGGGATATCTGCGGCGAGATCCTGTTCCGGTGCGACGACGACTTCTTCTACACAGCAACCGTCGAGCTTGTGATCGGGCTGGCCAGCCCTGACTACGTAGCCGATGCCATGAAGTGTAAAGCCAACGAAGAGGAAGACGATGTTCAACCACCAGATCGAGGAGATGACTGACGCGGTTGCGAAGCAGCTGGAGCTGAGCGACGTACAACGAGCAGCAGTCAAGACCGTACTGGGCCTCTACTGGTTCGACAAGATCGCCATCGTCTGGACGGCTGATGACGTCCGGAGCTGCAAGAAGGGGATCACCGAGGATGATGCCGTCGAGGCGCTTCAACAGGTGCTACACCACCATGATGCCACCCTGGGTGTTACATGGGACACCATCGTTTCCGCCTGTGGCGGCGAGTACCCCAACGAAGATGACGAAGAGGAGGAACCTGACTGATGCGGGATGTACAGCTTCCCGATGGCTCCTGGGTCACGACCGCGATCAGTGTCGGGGTAGGTGAGCCCAAGGAGCAATGTGAAGACGACAAGTGCCTGTGGCAGGACTACGGCCCATCAAGTGGCGGCGAACGTCCGGTCCAGATGCAGCGCTGCGGCGTCTGTGAATGGGTCAGGGGTCGCTATCTCTTTAACCCACATCCGGAGGTAACCAAGTAATGGCCATCGATCTTTACAGCTACAACGCGTGCCTCGGCACGTTGGTGATCGACTGGGCCAACCGCAAATATACGTTTGAAGGCATGGATGGTAACGGCACTACGGAAATGACCGCTGATGAGGTCACCGCTGCCTTTGAGGATCACGCTGCGAACCCAGACATCGAGGTCGTGGCCTTGATCTTTTGGCCCGAAAACGAACAGCTCTGCGCTCATGATGCCGAGAGCTTCGAGGGCGAGCTGGAGCATGATCGAGAAAGTAAGGATGACAATGAGTCAGGAGAAGAAGACTAACCCGTTCGTCGCGGGGTTTTTCACGCTCGTGGGTGTGTTGGCGTTCGGTGAGTATGTATTGGGGGCAGCCCCCTACATCTGTGTCCCCATCGCTGTGCTCATGGCGATCAGCGCGTTCATCTGCAACCTCTGATCCGGAGGTTGTACCAGTGGACGAGAGCAAAGAAAGGTGCCAGGCGGCACTGTTCTGGGGCGGACTCGTATGGGTGATCCTACGCAGCTACGGGTTTACAAACGGCCCGAGCATATTTCTCGGTGTGGTCGTGTTCATCCTGGCGCTGTGGCTCATGCAGTACCAGCGGCCCACGAGGATGATCCTGTACCACAAGTACGACAAACACTCTAAACGGGGTAAGGAGGACTGATGAAACCAGAACCGGCGCCGGCCGCCACCACGCCTGTGATGGATGGTCCCAGGACTACCGACCAGCTGCCGGATGTCGTCGTGGTGCGGGGCAAGCACAAGCTAGCTTGCCCCCACTGCGGCGCCAAGGGCCTGGACAACTTCCAGTGGTTGGAAGAGATCACAAGCTACCGCGAGCTGATCAGCCTCAAGCGCGGTGTGCTCTTGATGCATTCCTACTACCAAGTCTTTGATGAGAATGGCACATGCCCAAGGTTGCTGTGCAAAACCTGCGACCAGGAGTCCCTTGTACCGGAGGGCATTGACCTTGACTGGGAGTAACCCCTTGGCTTACACGCCCAAAGTCGAGCCGCCGCTCGATGAGATCGAAGTCGAGCCCCGCTTCCCGCGAAAGCGCGACTCGAACAGCAAACCCTACTTCATTGTTTCGATGGAATGCTTGAAGGAGATCCTTGAGCGCGAGACTGCCGTCATCGCCACAGAAGACGTTCCGCGGTTGATGGCAGTCTTATGCAGATACGCCGTCGAAGCAGATGTCAGTGACCACCATTTGGCCGGCACGATGCAAGCGTATTACGAGGCCATAACTGATGACGACGCCGAATGAAGAACCTGAAGAGGCCGAGGACAAGACACCTCGGTATCAGTGTCCGCGCTGTGGAAAGACGGACCAGATCAATGTGTCCGTCGTGTGCTACGCCCGGCTCGATCAGAGCGATCCGAGCAACCTTGAAACAGAGATCGATACGTCGGACCAGGAATGGGACGACGACTCAACGATGCAGTGCAGCGCTTGCCTCTACTCGGGCAAGATGCATGACTGTGCCGAGGCCGCGTTGTCTGGCTCCGGCAAATAGGGCTTCCATTGGCCCGCGACGGTCGCTACATTCGGCCGTTCCGTTTACCAGGACGTCTTCTCTAACATGGAGTGAATGATGCTAAGTACGCTGATCCTTGTTGCTGTTCTCGGTCAGTCACCAGCGACCGCCAAGCCGCCTGAAGCTGCCCCGGTCAAGAAATGGTGGGTCCTGTCCAACCTGTCTGGTTGGGAGGGCTATGGCCCGATGAATGAGAACGGCTGGATCATTACCGAAAAGTTTCGCCGGATCGGGACAACTGAGGAAGTCCCACCTGCCAAGCCTGGCGAACAGACCGCAACGGCCGCGACGACTACCACGGTCGAAGCTGATCCATACGGCTTCTTGTCCTGGCTAAATGCCACCAGGGCTGCATACGGACTAGCGCCGGTGGGCCATGACCCGAACTTGTCGGCCTGGGCAGCTGAGAACAATAACCATCAAGCTGCCCGCGGCATGGGTCATTACGTGATGGGTCCAGCTCGCCGCCAGAACTCGGCGTTCGGCTCATTCGCCAACATCGGATCGATGTGGATGAACTCGGGAGGCCATCGTGCGGCCTTGCTCGATCCGACAATTCGCTTTATGGGCATTGCTGGCCTCGGCGCTTATTGGACTTTCAACGCGTACTGATACCCTGCATACTGACAACAGTTGCAGGCCCATTACTCCCTTTTCTCAGGAGTTTTAGACCGTGAAGAAACTTCTCGCTTTTGCCGCAGTCTCGGTTCTGCTTGTTGGCACTGCTGAAGCGTGTCACAGCTGCAAGCGACCTCGCTGCGGTGGTGGTTGCGGTGGCGGTTTCGCTATCAGCTTCAATACGGGCTGCGGCCAGTGCGGTGGTCATCACTTCCGCTTGTTCGGCTGCCACAAGAAGCAGAAATGCTGCAACACCGCTCCGATGTGCAACTTTACCGTGCCGGTAATGCAGGCTGCCTACACCTACACCACCGTGACAGTGCAGGCGACCCCGCAAGCCCAGTACGCCCCGGCTGCCCCTTCCAAGACGATCCCTGTACCACAGGCGCCGTCCAAGCAGTCGATGCAGCCTGGTACGGTTCAGCAGGCACCTCCGGGCACAGTGATCCAGCCTGGTACGGTTCCGGGACCTCCGGGCGCTCCGGCACCTGGCACACAAGCTGACCCTGTACCCAAGTCGCGCATCGAGTCGCCGCCGACGCCACCGGTGCCCCGCACCTGATCTATCTGCGTAATGGTCAGGCTCGGCGACGGGCCTGACGAGGGCCGGTCAAGTTGGCGGTAAACGTCCTTGGCCGGCCCATTTCATTCCGCATTGCCGAAGGAGGATCCATGACAAGCGAACAGATCTTCGCACGGCTCCAGGAGGCGCTGGAGAAGACCTTCTGCCCGGTCGGCGGCTGCTGGGGCCTCCATGGGGCGAAACTCGAATGCTTCTACGACCCGAACATGGAGTCCCATGTCCTGGAGGCATGGCCCCACGCCTTCAACGAAGACCAACCCGAGGGCAACGGCCACAAGGCCGGCGCGCTCTACGAGCTGGCCGAGTTCGACTTCACCACGCTGCTTGAGGAGATCGACCTGGAGAGCTTCCACTTCAGCCAGATGCGGCAGGTCTTCGAGATCAGCTGGCACGAGGGGGATAAGCTGCTGGAGCTGAGGCTTCACATCGAGCCCCATAAAGATGACGAAGGGTAATGACCATACTCACAGGAGCCATCCATGGATCAGCCATCGTCCAACGGCGCGCTTGGCGGGCTGGGTCGGCCAATTGACGTCAAGACCATGATCGGCACCGGGGCGATCTATGGCGCGCATATCGCTTGCCCGGTATGCAGGTTCGAGTATACCCATCCCGTCGCCGTCGTGGTCAACGCCGGCGGCTCGATCACGACCGTCGACAAAGGTGGGACCAGGATGTCTGCGGGTAAGCCCGTGGACCGCGGTGTCATGATCGAGATCCACTTCGTGGGGGAGTGCGGCCACGACTACCGGCTGAACTTCCATTTTCACAAGGGGATCACTTCGGTCGAAAGCACGATCGGCGGCGGTACGCCGGATGACAGGCAGCCCCCGGCCACGATCTGGCGTGACTGAAGCCCGCCGCCTTGTAACGGTCAGGTTCGTTCGCGGGCCTGACGATCCGGGAGGCCGCTTGCGGCGCTGCCCGGAGGGGCCGGCCAGGGTTATCCTTGGCCGGCCCATTTTTTGCGCGTTACGCGGCGTATCGTTCGCACACCGATGACGCAGCCGACGCCGAGGCAAAGCAAGACTACACTGGCTGGCTCTGGTACCGCTGACGATACGAAGTTGTAGGTGAGTGTTACCGAGACACCGACATCGGTGAGCACGGCACCGCCACCATTGCCAGTGCTCGAAACGAAGCTCGAGATAGCCCGTGCTTTGACGTCCAGATCGACTGGGCTGGTTCCGATGAACTGATCCGCAAGGCCACCTGCAAAGGTCTGAGCTACTGCGCCCTGTGATATGAGCTGCGGCGGGATGTAGTGAGGGTCGGTTGGCGGCAGAAACGACGACCATGTGTTGCCAGTATCCGTTCTCTTGATGACGGCGACCGGCGCCGACTGGTTGAGCAGAAGTGACGTACCATCGGGACCGTAGAGCGCTGCTGACGGTCCATCAGAGAGTTTAGCGACAGCGGACGGATCGTCCAGGATCGTGGTGTCGATGGTCGCCGTCGTCGTGATGTAAAGGGTGGACTGCTGCGAAGGAAACATCAACATGAAGTAGCTGTTGGCGTCCATCGACATGGTGACCTTGATGTTGGTCAAGGTTCCATCAGCCGGGTTGAACGCATTGAATGTCAGCGGTTTCGTCCAGTCAGTCTGGGTCAGAGGCATGGACTGGACCTGCGTGATCGATCCGCCGGCCGCGATGGTCGGCAGAGCGAGCAGCAGTAGGAAAGCCAGGAACTGGCGCATAGGTTGGTCCCGTGATGAGGTTCAAACAATACCCACCAGAAGGATACCACGATGAACAAAACCCAGCGAATGATCGCCAGCCTGATCGGCGACATCGCCAGCCGGATCCGCACCCGGTTCGGTGTCGTCGAGAGTATGACCCCCAAGCGGGTCATGGACCTGTCGCACGACTTCGAGCGTACGGCCCTCGAACACCTGAGCGCTCTACACAACGTGAAGGAGATCACCAAGGAAGACGGTACCCTGCTGATACCACCTCCTGAGTAGCCGTCGCTTGGCGGTGCTTGACGGTCGCACGACGGTCGCACGGTGCGACAATTATACGTTTTATACGCCGTTAGACGCGCATTATACATGCATGTAGAACAGGAGTCTTCCGATGGAAGCCACCCTCAGAGAGCTGGCCAACGTGCTACAAAAAGCCAGCGACGACGGCACGCTCGACGAGCTAGCCAAGGACATCCACCCCAACACCATCAACGAGTTCTGCGACGCTGTCGCAAACGCACTCCCTGAACAGGAGGAAGAAGACGATGGCCTCGAGATGGATCGAAGTTAATTACAACGAAGCGATCGACGTCCTCTTCCCAGGAGGCCGCAAGATCTCGATCCTACTGAGCTACCTCGAACCTTCGGAGCAAACCCCAGAGATCGACATCATGTTCGACGCGGACATGATCCTGAACTGCTTCATGCCCGGCCTAGAACCAGCCAAGCCTACGCGGCACGGGGCTCATATCCTCGAAGGCCGGCAGATCATTGCTGCGCTCTGTAGTGGGATCCATCGCGCTGATCCTCGATCGGATCTTCGTGAAGGTGTTGGCGCCGATGAAGTGAAGTGAAGTGAAGTGAAGTGAAGTGAAGCGGTGAAGTGGGGGGTTGAACCAGCCACTTTCAACCCCCCAATGAACGTGCGGCTTTCC